TCCCGTCAGTTACGGGCTCTTAGCTCAGTTGGTAGAGCGCCTGCATGGCATGCAGGAGGTCAGCGGTTCGACCCCGCTAGGGTCCACCAATTTGGACAAAGCACCCACCCCGAAAGGGGTGGGTTTCTTCTTTTCAGAGGTAAGCGATGCGACTGGACGCAACGCAACTTCACTGGTTTCAACTGCCTTATGCCAACCAAACGCGAACCAAGAACCGGACCGAATGCGAACCAAGGGTCCATTCGTGGTGTCCGCCTCTTGCCTGAGCGCGTCGGCCGGGAAAATCCCTACGGGGTTCAGTGGCCTGAAAAGGTCTGGAGTGACAAGCAGCAGAAGATGGTTCGGAAGGTGAAGACGCTTTTCTTCCCCACTACCGAGGCTCGCGAAACCAAAGCTGCCGAGCTTCGCGATGCTCGCCGCAGCCGCATGGTCGTCGCCAGTGTCAGCCGCGCCGAGATGGAGGAATACCGCGCCTTCAAGCAGGCCATTGGTAACACTCCATGGCAGGATGTGGTCGCAGGCTGGAAGAGCCGCCAAATCGAAACCGGCGCGGTTACGTGCAGCCTCACGGTCGAGGCCGCCGCAAAGATCTACGTCGCTCAGGCCGCTGTTCTGCTGAAGAAGGAAAAGATCAGCGGAGGATATTACCGTCACCTTGAGCAGAAAATCGGAGAGCGGTTCGTTGATCAATTTGGTGACCTGACGCTCGATAAGGTGACCACCGCCGACATCGTCACGTGGATCGATGACTTCGACGAGGTGCAGAGCGACGACACCTTCGACAACTACAAGAAGCACGTCCGCGCCTTTTACTCCTACTTCCTTAACCAAGAACGTCCGGTCATTCGCGACAATCCCGCGGCCCGCATCAAGAATCGGAGCGACGGCATCGGCGAGGTGAAGATCATCAGCGTAGCCCAGACGGCCCAGCTTTTCTGGACGGCACTGAACTACGTCGACGCGAACGGCGTGAAGAAGTTTCTCCCGGCGATAGGACGACTGGCCATGGAAGCATTCATTGGCCTTCGGTTCGCGTCCGGTTGCCGCCTGGCCAAAGAGGACATCAACCGAGAGGATAAAGGCGTAACGCTTCCCAAAAAAAAGCTGAAGACCAAGCGCCGACATTACATCGATGGACTGCCCGAAAACGTATGGTCGTGGGTGGACATCACGCCCGACGAATGCTGGGACCTGACGCCGCGCCAATACCTGAGTCTGAAGAGCGAGCTTTTCACGGTCGCCCGTGTTCCCCATCCGCAGAACTGCCTCCGTCATGGCTTCGCAACCTACCATGTTGCGGCGCATAAAGACGGGGGGAAGACTGCTTACATTCTGTGTCATCGTGACCAAGATGAACTATACGAGCATTACAAGGGGAACGCGACTGAGGCGCAGGGTAAATTGTATCAGACGATTACGCCTGAGACGGTGGAGTTGATCCGGCAGGGCGCGGTGCTGGTGCCGGTGTGAAGAGCGCGAGACGTGCCAACGCCACTTCGAGACTGACGCCGAAGAGCGCGAGTGCCTTCGGGTCGAGTAGGTAGGGCGGACCCTCGAACATCGTTTTGGGAATGATGCGTGCGCGAATCTTTCGCCGGATGTGCTCGTGGCTGCGTTGAGCGCAGAACGCGAACTGCGCGATCGTGAGACGCTGCAGGCGCTTGGGCTCCGAACTGGGCTTCAGGCCTGCGAGAACTTTGTCGGCCACCATCGTGGCGAGCTGCTCCATTTGGGCAGGCTCCAAGGTTTGAGTAGCCATGGTGAATCATGGGCTCAGGCAACTTTGGATTCGGTCACGGCGCCGGCCGTGGCTTTGGGCTTACGCAGAACTTTGTAAGCGCGAAATTCAGGGTGGTTGAAGATCCAGTCTTGGATGCGGCGCACCGTGGTGAATCGACCAGACCATGGGCAGTCAGGTTGGCCGCGTGATGCGGCACGGATTGCGGTGATAGTCCAGCGGCCTACTCCGCAGGCTTTGGCAATTTTCTTTTCACCAAAAATCAAGTCATCAGGACCGACTTTTTTTTCTGTGAGGCGCTTTTTAATAAGCTTACGGCGGGATAGTATTCGGGTCATTTCGGATCGGGTTCGTTTCGGGTTCGGGTATCGGGGAAAACCCCTGTGGGTGCCTAACGGTGGCAAGCAGTATTAGTCCGAAATCTAAATGCAATAATACTTTTACCTGATTTTCATAACTGTTTTTTCCGCAGTCATCTGAATCTTTTTTTAGCTAAAATCTCCTGCAAATTCCCTGTATCCATTGATAAAATACTAAATTTTTATCGGTCAAGTTATGGCCTTTTTACTTTCAAATGGCTGCTGAAGAATGCTTTTTATTTCCAACCACCGGTCGCGTTCAGCTGGTGTCTGGTCAACATTGGCCGCTTCTACCTCGGCAAAGAACACAGCTTTTTTTAACGCCTCGCGCATGGATGGCGCCATGTGGATCAGGTGTGCAGCATCTATCCACTCATCTTCTGAGAGCAGCTTTTCCTTTTCACTTTTGCTCGCTGACTTTCCAAGTAGTCGAACAACAACGCCGACGGTGCATTCGCCACGGGCCAAGAATGCAGTTTGTGGCCCCAGGTCGTCGATTCGATCAAACGAATGCCTGCCCGTCCGGCTCATTAAGTGGCCGGTATGGTTGTAGGGGTAGGTTTTTTTACAAAAGACACAATCATCGTCATGCCACGTATTAACGTGAATAGACGACAATCCTACTGCGCATTTATTGCTTTTTACTAGCCGAACAAACCCGATTTTTAACAAATCTCTACGGGTTTTTACAAATCTCAGGAATACAGATAGTCTCCGTCGGTGCCTGTCTCATTATGATTTGGCCATTAGGCAGGCTGATCCTGCGCTCACTTGCTGATGTGAGGTTCAGGTATTTGCGGGCTCGCGTTATGGCCACGAACAGAAGACGGCGCTCCTCATTGAAACCAGCCGCGTCGGCACTGTGAAACATCTCAGTCCCGGCCACGATCACCGCATCCCATTCCTCACCCTTGGCGGCATGCACAGTGAGCACGTTGACTCCACGCGTGGACTTGGTTTCGGGCGACTCGCGCAGCGCGGCGATCAGCTCCTCGATGGAATCTGGCCGGTAGAGCCGAATTCGCTCAGCCATCAGCGCGTGGCTGGCCTTGCTTATGCCGTAGCGCGATAGGTCGGCATTGAGCGACAGGATCACTCCCGGCGAAGGGAACGACCACTGCGCAGTGGGGTGGTGGCCTTGGTCTCTCTGGCACATGACAAAGTGCTCGGCCACCGCTTGGTCTTCTTTGAGGTGTTTGGCTTGAAGACGGGCAAATAGGCGAGCCATGGCCCAGCTGGACGGGGTAGCAATGAGCGATAGCATCTGAAGGAGCAACGGCCAGTCCTTCGGCTTGCGCTCAGGCTCGACGTCGGCGACCGGCACACCGGCTTCGCGCACCGCGTCGCGAAGCTCGTTGGCCAGCCGGTTTGTCCGGCAGAGCACGGCAACTTCATGCGGAGCAACGCCGCCGGCGATGCGTTGCTTTGCGAGGCTAACCACTTCCATCCGTTCTGCCGCATCGGTCGGGCATGCCTGCGAATTGACCTCACCCTCGAGCTCTACCGCCGAGATGGTGTCCTTGGCGATACGGCCCGCGTTTGCCGCGATCACCGAATTGGCGACGTCGCAGATGCGCGAGGCGCACCGGTAATTCAGGCCCATGACGTGGCGAGCGAAGCGCTTGTCGTTCCAGTAGTCGGTGACGTTGGCCGGCCGGGCGCCGCGGAAGCCAAAGATGCTGTTGCAGGTGCCAATGCCGTTCGCGACGTATTTGTGATATTTCGCGATGTCTAGTGACCAAACGTAGCCGGAGTATTGGCGAGAAGTCACTGTGATCGGTGCCCATGCTCCACCTCGGTTGTTTCGGTCAAGCCGGTCTGGGCATATTGGAACGTGCATCACGCCATCGATGAGATTGCAGGCGCGAATTTCCTGAACTGTGCGCCGCGTTCTTGGTTCATCCTTATCGAAAAGCGGGAACTCCAGAAGGCGACCATGTGCCTCCAAGCAGAGCCGTGCACGGGCCTTTTGGTCGTGGATGTTGGCGAATATTGAGTCTATTACCGATTGGGTGAAATGACGGCAGTTTTTGGCCGCCTTGAAGCACGCTTCAGGCAAACCAAAATTAGCTGCTACAATCTGTTCGTGCGCTGTGGCCTCGGCTTCTGTCTCATGTGTTTTCAGCACCCACGCACTATCAGCGCCCTCTTGTCTCATGCGGAGCCCAAGGCCAATCACCGCTTTTACCGAGCTACCGTCCGAACGAAAAAACATGGTTTTCCCAACGCGGAAGTGATCACCCTTCCGCATGATATAAGTGCACCACGTATCAACATTTCTACCCTTGCCCGAAAGCCATTTTATTAACCATCGGTGGTTTGGAGTGCAGTCGGTAGATTTACCAGCGGCGGTGACTGTGATCATGCTTCCGGAGTAGCTTCTTCGGCTGACTGCCCTCACGACACCGCACTTCAGAAAGGTCTTCTCGCGTCTAGCGTATGTAGTGATCTGTTCTCCCACTCGCAAATCTTCTATAGGCTTCTCCGAAACTCCGTCAGCCAAGCGCACCATCGTGCCAGCTGGTTGGCACTGGTCAGGATCTCCGACCACCAGCAGCTGCGTAGGATTGGCAGAGAGGTAGATCTTGGCGTCCTCCGGGCCGGAGTCCTGAAACTCGTCAACGAACCAGTGCGTCCACGGGTTCTCAAAGCGCAGGCTTTCGATGCAACGCAGGCCCTCGCGAAGGACCATGTCGAAGTCCAGCATCTTCTCCGATCGCATGAAAAGTCGGTAGGCTCTCACGGCTCGCAGTGCCGGGCTCATAAAATCCGAAAACTCATCGAGCGATCGTGCGGCCTGCAGTTCGGCATCGGTGCCTTTGTAGCCCATCACCTTGGCGTGACGCGCAAGGAACTCGGCAGCGTCGTCTTCGCCGATCAGCACCCAACGCGGATCGTCACGACGAAGCAGCTGCATCATCATGCCGTGGAGCGTGCCGACGTATCCGACATGGCCAACGGCCTCGGCGAGACGACGGCGCATGACCTTGGCGCCGATGTTGGTGAACGTGACGAACGCCATGTCCGCCGGGTTTACACCGGACTCTTTGAGTGCCTTCGCCCGTTCGACGATGACGCGGCTTTTGCCGGACCCAGGCCCAGCCAGCACGATGTTCCACGGCGCTGGCGAGGTGACGACGGCGAGTTGATCAGGATTCATGGCAGGAGCATGGCCGTGGCCATGTAGATGATTGCGAGTGAGACGCCGGCGGTGCAGACGGAGACCTTCTGTCGCAACGTGAGGGTATTGCCTTTGAAGGGGTTCACAGGCGTCCCTCCGCTTTGACGATGGCAGCGCGGGCGGCCTTCTTTTTTTTCACCCAGTCCGGGGCGCACTGGCTGTCTTCTGCGGCGAGAATTCGGAGATGGTCTAACAGCTCCTGAGCGGCGATGAACAGCCGGGCATTCGCGAGCGCTGTCTCGGGATTGGATGGCGAGCCTTTGCGCGTGTCCGTAGTGCGGTCAGTAGGGAAGCTGCAAACCACACGGTTCAGCTGGTCGAAAATGGCATTCGGTGCGCCGTCGGCGTAGGTGCCAAAGGTAAGAGGAGATGAAGCGGGGATCATTTCGGGATTCGTTTCGGGTTCGGGTGTCTGACGGACATCAAACAATCCGAACGATGCATTAAAGTAAAGAGAAATAAAAAGGCGCAGAGGAATAATCCCCTGCGCCTCGTCCCGTCCGATGCCGTTCACTGGAACAGATCGTCGCTGGCCTTTATCTCGTTCCCTCGGTTTATCAGCTCCAGCGTTCGGAGCGATGACAGGGCGTTGTTGAATCCCCCTCCTGTTACCTCGTAGCCAGCTTTGGCTGCCAGAGCTTCCTTGGACAGCGCGTGCGGATAGACATTGAACAGAGCTGCCATGATCGAGCGTTGTGCCTTATCGAGCCGGCTCAGCCACAGCTGCCGTAGTGCATCGCCGGTCGGCAATGGATCGTAGGCACCGAGAGCCTGAATGCCTCGGTTCATTATAGCAATCTTGTCGCCTTCAAAACCGATATACGGGGCCGACTCTTTGTTGCGCAACGCGGAGATCGAGTTATTGAAGCCTCCACCCGTGACCGCGTAGCCAGTGACCGCAGCCAGCTTGTTCTTGGTGCACGGACCAAACTGGACCAGCGCAGTAAGGATCGAGCGTTCCGCCTTCGGCATAGTCTCACCAGCAGCTTTGGTGTTTATCAAACGGGTATTCTTTATCACTTCCTCGACGTGCGTGACGTCAATTTTAGGTGCTGTAACCGTGATCTTATAATCACGTCCACCATCCACAGGTCCCATGATCTTGCTGAGTTCAGCTTCGGCACGAGCCTTAAGCTTTTGAGCAAAATTACCTAGGTCTATTGCCTCTCCAAGTGCCCATTGTAAAAAATACTTCGTGGTTTGCTGTCCTTCCAGAAAGCCACTTGAGCGTGCAGCTTCAATCGCGGATCCCTTAGATTCCTTGGGGACCGATTTAAGGAATGCCTCTCGCTCTAGTTCTGCGATGCGCAGCCGAAGCGCCTTCGGGTCATCTGCCTTCACTCGCTGCACTGTGTCGGCGATTTCCTTGCCGAGCGCGGCGACGTCCACCGCGGCGAGGCGCTTCGGCATGACGATCACTTGTCCGGGCTTGGGGGTGGCGCCGCTGTCGTAGGTCTTTCGTTTGCGGACCTTCACACGGGCGAGCACATCCAGCCAGCCAGGCGACCAAAACCACGCTTCACCGATCGGCAGACTTGGCAGGCTCTTGATGAGCACGTCGGCTTGCTCCTCGGTCGCATGCACCTCCACCCATTCACGGATGGCAGCGATGTCCTTCGGGTGAACCAGCCGGAGCGTCACGAGCACCTCGCATTGCGTGAGAACGTTTTTATTGAGCACCGCCGGCCGCTGGGTGATGAGCGTGCAGCCGATGCCCTTCTTTCGACCGCGGCGCACGATGTCTTCCATTGCGCCAAGGACTCGAGCCTCGTCTCCAAAAGGGCGTTGTGGTGCGTAGTCGTCGGCCTCGTCACAGACTAGGTGCACAGGGTTTCGGTTGAGGCGATAGAGCGTCTCGAAGAAATCAGCGAGGAACCGGCGAGACTGGCCTTTCTTGAAGTGCGACAGGTCGATCACGGCAGACACGCGCTTGTCGATCAGCGTGCGGGCAATGACCTCGCCGGCGGTTTCCTCAAGCGGGATGTCGGCATGGTCACCACCGAACACGACGACTTCGTAGGCTGGCCGCTCACCGTCTTCGGACGACTTCAGGCCCCACCATGCACCGGTGGGATCAATTGCGACGACATGCTGGCCAGCATCGAGCAGCTCTTCCGTGAGCACCGCGGCAGTGTAGGTCTTGCCGACACCACGCTTGGCGAGGATGGCGACGGTCTGGGTGGTGATGTCTAGGGGAAGGTCGAACTCCATGCTGTTCGCATGGCTCGTGATGCTGGCCGGATGGCGTTGGCCTAGGTGGATGGGATGCGTTTTCATTTCGGGTGGTGAGCTGCGGTGAACGTGGGGTGCGATCAAAACGGGACGTCTTCGTCGATGTTGTCCTGCGGAGGCGGCGTGGGACGCGAGTTACCGCGGGACGGGGGAGTGTGCCGTTCGATAGTCTGATCAACGCCTTCGTTGGATCCTGCAGAGCGGGAGCCGCCACCGGCACCATCGTCGCGGCCACCGAGGAACTGGAAGCTCTCCAGCACGACCTTCATCTTGCTCCGTTTCTGACCGGTCGTCTTGTCGTCCCAAGAATCGAGCTTGAGACGGCCTTCGATGAAGATCGGCTTTCCCTTCGTGAGGTATTTGGCGATCGTCTCGCCCTGTTTATTCCACGCCTCGATGTCCACGAAGGTGGTTTCGTCTTTGGTGGCGCCGGTGTCGTCTTTGAACTGGCGATTTACTGCCAGGCCGAACGTGCAGATTGCCGTGCCCTTCGGGGTTACCCGGAGTTCCGGATCACGCGTGAGATTGCCGATGAGCATTACTTTGTTGAGGGAAGCCATGATGATGTTGGTTGAATTGATGGAAATTACAGAGCCGCGAGGAACGACTTGGCGTCCACGCGGTAGATAGGAAAGTCCCTAAACTGGGCGCGTTTTTGATCCGGGCGCAGGGGGTCATACCCCTCCACGCCGCGCCAGTTGACGTTGAAGGTTTCACAGATGGCGCAAAGCTGGTTCCACTCATCTTGACCAAGGAACAAAGCCGGAGGATTGACTTCTTTGCTCAAGCTTCGGGCGTGTTTTGCGAGAGCAGTCGCTTTGTTGAGTCGTGAGATGATGCCTTCTGGCTTTGGAGGAAGAGGAGGTGCGGAGCCGATTGGATCGTCGTGGAACATTAGGCGGCGTGTTGGCGGTAGAATTCAAGGGCGACAGGGTTGGCGCGGATGGAGTTTCCGGTGATGTCCGCGATGAAGAGGCCGGGCAGCGATCGAGCGCGGCTCATGGCGACGTAGGCCTGACCATCGGCGAAGCAGTTCTTCAGGTGCACGCGCACCTTATCGAGGGAAAGCCCTTGGGATTTGTGGATGCTGATGGCGTAGCTGAGACGCAGCGGGATCTGCCGGCGAGATGCCTGCACCTCACGGTGGCGCATGATTGACCATTCCTGCGCTTCGATCTCGCGCTTGCAGCCGTTGGCGAACTCGACGACCGGGATCTGCTGTTGATACTGGCCAGTCTTCACTTCGACCAGCACGCCCAGCGAGCCGTTTACGAGGCCTTCCTCCGGTTCGATGTTGCGCAGAAGCATGACTTGTGCGCCGACCTTCAGCGTGAGCGTTTTCAGAGCGATGCAGTTGCGCTCAAGATTCGCCCGACTGAAATCACCATCGGCCCAGTCCGTCGATTCCCACGTGACCGCGGGCGTGGTGAGTGCCTCCAGTTTGTCGGAGTTGATCCGGTCTGCGATTTCGTTGTGCGTGGCCAGTGTCACCGGCGTGATCTCCGGCGAGGTGTCCACGGCGTTTACTCGAGGACGCAGCACCGAGCGGACATCCTCCCACGTGTCACCGATACGGACACGGCTCAGGATGTTGGCGAACTCGCGGTCCTTTTGGCGCATGACCTCTGTGAGCAGGAACACACCGATGTCGGCACGTTGCCAGCTCTGGGACTCGAACGCGAACCGCACGGCTTGGCCTTTCTCGCCGACGGGCGGGAGTTGGAGAAAGTCGCCGAACACGATCAGCTGAATTCCACCGAACGGGCGAGCATCACCGCGCACGAGTTGGAGAACGCGATCTACTTTATCCAGCGTTGGGGCATCGACCATGGAGATTTCGTCGATGGCGAGGCGCTTCGCTTTGCGCATCTCATACCAGACCGCTCCTTTCTTTTTCAGCATGCCGGCGGCGATCTCGTCCGCCGTCTTGTTGCCGATGCCGAGGCCTGCCCAGCTATGCAGCGTGCAGCCGTTGACGTTGAGCGCGGCGATGCCGGTTGAGGCGGTGACGGGCAGGTCTTTGTATTCGCCACGAAGATAATTCAAGAGGGCTGATTTGCCGGTGCCGGCGGGGCCGGTCACCATCGTGTTCTTGCCGCTCGCAATGCGCTCAGCTGCCAGCCGTTGCTTGGCGTTGAGCTGTTGAAAGGTGATAGTCGGTTCTGGTTTCATTTCGGGTTCGGGTCTCTGCAAAGGGTGAGGCGCGGCCGTGAAATGGCCGCGCCAAGGACTTATTATCCGACGTTGATCAGATTCAGGCGTCCGGTCGTCTGCTCCACGTCGAGGCACTTCGCGAGCGCCGGGTTCTCGGGGCCGATCACGATGAACTGGTCAATGTCGCCATCGTCCACCATGCCGCACAGGTTGGTGATGAGCTTCTGTGCGTTCTGGACGTCGAGACGTCCGATCTCATCCAGCATCAGCACGCGCAGCTTCGACTTTGCGGCGAGGCCGGCAGTCAGGCCCATCATCACGATGGCCGTCTCGGTGCCGGAAAACACGCGGGCGCTCACGAATGAGTCGCCGACGCGCATCCCGATTTCTCCCTCCTCGAACACGAGCTTTCCTTTCAGGATGCCGGCGCCGAGTTTGTTGGCCACGGCCAGAGGGGTTTCGATGCTGCCGGAAACGAGTTCGGTCTTCTTCTGGGTCAGCACATCGAGCACTTTGCCGAGCAGCTTGTATTCGGATTCGACGGCTTCGCGCTTGGCCGCGGCTTCCTGGATGCGCTTTTGGTCCTGCTCGGCAGCGGTGATCTCGGCGAGCGTGGCAACGGCCTTTAGCGCGTCGGAAGACTTCGCCTCCACGTCTTTCTTGAGCGCTGCAATCGCGTCAGCATCGGGAGTCTCCGACTGACCAGCGGCGTTGAGGCGTTCGAGTTCATCACTGGCAGCACGGGCAGACGTGAGGGCGTCACGCGCCTTCATGTGCTCGTTGCGCACGTTCTGCAGGTTGGCCTTGGCGGCGGACACGGCTTGGAACGCTTCGCTTGTATCCTTCTCGGCCTGTGCCAGCTCGGCAGCCGTAGGCTCGGCTCCAGCTTGGGGCAGTGTGGCCAAGTGCTCAGCGGCCATCGTGGCGCGTGTGAGCGCGGCCTGAAGCGTGGTGAGCGAGCCCTTGGTATTCTTCAGGACCGACTGACGGCCTTGGTATGCATCTTCGAGGGCCTGCACCTCTTCGTGGGCTTCGATCACGGCCTGAGCCAGCTCGTATTCCTTGAGGCGGGATTGTTCTTCGGATTCCTCCGTTTCCTTTGAAAGCCCGCGCCAGTCTTCGATGGATTCTATTGTTATCGCGCCGCCTTCACCGAGTGAGATTACGCATGTTGCGAGATAATGGGTGCCGGCCACGGCGCCGGTGGAGAAGTCGTCCGTGCGAATCTCGGCTTCGGCCTGCAACGCTTTTGGTGCATTGGCTTCGGCCTGCGCTTTTTCAAGCACGACTTTGGCCTCGGTGATTTTCTGGCTGAAATTGGCGATCTCCGATTCGATGCGGTCAATGGCAGCCTCGGCATCAGCAACGGCCTGCGTGAGGTGCCCAGACTTATACGCTTCGGCGGTGAGTTGGTCACGGCGAGTCTTCGCGGCGTTCGCCTCGGAGGCGAGGCGGTTAAGGCGTTCGCGTGCTTCGCGCTTCTCGTTGTAAGTGGCCGAAGTGGTTTCGACTTTGGACTCAGCGGCGGCAACGTCCAGTGCAATGAATGCCTCCATCTGGATCTTCTCGGCCAGGGCCGCGGCGATGGGAGCAATCTCGGCGCGGCGCTGACGGGCGCGGTTGGCGTGAGCGATCGTGGCCTCGGCGGCGGCGATTCGGCTCCGGAGTGTGATCAAATCGGCGTCGAGTTGCGCCCGGTAGGCTTCGACCTCATGACGGGGCGGAAGTGCCTTGGCGTCGGCTGCGTTCAGATCCGCCACCCCTTCGACCGTGGACTGCATGCGAGCCTTTTCGGCGTTCACGATCTTACGCTTTTCTTTGAAGAACGCGTCGGAGTCGCTGATCAGGTCGCTGATGGTCTTGGCCTTAGCCTTCACGACATTCAGCCAGCTTTCGTAGAGCGGCCACATGGCCTCTTTCTTAACGACAGCCTTGCCCGGGGTGGTGTCGATGCCGAGCACGCCGGCGATTGCCAGAGCGATGTCGTCGGCTGTCACACCTTCGCTCTGAACCAACTCGCAGGCCTTGGTGATGCGGGCGGCGTCGGAGAGATCGAAGAAGATGCTCGGGTCGAACAGCACGCGGGTGGCTTCGTCGAGTTCTCCTGCAAGGGTCCAATCGACCGTTTGTTTCACTGTGCCTTTCGGCTTTTCGAATGCGATGCTGGGCGTGCGCATCTCGACGTTGGCGTCGATGCGGGCGCTGATCTGCATCGGGTAGCCGCTGGCGAACTGCTTGATGCCGGCCGCGGTCTTGGCCGAATCAGGGACGTAGCCAATGACGAGCAGCCGTATGGCTTGGTCGATGGCGGATTTGCCGGAGAAGTTCCGGCCCTGAATGAGCGTGCCGGTGCCAAACGTGTAGTTGGCGGTCACACCCTTGAAATTGGTGACTGAGAGATTGGAGATCATTTCGGGATTCGTTTCGGGTTTCTGAAATTGGGTGGGCACGCTGTTTTGAGACAACGTGCCCTGTTTGATGGCGGACACCTCGGCTTACGTTCCGTTTACCACAGGCCACTTTTCTTCATCCTGCGGCGGTGCCCTAAAGTGATCAGTTGAACGGCACGCCTTCGCGGCGAGCGCCAGCGCCTTCAGCGGGCTGCTGCGTGTTGGACTGGCTGTTGAACTTGGCGTCTTCCTCGTCAACGAGCTGGAATGCCTTCATCGGGAAGTGCTCAAGCTCGGCAGGTTTCTGTGTCCAGCACGCATTGACCATAAGGCCCATCGCGATCTTCTCCACCAATTCAGCCGACGGCTTGCCGAGAACGTTGTCGTGGCGTTTGTTCACGTCGGCGATCAGGTTAATGGAGGCGTCAAAGCAGCGATTCAGCGCGGCGGCCGTGCGGGCGATGCGCTTATCAAAGCTCTTCATTTCGTTGGCGCGGAGGGTGCGTTTGTCGGCAATTCCTCCGGCTGGTGGCTGGTTGCCATTGCTGTTCGCCTTGGACGGGCCGTTGCCATTCCCGTTTCCGTTGGTGTGGCCATTGGTAGCGGGTGGCGTGTTGGACTGCTGAGCAGGCGGCTGATTCTGTTGAGCCGGGGGCTGAGTTCCGCCGCCAGCACCCTCAAAGCTCACGTCGGCGCCGTCGTAGATCCACACCTGTGGAGCGTTATTCTTCTTGGCGTTGACCTTGCGCTTCAGGCCGTTGATTCCGCGGTCACCACGGTAAGCGACAGCGTAAATTTGTGAGCCCTCCATAGTCCGAGGGACATCTTCAGCCCGGTTATCTAAGATGCATTCAATCTCCTTCGCGCCATCAGTAATGACGAGTTTCTGGAGCTTCCAAGGCTTAGGATCTCCTTCCTTGGAGGCGAAGGGTTTCATAACACTCTTGATTTTGCCGCGAAAAGCTTCGGGCACGGTGCCGTCGCTCATTTCGAGCAACTGGGATACGGTATAAACGATCATGGTATTTTCGGATTCGGGTTCGGGATCTGTTCGGGTTCGGGTGTCTAACGAGCTGCCGGGGGAAGTTTATTCCCCAGGCGGCGGTGTGTAAGGTCGATCGGGAAATTCTTTGTTGTAGGCCGCGATCTGCTTGGCCGTTGGTTTCTTCAACGGAGTCGCATCGAGGGCGTCCTCAATGAATCGGGCTTCGGAGTATTTCTTCACCTTTTTGGTGACGGTGCGGTAGGAGCAAACGAGCTGGAGCTTCTTCTTTTGCTTCGGGTGAAGCTTGGCGTTGAATTCAACTTTGCGCTCAGACTCGGGGATTGGTGTTCTGGCCATGGTGGTGGTTTAGTTGACGGGTTAAATCTCTTTACTAATTGGAAAAAGGTAAAGAGTTAAATTCAGGTTTTTAAGTGCCACACGTAATCTAGTGTGGCTGCGTGAGGTGGGAAGATTCTCTCGATGTGACCATTCCATTCGAGGCGCTCGATCATGCCTCGCGTGACGGTGAATGGCTTAGGCATGTCGCCGTTCACCCATACGTCGATGCCCGATGGCGTCTGATGGATCTGCCAGCCGTGGCGCTGATACCACGCAAGGAAGGCCAGGTCGTAGCCGTTGCAGCGGTTCTGCGGCACGTTGGTCACGTCTCCTACCGGGACGCCCTCGTGATGGGGAACACCGGAGGGCGAAACGTTATAGAGCTCGGTGGGCACGCCAGCCGCGTCGAGCAATAGGGAGTAGGTGACGCGGAACCAGCGCTTGTTGCGCAACTCGTCGATCTCGAAGTCCAGCCACGGCTGGGTAATCGGCGATGAAGTGGGTCGTGCGCTGCCGACAACAAACACGCGCTCGTGCGTGAACTCGTCGAGCCCGTGGGCTTTCAGATACTCGAGGACGGTGACCTCTGGATTTGTGGTGGTAGCGCTCATGTTCCGGAGATTAAATCGATCATGACTTTCTGGACTGAGCCGTCTCGGTTGTAGTCGTCAGTTACGACGTCCGCCCTGATCTCATCGCCAGACCAGCGCTGCGGCCATGTGTTGGCGGCGATAAGCTCCTCGATGCGAGCCTTTTCTTCGGCGTTTATCAGGTCGATCGCTGGCGCCCCAGCGAAGCGCTGACGGTGCATGTTGCATTCGTCTTGAATGGAAAGGATCTGCTCCATGCCCCAGCGGCGGGCATCCATTGTAAGGGGACCCATGCGGCCGGGGTTGCTCACAAGTTCGCCGTCGGCCTTGCGCTCGTCCAACTTTCGCAAGCGATTTTTCGGAAGCTTCAATTCGGCATAAACGGACCGAAGCCGCCGCAAAGGCGAAAGCCACGTCCATCGCTCATTTTGAATGACTGTCTCCAATGCCACGTCGCGGCTCGCGAGATTGCAGCCAACGCAGCCCGTGCGTGCATTGATCTCATGGGCTTCGTCGCCGCCATAGCTTTCGGCCACGAGCGCGGTCGGAAATCCGTCCGCCGGCGCAAACACCGTCAGCCAGTCCCAAACGAAGCACAACCGCCAGTGCAGGAGAGGCGCCAGCGTGTCGGCGATACTCCCAGGCGTCGTTTCCTGAAACCAGCCTTGCCCGCATTCAGCGCCGTTCTTCCCACACGAAAGGGCAATGCGGGCGTCACGGGCGGCGCTTTCACCCAAGCGAACGCCGGTGATCATCAGAAGCTTCTCGCCGACTCGTGCGCGGAGCTCCTTCAGTGCCGCTTGCATCGGTTCGATCTTCAACTGAGGCGTGCACCAACGAAACGTGTTCGACGGAGGCGGAACGCCACGGCCGAACATGTAAACAAAGAACCGGTCGTCCATACGTGGCAAAACGACCTCGGCACGGAAGCCCCGGCGGCGCAGCTCGGCGAGCATGGTAAGCGCCGCGTTTTGTAGGGGCGGTAATTCCATGCGGGTGTCGGCGTAAAGGATCGTGAGCGATTCTGGCGCCGGCACACGGCCAGTCAGGATCAGGTGCACCACGGCCGTAACGGTGGCGCTACTATCCTTGCCGCCTGAATACGCGATCACCCAATGGCGGTGAGTAGATGCGTATGCCATCAGGGACATGGCCGTCATTTCGAGCGCTTCGGAGAAGCCCATACGTTGTTCATCAAAAAGGGTCGGTTGGTTGTTCATTTCGGGTTCGGGTCTCTAAAGTGATAGGCGCTGCTGGCTCATCCGATGAGGTTCTCAAGGTGGGCGTCCTTGCGGATCTGATTGCGATCGCCGCGCCACCGTTCGAGTTCGCTGATACGGACTTCACCATCCCTGTCCGTGGTGTAATAGGCCTCATGAACTTCGGCTGTGTTGAGCGAACGACCGACGTTCCCGAAGTCGGTCTCGAAGTCGTAGCGCGTGCCGAGCTTGGTGTCGTGAACGGCGGTGATGATGGCGTTGCCGTGGACGCGGCCGTCACGGGTGAATAAGTGCTGTCCGATCTTGAGTTTCATTTCGATGTCGTTTCGGGTTTCTGAAAGTTGGAGCCGCATACCGGAATCGAACCGGTGTCTGCGTGGACTGACACGAGGGTTTAGGCCCGATGCCACGCTGTCTTTCCTCGTTGGACTACTGCGGCGAAAGTTGGTCAGGCGGCCGTCGTCGCGGATTCCTCTTCCGGCAGGTAGGCGCTGATGTCGTTCGTCTGTGAAAGCACCGCCAGCACGAGGGCGCGGGCGAGGTTGCGGGGAACGGCGTTGCCGATCTGCTTCACCTGTTCCGTCTTCGTGCCGGTGAACTTGTAGTCATGTCGGAAGCCCTGCGCCTTCGCCAGTTCATGCGGCTGGAGCATGCGAAACCGGATGTCCAACTGGTAGCGCTCGCCGTTGATTACGACGATGGGACGCACCAATGCGTGCCGGTCGTTGCATGTCACCGTAGGGAGTGGATCGTCGATCGCGTTGGGCGTTCCGTTGCCGTAGTATTCGATCAGGAACGGTTCAACCAGCGCGATGGCGCCAGAAGTGGCTACGGTGGGAGCAGGCTGCGATACGGGACGAAGCGCACCATCGGACTGCTGCGGGAGCAGCGATGGCTGCACCAAGGCGCGATGGTCGCGCGTGAGAACGGTGCCGAGCGGCTGGGAGACGCCACGGGCCGGACAGGAAGGACCACCGGCGCTGATGACGAACGGCTCGATGACTGCCACGTCGCCACGGTTACCAGCGACCGCTGGCAGCGGGTTCTTAATGTCGAGCGGTGCGCGATCGCCAGCGTGCGCGGTATGAACAAGGAAAGGCTCTGCCAGGCCGAGATGCATTCCGGATGCCGTCACGGTCGGCGCGGGCTGATTCACGTCGGCTGCGTCGTTCGTGCCACGAAACTTTACGAGGAAAGGTTGGGCAACGCCAAGCTGAACTCCTCCGGCCGTGACCGTAGGGTGCGGTTCATCAACCGAGCGGGGGCGACGATCCTCGGTCCCCGCGACTTTTACGAGATAAGGCTCGATCAATGCCGGTCCGCCTTTTTGTGCCGTAACGGTCGGAAGTGGATCCGCGATGTCGTGGGTGCGTGGAGTCTGTCCCTCGCGTTCACCGAACTGAGCAATGAGGAAAGGCTGAGCCAGCGCGATGCCGCGGCTTTCGGTGGTGACCGTCTGGAGCGGCTTGTCCACGCTGCGCACGCGATCTTCGCCAGACTGCTGCGGAATGAGGAAGGGCTGAGCGACCGCCATCGCGCCACCTTTTGCCGTCGTGACAGTCGGGAGAGGCTTTGCGGCACTGCGGACGCCGCCGCCGTGCTCCATCGTGATGATCATCGGCTCGCAGAGCTTCGGGCCGCTGCCTTCAGCGACCACGGCACCGAGTGGCTCATCAACGCCCTTCGGCGTCGGGTTGCTCTGCTGGGGAACTACGAACGGCTTCAGGCCGAACTTCTCCAGACCGGCCATGATGCGGCGCATGGTCTTGTCAGACAACGGACGCTCGCGCTCGTAGATGCTCTTCCCAGGCAGTGACCAGTCGATGACGTGGTCCCGGGCTGTGCGCCACGGTGCTTTCTTGCCGAAAAGGTCGCCTTCCTTCGAGTTGGAGTGCGTCGGGTCCGGCCACATGATCTTGCGGCGACCACGCACGAACTGCACGAACAGGCGTTGGCGCGTGGTGGGATCGCCGTAGTCGGCTGCGCAGAACACACGGCAGTCGGACTGGTAGCCGCAGGCCTCAACCGCCGCACGCCAAGCATTGAACAACTCGCCTTTTCGCGAGGCCAACGGCTGGCCATCCACACCAATCGGGCCCCACGAGCGGAACTCCGGCACGTTCTCCACGAGGATGACGTTCGGCCGAAGCGACTCGGCCCAGCGGACCACGCACCATGCGGTGGCGCGGCTCTGGTCGTTCACCGGCTTGCCGCCGCGGGCGACACTGTGATGCGTGCAGCTCGGAGATGCCCAGAGGATGTCGAGCTCACCTTCTTTGAAGAGCTTTTGTGGGTCGATGTCATCGACGGACGTGCAGAGGTGGCGCGAGGAAGGGTGATTGGCCGTGTGGGTAGCGATCGCCACATCCCAATGGTTGATTGCGGTGAGCTGGGCGGTGTTGCCCAGCATCTCAATAGCTTCGATTGCACCGGTGGAGGTGCCGCCAGCTCCACAGAAGAGGTCTGCGATTTGGATGACTCGGTTTTGTTTTCTCATTTCGGGTTCAGATTCGTTTCGGGTCTCTAACTCAGACAGCTACCTCTTTAGGTGCCGGCGTTACCGGAGTCCAAGGAACAAGCTGCTTGGTGAGTATCAGCGTCGCGTCCGGGTGCGGATATTCGTAGCCGGGCACGAAGCCGAGCTTCTGATAGAAGGGCAGGATAATGTGATTTTTCGCGCTCACATTGAGGCAGATGGACGTGCTGCCATGAAGTTTTGCAGTCAGGCAGCAGCGTTCAACCAACGCCCGGCCTACGCCGTGACCGCGCACGCATTCGTGCACGAACAGGTGGTAGAAATAGGCGACGGTGTAGAAGAAACTGTCGGTGCCTCCTTGGGCATGAGGCTTCTCAAACTTCGTGTGACGAAGGCTGATGCAGCCAGCTGGTTTGCCGTCATACATGGCCATGATCTGCGTCGTGTGCTGTTCATCGACGATGGTCACGAGTTCGGAGAAAGTGACAGGGAGAGGATTCGGGAATTGTTTCGTATTCATTTCGGGTTCGGGTCTCTGACGAATTTGTTGGATCAGACTTCGGGCAGCGCGTCCATCAGACGTTTTTTAGGTGTCGATACCTGCTACCAGTGCGGCGATGGTCGTTTTCAGGCCCGTAGCGATCTGAGCGAGCGTGAGGACCGTCGGGTTACGCTTTCCGCGTTCGAGGCCCCCATAATAGGAGCGGTCGATTTGGCACTGCTTGGCAGCCTCGTCTTGTTTTAGACGAAGTTCTAAGCGACGTGCGCGGAGCTGGCCACCCATGCGGTCGAGCACCTTGTCCCCGCGGTGGGATGAGGCTGTGGTCGGCATGGCGAACATCAGGCAGGGAGGTTCACCGACTTGATGGCGGAATCGACTACACGCAGCCAGTTCTCGCAGGTGTGTGATGAAAGAGTGCCAGAATCGACGAGGCTCTTGATGTTGCCGGAGGTCACCGTGAGCCCGTGGAGCATGTCGGCGGTGAGCGTCACCGGCTGAACCATGCGGCGCTCCAAAGTCTGAATGGTGCGAGGGTCATGCGAAATCTTGGATATTGAGACGCGGCCTGCGCTTTCGTCCTCGGTGGCCTGCCAGACGATCTCGGATTCGCCCTCGTCCTGAAACTGGGGAAGCACTCGAATCACGTCACCCTTACGGATCGTGGGCACGTCCTCGCCACGGAAGGAAAGGCCACGGGCCTGCGCCAGCTCATCCGGATTTCCGAGCAGGTAGAACTGCTGGGAGACAGGATCCTTGAGCCACTCCCAAGCTTCGCCAGCGTTTTTGAACTCAGCGACGATCTCGATCAGGTCATTGCCATCCCGCTCAGCATCGGTGCGGTCGGCGTTGTAGGTGCGAATGACGACGTTCCAGCCTTCGGAAAGATCATCGGCCTCGATGAGGTAGAAGTCTCCGCTCGTCTTGTTCGGTTGGTGGCCGGTGACGCGGCTGTCGGAGAGGTGGTAGGCTTGGACGGACCAATCGGCATTTATGCCGCAGGCCTTGAAGTTTTCAGCAAACTGCTCGGAGGCAGTGCGAGAAGGGTCGAAGGCGGGAAGGATCAAGGATTTCATATTCGGATTCATTTCGTTTCGGGTGTCTGACGAGATGAATACACCAATCCCGCTTTTAAAAGTAAAGAGGAAAATAAAAAGGCGCGGAAATTAATCCGCGCCTTTTTTACGCCAACTCCCACTCACCTCGGGCCACACTTCGAAATGGCCCTTGCTGAAGAACCTGCCGAATCTTCTCCCGCCAGTGGACGTTGTCCGTCGGTCGTCGGGCCAGCATCGCCTCGTAGATGTGCGTCAAGTGTGCACGTCCGCCGAGACCACGCATTACCGAGACTACCGCCTCGCGCCAGCTGCCGGAGCCGCGCTCGAGTCCTTCGCGGACATCATCGCGCATCGAGCCGGCTAGGTCACACTCGACGTAGAGGCGCAGGCCTCGAAGCTGTGGAGCGGGATCTTTCACGAAGGTGGCAAAGATGATCGGCTTGCTGAGCCGCTGCCAGATCGTGCGGGGCAGCAGGTCCGCCGAGATTGTCCATGTCCGATTCCAGCGCAGCACCCGCGAAGGCGTTTGCATGAAGTAGGCTGGCACGATGAACCCGGCGCGACCCCCGTCTGGCATGACGTCCAGCAGGCGGTTGAGCATTTTGTCCATGAACGACGATTGAAACGGCGGATTGCCGAAGGCTATCGTCACGCGGGCTGGAAGCTCGGCGGAGAGGAAGTCGCCGACGGTGATGTGGCGCCCGGTGCGCTCGCGTGCCTGGGCGGCAAGCTTGGGGTCGATCTCGTAGCCGTAGGCCGTAACGTGGGAAGGCACCGCGGCGAGCATGCGCCCGTCGCCACACGTGGGCTCCACGACCACGTCGTCGGCCGTCACGTCCGGGAAGATGTCCTCCCAGAGCTGACGTGCGGCGTAGGCGGGTGTCAGGTATTGGTCGAGTTCGGCGACAGTGCTCATACGATTTTCTTCATCCACTCGTCGTTGTGGCCCCACCGGAAGAGGCACGTCTTGAGGATCTGGATGGCGGTCGACCTCTCCAGCGAGGAGGTGTATTGAACGAACGCCTTTTTAGGATCGTTGGTGTGCGGCGCGGTCATCAGGATGAACGCGTGACCGGGCGGAAGTGCAGCCTCGACGGCTTTTGCCGCTGCATGCAGTTGCTTGGGTGTGAGAGGGGTCGGGTTGTCGCTCATGCGGTTCCTTTTTTCAGTAGTTGCGCCTTCGCGATTTCCAGCCAGTGACGCCAGGTGAACTCCACGCGGGCCCTCGCTTCCTCTGGGTTGGCGAATTCGATCAAGTAGTAGGTGCCTCCGAACCAGACGCGGAAGCCTTTGTGCCACTTCTTTCCGCTGGGCATTATGAACTTTCGCCCGGTGCTGTAGTAGTAGCTGCCGATGCACACGCCGTCGGCGTTAGCCTCCCAGTGGACGCCGGTTTTTCCGACGGTCCAGATGATCGGTGCTTTGCCTGCCGCCTCTAGCCACCGCAGCGCGTATTTACGGGCAGCGTCCTTAGCACCCTCAATCGTCGGATATTCAACCGTTCGGTCGATCGGTGGAATGGGTAGGTCGGCGAGCTTGGTGTCGAGGTGACCACAGTTGTAGAGCGTGAACGGAGGCTTATCACATGGGCCTTTTGCGGCATACCCGACGATGTCGATAAGGTTGAAGTAAAGCCGCTCGTGCTTAGGGCCGACATGTGACCACTTGAAGTCGGTGTCGCGAAGCTCTCGATACATGTAGAGTTTTGTTTCTTCAGGCATGGTAGCCTTTCTGCGCCCGGGCAGCGCGGATCAGGGCGATGCAAGCGGCGCGGGCGAGGGTCGGGGCCTTTCCTTCGTATCGATTTGCGAGTTCGACTACCCAAGGCTGAATGGGCTCAATCCCTCGATCATCATCACCCTCTTGGTAATTATGGCTAATTTGGCAGGCTGCCCATTTATCAAGCAGTGGCATAACTGCGTCGGCGGACATGGCGAAGCGGTGAATGTGGCGATCCTCAGTGCATGCCCCCTCCTTGTCTTTCCATTTGGTAAACGATCCCCATTCTCCACAGTTGTTGATGGTTTTGGAAAACCCAGCCACCTCCACCGCGAGTGCCTCGGCGAGCTGCGCGTCCGGCAATTGTTCGAGTTCTTTGCTCACGCCGGCCCTTTCCCTGCGCGATACGCTCTGAGTAGAGCAATACATGCAGCGTAAGCGAACGTGATGCCTTGGCCGGTGAATTCCTGCCGGTATGTTTCGACATACATGAGCGATGGATAAACACGGATCGTGTAATAATTCCTCGGAGGGTAGTCACCAAACCGCTCTGCCTTGTAGCCAGCGAACTTCTCCAGCAAAGGAAGCACTGCGTCGGAGGACTCGGCGAAACGCGGTGGAGCGATGTAGCAGCCGGTGGCGATTTCATCACTCGGGTGCCACCACGCGGTAAACACCTTGTCGCGGTCTGCGAAGCCGTTTGGCAGCCTCATGCCGCCGCGGTCGAACGGATTTGCTACACTGCAGTTTGTGTTCTTCCAGCCAGCGATTTCTAAGGCTACAAGGACCGAAAGCTGTGCGGGTTCAAGTTGGTTTAAAATGTCGCTCATACGGTGGGTTCTTTCGTGAGGGATTCAGGAAATACGGGGTTGAAGAACCCAAGCATGCCAGGGCACGGCGTGAAGGGCAGGGGCATGACGTCTGTGAGCACGAGCGCACCCGGCCCCATGAACCAATCGGAGTCGTGTTCGTCCACGAAGTCGGTCACCGTAGCCACCCCGACGACGCCTCCCCGGTCGAGCTTCTCCAGTGGTGGAACTGCTGACTCCATACCGCACGAAACAGCGAAGTCGCACCCAGCCTCGTATTCTTTGCGCGTGCAGCCCTTGGCGGCGTGAATGAGGAAACGACCACGGAACTTGCGCCCGGGATTTTTGGGGTTCCAGTCGCGGTTTTCGACCGGTTTCATCAGGTCCGCGTCGAGTGCCTGCTGGCGCTTGATCGGGCCAACGATGTCTGGCCGAACGATGAACCATGCCCACGGTTGCCGGATCGAGAGCGCCTTCAGCCCTTGCAGATTCAGGACGTAGAATCGGTGCGGATGCCGAATAATGATCTCGGCCTTCTGCACACGTGGAACGGATGCCAAGGTCAAGCGGCTGAGACTACGAAACGTCTCGCCGTCGAACATCTGGTCACCAAATGCGGTGAGCGCACCAGGCGGCACGATCTGCCAGCCGTCAGGTATAGGAACGGTCTTTCCGCCGTAGTTTACGGCAGTCACGGCGACGTCAGGCTTTGCGGCCAAGTCGATACCGATGAGTAGGGATTGATTCGGGTTTGATTTCATTTCGGGTTAGATGCGGTTGCGGCTCCTGACGTGGTGTGTGAACCGACGAAAATTGCGGGCGGGCGAGGGATCTCCTCGTTTACCGGACGCCAGAGATGGAGGCAAAAGTGATGCTGATTAACGTAGTCGCACTTCGGCGGGTGAAGCTGCATGACCGTGTCGTCGTCGCCCCAGAAAAGGTCTTTGACGCGGCACATCTGCTGCCACGTCGGACAGCGCTGGAGCTGCACGCCATGCCGGTTGCGCACGGTGACGCTGACGTGCTCCCAGACCGGTTCGCTTTGGATTTCCTCCCGCCCGTCGGTTGCCAGGCAAATGAGTCTGTCTGAACCATCGGGGATGACGAAGAATCCAAAGGTGTCGCCATAGCCTGACACGGCATAGCCCGGGCACTGCGCACGGAACATCTCAGGAAACTTCATTTGCGTGCGCGTTTCAGATGTGGTCCAGCGTGACGGCGCACAAAGTCTTTGGTCGTTCGGTGCGTGTCGGCCAGTTGAGCAGCGGTAAGTCTTCCCGACATTGCCACTGCGGAAGCGCGGATAGTGGCTCCGAGCAACGCCTTTTCGGGAGCAGTTCGGCGCCTGTGGATCTTTGCGCTCATGCTGCGTTGCCTCCCTTTAGAACGGCAGCGGGCGTGAGGAGCTTGGGCCGGCGACCACGCATGCCCTCATATTCGTAGTAATCAGACGTGCGCTTAACGAATGATTTGTTGCAGCCAGCCGGAGCGTGGAAGCCGTAGGTCAGATCCGTGGAGCCCTGCGGCCATTGGTATTTGATCTGATGGCCCTTCGCGCACTTCACGCTTCCGTTGACCGGGCGCAGGTTGTTGCACTCGTGACAGAATTTGCAGCTCATCGTGCGAGTTCCTTTCGCATCTGGCAGCCCTTCGGATGGCAGAGGTGGCAGTCGCCATCTCCGTCGGTGTCGTTGGGGCAGGGGCCGAGCGGACCAATCGGGAAGGCGTTGTGCTCAACGCCGTCGAGCAGGCGGCCAGCAGCCTTCTTTCCGACGCGAATCACCATGGCAGAGCCAAGCACCTCGTCAGGAATCTCCACCACGTCTTGGTAAACAGTGCCGCCGGGCGTTACCCAAATCGAAGCCTCCTCTTCTTCGATCGTGAGCGCCGCCTCACGCCACTCGCCCCATTGCTTGAAGTGAAATGCTACTCCGGCCTTGCGGCACTGGTCACGAATGGAGCGGGCCCAGTCCGGGTGCATCGGGCGAGGCGAGCGGATGACTTTGCCGGTCTCGTCCTTCACGTCGTCACCGGACTCGCCACCACAGATCACCAAGTCGATCATGTTACCGACGGGGCGATACCAGCGAAGCGCACGCTCGGACGGAAGGTTTGCGCCTAGAAACATATTCACCGGGCCAATCATTGGCTCCATGCTCACGAAGCGGACGGCGGCGGGGATCTTGCACAGGTGCTCGATGCGTAGGTTCCAGCGCGGCTGGTCTTCCATCGTGCAACCGAACCAGATGTGCGCGGGGGCTTCGCCCTGCAGCCATGTGAGAATCCAAAGCTGAAGGTCGGGGTTGTAGTCTCTGACCTGCTGGGTGCAGTAGTTGTAGGCTTGGTCGAGACGCTGCCTCCACAACTCCGGCCGCTTGGTAAGGAGCAGCCAGTCGATGCCGTCGCACTGACGGATGACGTCGAGGGCCTCGGCGAGCATCTTCGGGTCAACCTCTGGATCGAGGAGGTCCGCCAGGGATGAGCAGAACACGCGGGGTCGGACTTTGACTACTCGGTCGCCTTCTTGGATCAGGTGCACGCCGTCGTCGTCTTTAATCTTCACGAGCCGGCGCATGTCGCCGCGAGCGATGAACTTTCCGGCCCGCGTGACCTCAGCAAAGAAGCCAGCCTTGGCGATGCGGTTCCAGCGCTTCGGCTCGTTCCAGGTGTGAATGCTGGTGCGGTGCCGCGGGGCGCCGGGGCCCCAGTGGCTGACCGGCGCTTCCTTGGTGCCGCCATCGAGTGTTTTGGAGAATCGGTTAAGATCGAGCGTGTAGGCATAGCACATGAAGCAGCCGGGGCTTACGTGCGTGCACCCAATCCAGAAGTTCTGGGTGTGATCGCACCATGAGATGAGTGAGTTTTCCATTGTCGGGTTCGGATTCGTTTCGGGTGTCTGAGATTGGATCAGGCGGTTTTCAGCATCGGCGTGATGCGGTCGATTTCCTCCATGGGGACGAAGGTGCAGCCGACTTGGACGCCTTCACGCGAGATCGAGACGATGTCGAACAGATCAACCTTCGGGCTGTCCGGATCGCCGGAAGACTTCCATCCGGCGGGTTTCTTGCGCATGAGCCGGATGAAGATGACGGCCTTCCTCGCGCTCTCGACGGTCGCATGCTGACCGGTGCTGGTTTCGACATAGCCGTCCTTCACGCGAAGGCGGACGACATCGAAGTGACGGTTCACCTTCTCGCCGGCCATCCAGCGCTTAAGGTCATCCCCACGGGATAACTCCATCCGTTCGCGTTCGGCCGCGTGTTCGGCCTCCGTCATCGACTCCTTGATTCGTGCGCGAGCAACCTTGATTGCCTCTCGCAGCATCTCGATGTCGAAGTGGCGGAATGCGTGACGACCCTCGGCTGTGGCAGCAGTCGCAACAGCATCGAGGTCAGATAGCGTCGTCGCCTCGGCGATCTGCTTTTCGTAACCCTTACGGCGTGTGTCGTAGGCCTTTCGGGCTGCGGCCATTTCCGCAAATTTTATCGAGTAGCGCTTATCGACCTTCCGGCGTTCACGGCCTTTTTCGGCGGCGCCAAACTGGACGAAAATGCTGCCATTCTCCGCGTCCTTACGCTGAAGGATTTCACGGTAATCACCGGCGAAGTAATCGAGGTCGCCGACTTGGCAATTTCTACTGTCGCGCTCGTCGGTGTATGTGCACGCCACAAGGCGTTCGTTATCCATGCTGGTGATTTTAACCACGCGGCCGTCCCACGTGAAATCAGCACCGACGTAGAGGCGCTGCGGGGTTTTGGTTTTCTCAGCCCAGATCGCCGCCGGACGGCCAAACCATTTCTCCATCGCGATGGCGGCAGAAGTGTTGTCGGAAAGTCGGTCGCTGCCGCAGGCGAGGGCATAGAGGACTTCTCCACCTTGATCGCCGCACCATGACCCAGGATTCTTCATCTTAGAGAAGTCATCGGGTGCGAAGCGCATTCCAGAGACGACCGCGTTGCGGAGGGCGGTGAACATGCCGTGGCGATAGCGTTCGCGAGAGTTGCCGTAGGGCATAGCATCCCAAAAGGCTTGGATGCAGGTAAGAGCGGGCGACATAGGGACTTCTTCAGAGTTGGTTTTTTTTTGTTTCATTTCGGGAATCGTTTCGGGGTTTCTGTCGTTAAAATTGAGTGTTATGCGTCCAACGATTGAGCTCTGGTGATGATGGCATCACCGGCCCGGCTGTGGGCGGCTTGTGCTTCGACCACGCGTGGATCTTTCGCCTCCATGTGGCCGGCGAAGACTCGAGCCCAGAGCGCCGAGGTGCGCATGCTGGCACGGACGAAGGCGATGTTCAGCGGGTCCGTCTCTTGAAAGCGGGCGAGGTCGCGCTTATGGACCGCCACGGCGATCATGCCGGCAGCACACCCACGCGCACCATACAGGCCGGACTGGTCCGGAACCCGGAAGAAGCGCGGGCCACGCCGCCACTTGGTCGGCTCCTTCACGAGCGGAAAGCGTATCGGATAGACGGGGCGGCTCATGCTGCGGCCCTTTCTTCCTGAATGACCTTCATCGCCAGACTGGTGATCAGGTCGAGCATCTTGCTTCGGACATCCCAATGGGCGTCCAGAGATTCAAAATCAAAGCCGAGCGGAGCAGCCATGGCTTTCAGGATTTCCCGTTCGGCATCCGTCAACTTGCGCTTGGCAATGAGGGCAGGGCAGTAACCCGGCTCCAGAACATGTCCGCGCTCGGCATGTGCGCGGTCGCAGGCGGCGTAGAACTCGGTCAGGCGTGCATCTTCCGTCAGATAGGCCTTATCCGAATGTGTGATCGGGGTTTTGTTGTCGTCACGGGTGAAGCCAAAGCTCGCCCAGATGGGCTCGATGTAGGCGTCCACCTCTTTACGGGTGACCTCGGCACAGATCTTGGCTGCGATGTAGGCAGCTGCCGGTTTTTTGAATGCCTGCGTGTGGACGAAGGCGCGAAGTTGTTTGGCTGTTAATGCAGGAGCCGCCTGCGCAGAAGAGTTCATTTCGGGTTCGTTTCGGGTGACTGACGTTCCCAAGCTATGACTCCGCCAATTAAAGTAAAGAGGAAATATTAACGGGCACAAAAAAGACGCCGGTTTCGCGGCGTCTTCGAGGAGGTTTACTGGTGGACGTGGCTTACAAAACCAAGCCTTCAACCACGATGCTCTTTTGGTCCGTGGTCGCCGTGCCGGCGGTGATCGTGAGGGCAATATCGTTTCCGGGCTGGATCGGCGCGACACCCGTAGCGAGGGTGAGGATCTGCGATTTGCCGACCGCGTCGGAATCCACCAAGTCGGTCGAGGCCACAACGCTCTGCACGACGAGGTATTCGAGACCGCCGGTAAGCGCGGTGGCGGCCAGAGCCGTGACCGCGGTGGCGCCGGTATCGGAGCCCTTGAGTGCGCCCGTGACGAGCGCAGCAGCAGGGGCACTGGCGGCCAGCGCGGTGAGCAGCTGGCTGGCCGTGGTCGTGATGGCTCCGGCGACACCGGTGGCCAAGCTAACCGAGATGGCCGTGCCCGTAACCGTAACAGCGAGAGCCTGGTCGTTGCCAGCCGGGTCAACCAGCGCCAGCGTGATATTGTTGCCGACAATACCCTTCGTCTTGGCGGTAAGAACAATGTCGTTGTTCGCGCCCGTCATCGCAGTGGACAGGGTTGCGGCGGTCTTAGTGCGCTGATCACGCTCCTCAACGACGACCGTGGCACCATTGCTTACGGCGGAAATGAGCGTCGAGATAAGCACGATCTGGCGCAGCATGAACTGGCGGTGCTTCGGGCTGCCGATGAGCACGGTCTGCGCTGTCTTGAAGTTGACCTCTTCGGCGACGGCGGAGCCGGTGAGAGGATATTCACTGTCGAGGATCTGGCGATGGTAGTTGGTTCTGATTTTCATGGGAGCTGGCGTTTAGGTTTACTGACGTGGTTTCACTGAAATTTTATCGGCCTTGTGCATCGAGGCGCCGCAGCACGCGGTCGTTCGACTTCACGAGCTCGGACATGATCGCATTACCCTCGGCTTGCTTGATCTGCATCGATGTCATTTTTTCGAGCAGCGCGAGAAACTGTGCGTTGTCTGAGAGCTGCGCGGCCTTTTGTTCCGTCTGCCAAATCTCAAGCTTCTCAATCTTTGCCGGAAGGGGGGCGACCGCTGAAGCCGTTATACTGGCATCAGACTTCTTCTCCCATCGTTGGTCGCCCCAACTCTCGGCCTTGCTGATGGTCAGAGCCCACAGAATCGATAGCACGCCTACAATGACGGCCCACAGATTGTTCTTAATTAGTGTAACGAGTGGCTTAACGCTCATGGGTGATTACTAATTTAGTAGGAATTAGGACTGGATTAGGAAATGAGGCCCAATGCGCGGCGGCGGGCCCTGATGACGTCAGCCGTGCCATCGTGGTCGGTCACCCAGCCAGAGAGCGTCTTGTTGATGGCGAGTCCCATGCGTTTCACAGCTTCAATGGCCTTCTCCGGCGTGTCTGCGTTTCGCACGATCTCGGCGATCTCGGCGGTAGGATTCTTGAATAGATCACGCACCTCCTCAACACCGCCAATGACGTCGTCCGCAGCTTTAAGCAGGCGATCTTTTTCGGCCTGCTTTTTCCGCTGGGCCATGTGGCTGATGGTGAATCCGCCGGCGACAATGATCACGCTCACCCCGATTATCCACGGGAAGATCCAGTGGCCGATGATACGCGCAGCACCGAAACCGCAGAGTGAGCCAAGTAAGCACCAGCCCACATATTGGAGGTTCTTCGTGAGGACTCCCAAACCTACCGCCACGAGCAGAAGAAGGGCACCAAGGCCATTTGCGGTATAGACGGCAACCTTGCGACCGAAGTCATCGAGCCTCGCCTGAAGCTCGCCGTTTTTCTTCACGAGGTCGGCGTTTTCAGTCGTGATCCGAGTGTTTTCCGATCCGAGCCGCTTAATCTCGGCAGCTTGGGCCGATACTGTGATGCCGAAGTCGTCCGCCAGCTTTGCGACCTGATCAGCCGAGGCATTGACGTTCGCCTGACGGATCACGTTGGTCTGCTCTTTCACCGGCTCCTCTGCCGGCGTGCCCTTCACAGTGTTGTCGATCTTATCCGTTGCGACACCTTGCACCTGCTCACGATTCTTGTGGTCTCCGATGACGCCTGACGGATTTGGCGCGGCCGGGATCACGACAGGAGGTTTTGCCGTCACGCTCTTGGTGATGCAGCCAGGCAAATTGACAATACACACGGCGATGATCGCGCCGAGGATCGAGCATAGGACGAGTTTTTTCGGCGACGATGAAGCTCCGGCGTTTGTCATGCCGCAAAGGCACAAACAGACTTTTGCAGACGTCAAAAAATACGAAGAAAAAACTTAACCGAGAGGAACGAGAACACCCTCGACGACATGATGCGTGACGTCAGTGACACCGTCAGGGGCAGGCACCAATGCTTCGCCAGACGACAACTGGCCGAGCGCTTGATCACCGTAGCAGGTTACGATTCGCAGGATGTCCCCAGTGCTGATGGAATAGATAGCGTAACGGTTCATTTCTTGGTCTCCAGAAGGAGCAGTGAGCGATTGGCTGCGTTTCGGCTACCTGCCGTCACGCGGGCTTGAACGGTGTATGTAACCGACCCAGCGCCTGGGGTGTCTTGGACCTGAAACGACATCATGGCCGCGAAATCATAATCCATCGTCGTCGCTTCATAGATGGTCGTTCCGCCACGCTGAAGGCGGAAGTCCATCGTTGCAGCACCGGTCCCCATTTTCATCGTTGCCGAGGCACTGATGTGGATTGGGGCGCCGGTGGAGGTGATCGAGGCGGTCTGGATCGTAGTGTAGGTCGAAGTGGCTATAGAAACGTTGCCGGCAGTATATGAACTCACCGGAATAGTCACCGCTTGGTTGGCGATCTTCACGGTGTCGACGGCGAGATTGGCGATCTTCGCGTTCGTGATGTTCGCGTCCTCAATCTTGGCTGTGGTTATATTCGCATCAGCTATCTTCGCAGTGGTGATGTTGGCATCAGCAATTTTTGCGGTCGTGATATTGGCATCGGCAATCTTAGCCGTGGTGATGTTCGCATCTGCGATTTTTACAGTCGTTATGTTGGCGTCTGCGATCTTCGCCGTGGTGACCGCGAGGTTTTGGATGTTTCCAGTCCCAATGGTAGCGTTTGCGATTTTCGCACCAGTAATAACTGCATCACCTATGTTGGCTGCGCTGGTGATGATCTCGTTCGCCCCGACCTTGTCCGCAGTGATGGCGCCGGCTGCGATGGCGCCGGCAATGATGGATCCAGCGACCACGTCAGCACCGTCCACAGCTTTGGACCAATACAGAGTGCCAGTGCCAATGACATCGTTGGTCCAACGATAGACCTTGGTGTCCGTCGTAAGCACCACCAGACGGCCCAAAAAGTTTCCAGTCGAAGGCAAGGCATCCACTATCTCAACCGGGCGCAGGCCCGGTGCGAAGTCGGCGACGTTCACACCGGTAATCGTCACGCTGTATGGACCAGCGATGGAGCTCACCCGGCCGCTTTCACTCTGGACCTGCAACCAGTAATAACGCGTGGCCGGGGCGACGATTCCCGTGAACCACTGGATGGCAGTCGGAGCCGCCACAGAAAGTGTCGGAGATCCAGGCATCACTGCCGTCGATGCCTCGTAGATCAGCGTCCTCGCAACGATCACGTTCGTCGGCAACTGCCATGATACCAGCGCGGCATTGAACCCAGGCTCAACCTCAACCCCTGTTACTCCGTCAGGCTCCACGTAGTCGTCTTGTGAAACCGTGGTGCGATCAACAGGCGCGAACGTGAAGGAAATGTCCGGGCAGACATCCGTATCGGAAATATCGGCCTCGGCGTATGTGGTGAAGCTCTGCAGACGGAATGTCGCGGTGACCGAGGAGTCCGCAAAGCTCGGGAAGCTCGCGTGCGCGAACTCGGTCAGCTTCGTCCGGTGCATAATCCAGCAGGCGTCGCCGCTCACAAAGGACCGTGCAGTCGTGCCGTATTGCCCGCGGCGCACCTTCAAGAGGTAATTGCCGGAGCTGAGTCGGCCAGCCCTGACCGTGAGGATTTCAAAGTTCGCAGGGTTAGCCGCCGAGAAAATGAAGGCGAGGAGGTTGCCGTCCTCGATCATGTCTTCCGACTGGGTTTCACCAATGATATCGAAGTCGATCGCGAGAGTGGTCGCGTCGAGCGTCAGCGAAAGCGTTTCGCTGTTGTCGTCGGGGAGTCCGAGGCTGGAGCTATACGAGGCATTGAGCAGGCCGCGCACACAAAATCCGGTCTGCGTGTCGATGCGCTGGAAAATGGATGAATCAGCCCGCTTCAGATGCAGGTTCATCCCAACCGTAAGGGGATTGGTGCGCGTGGACAGAACGCAGAGCCGCGGTATCGATTCATCGAAGAGTGCGCGTGGTGGCTGGAAAAACTGGTAAACGCCCAAGGACTCCGGAGCAGCGAGGTCCGTGGAAGGTTCAGTCGCGGCGCCAGGCACGGTCGAGACAACTGCCAGGGCTTTGTCGGCCTCGAACTCTATTGTCACGCGCTCGGAAGGCGGAGCATCCGTTGACCGTCCAATTACACGGGCGATGATGTTTATCCCGAGTAGGTCATGGACGAATTTGAACACGGTCCCAACCGGGAGGCCCTCGGCGCGTGTTCCGCGCAACACAAGCTTTCCGGATAAATTTGGCTCTCCGACTACGCGCAACAACTCCGCGGCAAGGCGCGTTGCCTGATCGATGCGCGTGACGTGCAGACGATTCATCGTCACTTGCCGTGGCTCGCCGACGACGTTTCGGTTGTATGGGCTCTTTACGGTTACGCCTGAGTCCTTATATTGGTTGGCTGCGTCCTGAAACTTAACCGCCACCTCGTTGTAGGTTTCAGCCCATCCCTTTGAATCGAGCGAAGGCTCCTCGATGAGGTCGTCAGCCGTGATGGTATTTGTGCTGTCGAACTCGGGTGGTGATTCACCACGCAGGAACCTTCCGGCCGCGATCTTACCTGGGTTGGTCCAGCGAAACCACCCGTCGTAGTATTCACGCAATTCGTCGATCAGAGAACGGGCCGATTGCGGACGCTCAATGGCAGGCGAGATGTATGTCTCTGCCCGGCGGATGTAGAGCTCATCTGCGCAGGCCTGCCACGTAGCCGAATCCAATCGACTGGTGTCCATGCCGAGACCGAAGACTGGGTCTGTCAGTGCTTCGGCGAGCAGGGCCAACGGGTTTGCATGGCCATCTTCATCGAGGTTGGCGGCAGATCCCGTGATAATACTCTGCACCGGCTTGCGGCCTAAGATCACCTCGATGCTCGGCGCTGACACCTTTTCTCGACCAAACAGGAACCCCTTCAGGACCAAAACCGCTTGCCGGCGATAAGGCGGGTGCCCCTGTGGACCAAGAACGTCCTCCACGCCGCTCGAACCGCCGACAAGCGGTGTTCCTGCGACATCCGTGGCGAGTGTTTGATTGCTTGTCCCCCAATAGAAGAATGCAACCCCGTATCCTTCCACCGTGATGGCTACAGGGTTTGGCTGGCCGGCACGAGTCAGTGGACCGGTCCAGGCAGTCTTACCATCAATGACGATCGCGTGGATGACATCCACAGGACCGTTGCAAACCACTCCGGCGATGTCTCCGTAGTAGTCGTTCGTCTTGCTCCCACCGCCGCCGCCTTTTGCTGATCCGCCCATGGTTACTTTTTACCCGGGCGAGATACCGGAGCCGGGCGCGTGAATTGGTTAATCGCTGGCATGATCCACCGCAGCGCCACCTTGTTCGTTCCGGCAAGATACGGGATCACGGTAGCCTGCTGATTGGTAGCAAGCTCATCAGCTCCGATGTTCGCGGTTACCGGAGCAGGTGATATGGTGTTTTTTGCCATGGGTTATTTTTGGAGTGGCCGCCAGGTGGCGACGTGGCGCTTTTTCCAAGTTGGATCTTCGTAGGGGTTGATCATCACACCTACACCAGAGACGGCGTGGACGATCTGGAAATTGGGAAGGAGTATCGCGAGGTGATGGATTATCTTACCGATTCTGAAACCGAGGAGGTTGCCAACTTTCGGTGGCGCCGTCATGCGAGCGAAATTCGCGTTCGCGTCCAGTAATGGCTCAATAATTGATTGAGAGCTGAAGCGAGCGTGGCCGGGTGCACCGAACGGCACGTCAGGGATGACGAAGCCACATTCCTTGTAGATCTCGGTCACGAGGAAGTGGCAGGACACACCACCGCGAGGGCCGCGCTCATTGCTGTTCGCATGGAATGGCGTGCCCACCCACGATTTTGCCACGCGCACAAGTTCCACCTCATTGAACTGGAAATCAGTGCTCACTTCTTACCTCCTCCAGCGTCGTTGCTGAGCTTAATGAGCGAGGGGTTTCCGGTCGGCACGAACGGATGCGCTCCGAAGTTCAGATAGTTATTAAAGCGCTCGATACAGGTGGCCCGCTTGCCGTCACAACCCGGGTAGATTCTGACCGTGACACCCTCTGTGAACAATGGAGACGGATCTCGGCTCAACGTGACTTGAAGACTCGAAAGACTCACCGCCGTTGAGGCCAGAATCGCTATACGCTGAAGGCTCGAACCAGTTCCTGACTCGAGCCAGCCTCCCGCAAATGCATCCGCCGCGGTCAAGACGTCGCCGCCAGCCCGGGCCAATGTGTTCAGCGAATAGATGAAGGGCCAGCCAGCAGGTCCCACATCGACGAGAGTTGCCGTATGCACCCATGCCGCCGGGTCCAGGCCGCAACCCACGGTGAAGATGGAGTGATTGCAGCCAGGTTGGAGATAGAACCGGGGAAACTTACGGTCGAACGCCGTGCCGGCCGAGATCGCACGCGCCGTGATGCGCTTACCCGGAACCTTGGCGGATCCCACTTCGCCCGACCACGCGACTACGGCAAAACCCGCCTCGCTCGTTCCGATCACTTCCGCCCGGCGCACAGTAACAAAGAGCGGAACCTCAAGACGCAGTAATGCTGAATCGAGCAGTGCGATCACGTCGAGGCCATCGGCATCAATGGTGATTTCATCACGCTCCATCGCGACTCCCTGACGAATTTCACCGTGCGTGATGCGTTTCGCCGAGTATGTGTTTCCACCGTAGGTCAGGTCTCGCTCGTAGGACGTGTATCGCTCGACGACCGTGACCGAAGGATAGACCCGTGAAAACTCATAGAGCCATGCTCGATCAGCCAGCTTTCCGATTGTGGTGCCGACTGTCTCACCCTCAGGAACCTCCAATTCCGGCGGAAGCTCGCGGGCCTTGAAGCTTGCCGCGGCCAAGCCCGGACTGGTCCAAGAGATCTCGATCTCCGGTGTGTCGAATCGAGCGAGAAGGAGGGGGGCCAGCACGACTCTGCCGGCTGGCACGTCAGACGTCGGCGAAAAAGGAAGATAGGCCGGTGAAGACATGGTTTAGTCTGGGGAAGTGATGGAGACGCTTTCGTAGGGTGAACCGCCTTCAACCACCGTGACGTTGTCACCGAGTGTGAGGGTCGCCGACGTGCTGGTTTGACTCACAAGCTCGGCAATATTGACGAAGCCGGATACGAGCCTGCTGCCATTGAGAATGGCGAGGAATTCGCCGACGGTGAGCACCTCAGAGCCAGCCAAGGCCACTGCCATCTGATCCCCCGTTATATCGGACGGCAGCGTTACCATCTTCTCATTGCCAGCCACCCAGAACGAAGCCCCGCCGCCATGCTCTTTGAAAAACGCCATCAGCTTTGATGCGCTCCAGCCCTCGGCAGTCTCTGCCCAAACGGTTTGGTTGATGGTGCGTGCAACCTCGTTTTCGCGATCGATGACCGAGGCCTCACGACCAAAGCCAATCTCTTCGCGAGCCACGCGGACGGTCAGGCTCGTGCGCGGAGCATCCCAATCCGTGGGGAAGGGGAAGATCTTCGGCGCAGTTTCGTATCCAGATGGGGTAGGGCCATCGGGTGCGGTGTAGTCCGCCGGCGTGATAGCCCAGTCGGCTTTCGAGTTCTCAATCAGAAGAAAGTCGAAGTTCACCAGATCCGCGGTCACGTGCTGGGCCTCACGGTTTTCCAAGTAGCCCACAACGAGAGGAACGGTGATTGCATCCGCTGCCGGCCACTCCGGCTCTATATCCTCAAAGATCTCGGATTCGGAACCGTCGGCCGCATAGACGTAATTGAGCCCGCCGGTGAACTCAGCGGACGCACGCTCTGACCACGCCTTTGCTGCTGGCCAGAATGGGACAGCCACGGGTTCATTCTTATGAGAGCGAAGCGCAGAAAGAAGCTGCCTGGCGTCCGCGCCTTGTGCCTGCACGCGCCCACTGATGCGCAGGCGAAGCGTGGAACCAAACTGTCGGCGTGCCTCACGGTCCGTGAGACCGCTCTCGACGTTGCCGATGAGTCGGGCACGAGCCCTGAACGGCACGGACCAGTCAATGGTGTCATCCAGCAAGTAGTATGGCAGTGAGTCGTATGTTATCGAACGCATGGTGCTATCAGCCCAGACCGGTGATTTTGTGGATATTACGCTGCATCATGTTCACCAAATGGGTTTCGCCTTCTTGGCTATTTGCCCATTGCTGCGGGGTCATACCGGACGGAATCATCCCGATAGTAATCTTGGCGCCGTCCACATGCACCGGGGACGCAGATGCTGCCGAAGTAACCGGCGACATGGACGCCGCGTTTTTCATCACCGGGAACCCGCCGTTGCCAACTCGTAGGTTTTCGACGGCTTGCACGCCGCCCAAACGCCGCACATCGGCCTGAGAGAAAACCACCTCACCACGGTGAACCACGCCGGCGGGTTCATTCACGCCACCGGCCCCCGTGTAGCCGCCTTCGCTGAAACCACCTGAGAGTGATGCAATCAAAGCGAGGGCTGCGATACCGCCCGCGAGGGCAAGGCCCCACGAGCTGATGCCACTGGCCACAGCACCTGCAGTTTTAACAGGCAGTGCAGAAGCCTCGTTGGCGATGACATTGGCCGTCTCTTCTTTGTGCCAAGCAATACTTGCGAGGCCCATGGCAGCACGCTTCACGATCCACGTGGCGAACATGTCGGAGATGGCTCCTATGACGCTGTTGAGGATCGTGCTCCCGATGTTTTGCAGCGCATCGCCCCATGTCATCGTCCCGTTGATCAGACCTTGGATGCTGGAGCTGAGTCCTTGGAACACTCCCTGAAATGAGGTTTCAACGCCGCGTGCGACGATGTCGGCCTCGGTGCCGAACCGATCAATGGTGTTGATTACGCCTGCCTGGACACCGTCACCAGCACCCAACGGCGTCGACTTTGTGATTGTTAGGCTATTGGCGCTTCGTTCTGCGCGAAGGCGGTCGATATTGGCCTGACGTGCCGGATCTGGGCTTAGTTTTTCCGCCTCTTCCAGCAGTCGGATTCGTTTTGAGATCTCCTCATTTTGAGCCTTGAGAAGGGCAACGAGCAGACGGTTCTTCTCCTCACTCGTGAGAAGCCGGTCAGCGTTCACGAGAGCGATCTGCTCTTGGCTGGCAGCTATTTTCCGTGAAAGCGCCTGCTCTTCTTCGGCGGCAGCATTCTTTTTCCGCGTGTTGATCAGTTCAACCTCGTCCTGAATCTGACGCTCGATGGCGGCCTCGTTTTCCTTATTCGCAGCCAGCTCTGCCTTTTTGATGTCAGCAATCTGGTTCTCCAACTCCATCTTCTGAATCGTGAGCTCGCGCTCGCGTTGAGAAAAAGCGATGAAGGCATCACGGATCTCTTGGGGCGTGGAAGCGCCCGCGGTATTAAACGGCTGGGCGATTTGGGAGTTAACACCATTCAGCTTCCCCTGCAGGTAATCTAATTTGGCCTTAGAAGTAGGCAGGTTCTCTACGTAGAGTTTCTGGAACTTATTTTCGTTCGCCGACGTCGCTGCTTCCTTCGTTGCGAGTGCGACACGGCGAGCGATCTCAGACTTTTGCTTTTCGAGTTCCGCAGTCTGCTTCTTGAGCGTATCGAGGCGATCATCCTCGAGGAGGTTGTTCGCGACAATGGCAGCGCCACGGTCATCGATCAGCTTGATGATGGAGTTGAGCCGGTCGATCTGCTGCTTGGCGATACGTCCCTCTTCGGTGTCCGTCGTCGGGTTTCCACGGCGGTCACGATTCTTCGGGATTGCCGCATAGGCCTTCTCGGCCGCAGCAAGCTGAACCAGCGCCGCGCTACGGGCACGGGCAGCCTCCTCAGAGCTCCTCATTTCACCGGCCTGTTTAATCAAGCTCGCGTTGATCCGGCCGTTCGTGCCTTCCAACTCGAGCTGAGCATCACGCATCTCGCCGTAGGCTTCGATCGCTCCGGTGATACGCTGTCCGATGATAACCGTCGCCGCTGCCATGGCGCCCACCGTGGCTGTGAAGGCCGATGCCGCCACCACTGCCGCCGGCACAGTCGCCGCGAAGACTGCCAGGCCAGCAACAGAACCAGCGAGACCGGCGATGAACACGCCAAACGCCACGGCCTCGAGTGCCTTGCCCATGTCGCGAACGGCCTGCGGATTGTCGCGGGCGAAATCCGACATGTCTCGGATCAGTTCGGTGAGGCCCTTGATCGTGTCGGAGAACTCGTCCGCAAAACCCGCATCGTTAATCGTGTTCTTCAGGTCGAACAGCGATTTATCGAGACGGTTCAATTCTGCCTGAAGCGTCTGTGCGGCTTGTGGAACAAGACCACCAAACTGCTTTTGCAGTTCGGCGCCCAGCTTAGGCAGCAGGTCACGAGAGAGGACTTGACCCTGCTCAAGCATCTTGCCGAGTTGCTGGGTGCTGACACCCATAGCCCTTGCCGAGAGCTCAAACGCACCGGGAAGACGCTCACCCAACTGACCGCGCAACTCTTCGGCCGCTACCGTGCCCTTCGATAGCATCTGGGAAAGTGCGCGAAACACACCTTCCATTTCGTCCGCCTTGAGACTCATCACCGCTCCGGCCTCGCTGAACTGGGTGAAGATCTCGCGAGTTTGATCAGCCGCCAAGCCAGACACGCTCGCAGCGATCGAGAAAGAGGTGAAAGGCTTGAGAACGCCGTTCATGCTCAAGCCGAGGCGATCCGCCTCACCAGCCACGTAGCCGTAGGAATCGCCGGCAGCCTGGGCGGAACCCTGTGACGCAAGCAGGCCCATCTTTACGCGCTGCATCTCCAGTTCGGCATCAACCAGCGCTTGCCCCATGCGCACGGCGGCGAGCGTAACCGCCGATGACATGACTGCCTGCAGTCCAGTGAAGGCCAGTGCAGCCGAGTTGGCTGAAGACGCCTGATCCTTCTGGGCGTTCGTGTTCGTCTTGGCCGTGGTCGCCGCCTGTTGCTGAGCATCGGACAACTTAACGAGGCCAGTCGTCGCCGATGCCAGGTGTCCACGGAGTCGCTCCACCTCTGCCGACAGTCGCCGCTGTTCCGCCTGCAATCCGGCAATAGAGTTCTTCGATCCCTCGAACTGAAGCGCCATCTTGGCGTTTTCAGCAGCGAGCTTTGCCTGAGTTTGCGTCAGCGTCGCATTCTCCGCAGAAAGCTTCGTGACCGCAGCGGAGGCCGCAGTGGTCATCGTGCGTAGCTTGCTCAACTCCGCATTGAGCAACTGGAGGTCCTTCGAGTGCCCCTCCGTAGCCGCACGCAACGCAGCACCAAGTGCATCAGCCTCATTGGCTGACTTCTTCGCCGATTCTCCCATCAGCTTGAACTGAGAGAGGACGTTTTTCAGGACCTCGAGGTCGGCCTGAATACTCAGCAGCAGTTGAATCTTCTCTTGGTCCACGGTGACATGCATGGCCCCTTGCGGGGCCGGTCAAATTTTAGGCCGAAAAATCAACCCGTCTTTGCGGGTCCCTTCTTGAATCGAGATTTTATCTCTCGGCTCTTTGGCTGCTTTTTCATCAGGCCACTGATCGCGCTGAGCGCCTTGCTCGGTGATACGATCAGCGATAGCGCACGGAAGCAGCGGTTGTATGCGTCCTGGCCTTCCTTGCCGACCATGAGAGGAGCAACAGCGGAGTGCGTGCAATCGAGGTTCTGCAGCGCGAGAGCAGCATCCCGCCGGTTGCACGCATTGATGCCCAGCTGAATGACCGGAAGTGGCAACTCCACCACCTCCAGCCAAGTGCCGAGGCCGCGGGCTACTGCGTCTGCGACGAGATCGCTGAAGCGATAGCTTTGCGAACGTTCGTCGTGATCTCCGCCACTCGGTTGAGCAGTTCCCGCTGACGTGCCAAAAAAGGTTCTAACCTCGGCTCGTTAAAAAGTCTTCCGAGGCGATCGATTTCGTAGCAGGCGTCATCCGACAGCGTATCCACGAACGCGGCATCTTTGCCGGTCACGAATTGAATGAAGTCCGGCAGCGACGACACGACGTCGAGATACTTGCTGAGCTCACGAATAGGAACCAAACGGACTTTGACCTCAATGTCTTCGCCCTTGTGGTTCTTCACCGTTATGGTTTGGCCGAGGTTCATAAGAACGTCGGCAGGGATTGTGGCCTTATCGGCCTGTGCTTCGGGTTTCATTTCGGGTTCGGAATCGGGTTTGTTTCGGGTTCAAAAAAGCCCCGCCCATTTACAGGCGGGGCGAAAGAGTCGCAGTCCAAGACTTAAGCCGTCGAGGCGTCGTGCTCGACGGTCACTTCCTCGTGAGCCTCGAACACAATGGTTGCCTTGGCGACTTCACTGTTCTTGAAGCCGATGCCACCATCGAGCTTGGCCGTGCAGGTGAAGAGGTTCGTGAGGATGGCGACCGTGTTGGCGGCATCATCCGGATCGGTGATGTAGAGCTGCACGCGGCCCTTCTTGAGACCGGACAAACGGCCCGGGAAGATGTTATCGAGCCACTTCACTTCCTCGATTTCGAACTTGAAGGACTCGTCCTGGCCGACGAGCACCTCGCGGTCGGTGCGCATGACGCCATTCGCGTCGGGCACCTTGCGCTTCACCGTCTCCATCGCCTGTTCGTAGTTCACGGTCTTTCCGACGAAATCAGCAACAGGTGTGATGGTGGCAGTGCCATCAGCAGTGAAGAGGAGTGCGGTGCCACCGCTGGTCGCGGCGACTTGGAACGTGCCGGAAGCTGCACCGACGACGAACTTGAAGCCACTGGTGAGGCCGGTAAGGCCAGTGAGCACGGTAACCAAAAGCACTTGGCCATTGATAAAACCGTGGTCATTCTTGGTGAACAAATCGGTGGCGGCGGTGCCGGGGACTGCAACGAGCGCGGCGGCGTCGCCGATGAATCGTGCGTAGGACTTCTGGGCGACTACGGTCATAGTCGGATCAAAGGTGACGTCAGGTAGCATGGTCGTATTGGGTTCGGGTTCGGGTCTCTATCGGTTGCGGACCATGCACGCCGCCGTTTCCTGCTCGTCAATTTTTTCGACAAAAAAACTGGCAGGCTCCTTTAGGAACACTGCCAGCACCTGAAAAACCGCTCACTGAATATCCGTCCAGATACCCTCACGCGTGCTGTAAGCGATCATCTTGTTATCCCGAAAAAGGAACTTGTAGGGCGTGAATCCGACGTAGCCACCATAACTGTTTTTCGCGTTCACATTCACCGGAACGAACCAGCCTACCTTGTCGATACCACCACCGGCCAAAGGCGGCTTTGAGATGAAGCCACTGTAGGGCTTGTGGAAATCATATTGAGCAGAGTCAGGGTCCTTGAGTGTGTATTTCATGAAGCCGCGAATCGCTGGCTCATACGTCTCTTTGGCCGGTTCAACGCCGTATCCAATGGCGGCAGCCTGCTGCAACGCCTGGGCTTTGGGCACTTGGCAGCCAGTCAGCAGGCCAGCAGCAACAACGACAGCGGACAAAAAAAAGGCTCGAAATAGATTTTTCATCTACGTCGAGCCTTGAACTGGTTTCCTGCAATTGGCCAGCAGGAAGGGATCGGGCGATTCCCAGACGTAGTATCAGTGAACTTGAATTTCGCGCAGACCACCGGGCAAACCGAGTTTCCGGCGCGACTTCAACGCGAGCATCGCCCATTGCGTTGCCCATTCAAGGTCACGCTCGGTGATGTCCACCCCTTCGAGGTAAGCCGACTCCCAGGCACCATAGCCGACGCTGTCGAAGTATAACGAAATCCGACCCAGTGGGCATCCTTGCCCGATGCTTACCGTGTGCGTGTGTTCGTCCTTGTCCTTAGGCGAGTGCCAGAGGTTGATCTCTCCGATCCAGCCGCCGCCGCCCCACGAACCGTCACGCCGCCATTGCACGTAGGCGCAGGGGTATTTCGTGCCGTTACCGAAGTAGTGACGGATGGTAAGCCCGGCCGGCACGGTCTTGAGCGCCTTGTCGATCCACGAGGGCTGGAAGCGGAGGCGGCACCACTGGTAGTTCAGATACCAGGCGAGAGCCACGAGGTAGTGGAGAGGCCAAAGCACCAATACGTTTTCGTTGCGGCTGGCGTCGTAGTAGGCGCGAGCGTGATACCAGCGAGGCTTTAGTTCTATACAGAGGCGGGTGAGGAAGATCGCTTTGATGCGGTCGAGTCGTGTGGGTGGATTCGTTTTCATATCGTTTCGGGTTCGGGTTTCGTGATCCAGATTGACCACTAAATTCAATTTGAGCAGCGGGCCCGGCGAATACGGCTCTTGCGAACCATGCGCTGACACTCGCGCATCATGCCCCAAATCTTCGGAGGGCGTGAGGTTCCCATAAGCATGTAATCACTCCGCCGACGACGACGGACCTCAAACGGAACGATAACCTGCGCAGGTGCTGTTGGCACCGGATTGGATGGCGCGTGCTGAGCCGCAGGCGCTGGCGCGTATGTGATCGCCTGCGCGGGAGCCGGCGCAACAGCTGAAGAGAATAGGGAAAGCAGTTCGATAATCATTGTGGCATGAGCGGCACGGTTTGGCCGGCGAGTGGGTGAGTGCAGTCGGCGAGAAATTGGATTTGCCCGTCGCGCACGAATGAGTGGCAGCGCCGCGCCGGGATGTCGTCAGGGCCAGCGCCGCCGTAGGTCACTACGAGACTCGGCTCGAATGTAGGGCGAACCATATCGCCGTTCCATCGCCACTGAGCGCCGTTGCTCGCAGGCTTCGACGTCCACACGCCATGCTCGATCCGGCAGCCAGGGCAGAAGAACACGACGTCGGGCATGTTGACGCGCTCACACGTGGGCGCGGCGATGCGGTGCAGGACGGGGGGCGTGCTCATTCGGTGTAGTCGGCGTTGGTGACGGGTGCGGAACGGCGGTTGGCTCGGCGGCCGTTTGCGATGCCGAAGATGATGTCGATCTCAGCAACGAAGCTCAGGTCGTTGATCTCCGACATGCGGCACTCCGTCGTGAACTGCTCGCTCAGTAGCTGAATCGGATGCCCTCCCTTAAGCAGCGGCGTTCCGTCTTTGCGGTGCAGCGTAAGCAAGGTGTCGGACTCGCCGGTGCTTGGGCTGATCTCGATCGCATCCATGACCTTTTCGACCCAGTTGTAGAGGCCGTCCTTTTGGGTGGGGTCCATCGATACCCAGCCATTCTTGCGGCTTGTCTTCACGAAAAGCGTGATTCGGCCATCCGTGCGACCGACGCTATCCTTGATGCCCAGTTCGGTCATTGTGACCTGCGGCAGGTCCTTTTCACCGTCGATTCGGTATTCACCGTTGGGCTTAACCTTCAGGCCATCGAGCAAGCCGTTTGGCTTGTCGTTACCCGCATCAACAGGCCGGGCTTGAAGCTCAAGGCGTGTCCAGACTTCACGAAGTGCAGCTACGTAGATCATTTGATGAGTTTCTCCAAAAAGGATTTCACTTGGTTTTTAAGAATCTCCATGGCTCGAGGCCTGAACTTTTCGACGATGTGCATGGCCTTGATACCGCGGACACGGCGGGCGAGGTAGTAGTCCCGGCCGAACTTGAGCGCCGCATTCCAGCCACCGATCGCAGCGCGAGAGTTGAGCGGCACGAAGAGGTATTTTTTCGACTTCGGATAGATGTAGCCGCCGTGGCTCGTAGCCGTGCCCGCATTGCCGGTGCCGTGCTCAAGCCAATTCATCGCCTTCGAGTTGTTGAACACCAGGCGCTGGGCGATTCCGGTTTTCTCAACTTTCCACTCACGCCGAGTGATGCCTGTATATCGTTTTGGCGTCAGTTCGACGAGCTCGCGGTAAACCTTCCAGCCGGCGATTTCCACCGGTTGATCAAACGCCTCGTCACGGAGCGCATTGAGCATGACGCCGATCTTCTGTTCGGCGTCACCGGTGCTGAAATCGGTCGAGAACATCAGATCACCTGCATGCGGTAGCGGTTGAGTGATCCGGTCAGGTCAGGCGGCAGATTACGCACTGTCGCCACTTGGCGAGAGCCATCAGCCGCAACGAACTCGCGCTTCACCAAGCCGCTGCGGATCGCCGCCAACACACGGCAGACGGTGCCCACTTCCTGAGGCAGATCCGTGCACGGCACCGCCAAGGGCGTCGTGGTCGCTGGCGTGAAACCAAACACACCCGTGAGCTCGATACGTGGGGGCAAGGCAAACGTGCGATTGGATCCGAAATAGGCCTGCTGTTTCTGCCAGCGACCGATCCGGATGATCTTGGCTGTCGACCGCGGCACGCTGTTTTCAAACGTGTATTGATCGGTCGCCAGCTCCACACCGTCCACCGTGATCTTCGTGAGCGTCCGCACCGGCATCGGCAGATAGATTACGTTTTCCGCGCACCAGCCAGAAAGCACCGACAAAGGAGACGAAGCGTGATCATGAGCGAGGAAGTCGCGGCGGCAGTAGTCATCAATCCATCGGCTCGCCCAGTTGATCTCGCTCTGTAGATCTGCGACAGAGTCCGGAGTGTCGTTGCGGGTCTCGGTCTGCACCTCTTTGAGCGTGCAGTAGGGATTGAGGAGCGTGGTGCTCATGCGGTGTTGATGGTGATTGCGGATTTATTCTGCATCGCAGCGCGGCATGAGGGCAGGTGAGCTGCGCGATATTTCTTCATCTCTTCATCGAAATCGCGCACGACCGCGGCACGGCCCGCGCTGTTTGCGACGTTCAGGCGGCGGATAAGCAGGTCGCGTGTGGGGTTATCGAGAGGTGAGTCTTCGATCTGTTTTGCGAGTTTTTCTGGGCTGGACATGGCTTCATTTCGTTTCGGGTTCGGGTGTGCTCGGACGCTGACAAACAAAAAAGGGGCTCCTTGGTGTGGAGCCCCTGCGTGAAAGTTATTCGTTGCCACCAGGGTTGGTGTCGTCGGCATCGGCTGGCACTTTATCGCCAGGCTTGGACGCCTTATCCTTGACCGGCTTGAACTGCTCGGGGGCGTGCTTTAACAAGCCTTCGCCCTGCTTTTCGGTGACCTCGATCACATCGCCATTTTTGACGATGCCGACGCCAGCCAGATTCTGCTCCTCTTTACCAACGTAACGGAATTTCATTTCAGGTTTTGTTTCGGGTTTCTGCGACTGCCAGTGAATCCGGCAGCACTCGTTCTGTATCCAAATTTCAAATATCGATTGAGCAGCCCTATAGTCAAGAGAAACCCGGCCCCCTTCAGGCCGGGTTTCATACCCTGAAATGAACTGATCTATCCCGACGCGATTACGTGTTGAGGCAAAAACGAGTTCGTCAATCTATTCGCACAAAAAAGGCCCGGACCAATGACGGCCCGGGCCTTCGAATCACTCAACTACCGGCTCTTTAGCTCGCGTAGTTGTAGCCGAGAACGGCCGCCTTGGTGTTGGCGAGCGACTCGATGGGCTTGAAGGCGCGGCGGAATGAACCAACCACGAACTTCTGCTGGAGGCTGATGTCCTTGTCCTGCTCGATCATGAAGCCGCGGCGGACGCCCATGATCCAAGCGGGCTTATAGACGATGAAGATCGAACCCTTGGTGGTGGTCACGCCGTCGTAAACACCGGAGGCGTTGAGGTCTTCACGGACGGCAGCCGAGGCGAGGATGTCCATGCCGAAGAGGTTCGGCGCGAGACCGGTGAAGATGCGGGCCGTAGCCTTGTCGCCAGCCTTCTCGGCGGTGAGGGTTTCGGGCAGCATCACGAGGTCGTTGTAGGCATTGACGCCGGCAACGATCATCAGGTTCTTCGGGTTGAGGCCCCAACGCTTGAGCGCCTTGCGGAGCACGCCGATGTTGCTCGCGGACAAGCCGCCAGTGGCCAGCGAGATCTTCAGGTCAGCCTGAGCGAGAGCCAGCTTGCGGATACCGTCGAACAGCTTCGCTTGGTGGCGAGCCACGGCATGGATGTCCGAGTCTTGGTGCGTCGCGGCGGTGTCACCGTTGATAACAGCGTTTTCGAGCGCTTCGGCGGCAGCCTCACCCAGCTGGGAGAGGATGTTCGGGAGAATCGCGATGAGCGAATCTTCGTCGGCCTCGTAGCTGTATTTGACCTTGCCGATGAGCTTCTTCGCCTGGAGGACCAGGTCATCGGTGCCGGGATCGCTCTCGTCAGGGGTGCCACCCTCGGAACCGGTGTAGAACGTCGGACGGGAGGTGGACAGCGGGTAGGTGTAGTTGTCCGAAGGCATCTGGACCTCGTTCGCCGTAAGGGCGGCGGCGAGTTGGGACTCCAGATACATGCGGGCGAGGAGCGTGCTGGACAGGGTGGTGTTCATCCACTCGGCACCAGTGCTGGCTCCGGTCGTGGTGATCGCCTTCTGGGCGTTCACGCCACCAACGCGCAGACGGCCGACGATGCTCTTGACGCGTGCTTCGCCACGGCGCTCGGCATCCTTCAGGACGGAATCCTGAATGCCTTCGTTGATGAAGTCGGCGCCCTTCGTCATGACGTTGAGCAGCTGCTTGGCGTCCACCGACAAGTTACCGGCGCGGTGAGCGATCGGGAACTCGATGGAGGTGTCATCGTTGTCCTGATGCTGTATCTTGGAGTCCTTGCGGAAACCCTTCAGGGCCTCTGTGACGATGCCCTTGACGTCATCGGACGTGATGGTGGCAGGCATGGCAGCTTTGACCTTCTGTGCGAGGGCATCGGCATCGAGGTTCTCGGGCTTGATGCCCTTGACGGCGTCGGCGACGATGGTCTTCACCTGTGCTTCGGTGAGGGTGTTGCCGGCGGGGAGAGCGGCCTTAACGGCGTCCTCGACGGTCTTCTTGACGTCCTCGGCGCTCATGCCGTCGTCATCTTTGACGGCGTTGGCTTTGGCTTGGAGAGCGTTGAGCTCCTTGATTTCGTCGGCGGTGCGATCGGCGACGGCTTTGCTCATGAGTTCCATGAGGCGTTTAAGTTCTGCGGCGGTGAGTTTCATTTTTGGTTCTTTCGTTTCGGAATCAGGTGGTGGTTTCGTATCGTTTCGTTTCGGGTTCTCCTGCTACTCCCCGTGGGGTTTGGTCGCAGAACACAAAGTGGGTCACTCGGTCTTGAGGCTCGTCTGGTTGCGCCAGAACTTCGCGAAGGCCTTCCGGCAGTCGGCCACGCCGAGGCTGCTGGTATAGGCGAGCGAGTCCGGGTTCATCGGCACAGGCGTGAGGCTGATCTCGTATAGCTCGGCTTCCTCGATGCCGTAGCCGTCGTCCTTGTAATACCAGATGCCGCCAATGCTCAGGCCCTTCAGGTGGCCCTCCATGAGCTTGAAGCGAACATCGCGCAGGCCGGGCGCGTTCGAGATGGCGCCACGCACAGCCAAGCCTGACTTGTCGGTGCCGATCTTCTCCCACGAGCCGGCGAGGTGATCGACGGCGTTGCGGTGGTCGATCAGGATGACCGGGTTCTTCTTGAACGCGGCCAAAGTCTTGTCGAAGGCGCCCGGCAGCACGTAGTCGCCGCCGCGGTCGCGCTCGGTCGTTCCGACGAACGTGGAGGCATAGCCCTCGATGATGACGTCACGGTAATCGACGATGCGCGTGGCCTTGTCGTCGCCAGGCACAGGCTCGGTGACGGCCACGGCCTTCTTGTCGCCATCGGTCGCGAGCTTAATCTCTGCGCCGATCTCGAAGTTGCGCACGCGCTTCGCCTGCATGAGCGCCTTGGTGACTTCGAGGTCCGTGGCCTTCACGGTTATCTCGGTGTCGGTTACGAGCAGCACTCCCTCGCGGGATGGAACCGCCAGCTGAATGACGAGCGAGTCGCCCTCTACGCGAAGAGCCTTGCCGGCGACGCGCTCGCCCTCGGAGGCGAAGAACACAGCCTTACCGAGCAGCTCCTTGTGAGCATCAGTCTTAACGATTGCCGGAGCCGGGGGCGCGACTCGCTTCTGGCCTACGCGAAGAACTTTTGCGGGGGCGAGAGGAGTGCGTTTGACCTTGAGGATTGCCGGCATGCATCTCGTGTCGAAATGCGGACGGGCTCTGTCAAATTTGACGCATAAAAAAAGCGCCGAAGTGTAATATCGGCGCTGATACCTAAGTAATCGGCTGAAGATTTTACTTCAGAATGTAGGTCTTCACGACGCGACCGATTATGTTTTTTTCGGTCACCCGGGTGCCGTCGTAGTGGGAATTGTGAAGACCGGTCGATATCCAGTCTTCGCCTTCGCGCTCGGCGATTTGGTGGAGGATGTTGATCGAGCCGGCGCGAAAGACCACGAGGTCGCCTTTGCGCAGCGCGGAATAAGCAGGCCTCTCCACCTGGACGTAAGCGACGATGCCGTCATCGTCTCCGCCCGGGATGTAGGGCTGCATCGAGCCGGTGCCCATGACTGCCACGAGATCATGACCCGTGAGGATGAGATGCTGAACTTCGTGCAAATCCACCTGCACGGTCTTCGGCAAGGCCGTGACTGCGTTGTGCTGGCGCTTGAGTTCACACATGGCGAGGAGTGAGAGGGCGAGGATGCAGGCGACGAGGGCGATGATGGCTGATGGTTTCATGGTGCGTGTAAGAATGGAATTAAGACGGCCAACCTGCGGTAGGGAGATCGACCAAGGCGGGAGGATTGGCTTCGAGTGTGTTGCTGTGGGCGCGGATGGCTTTGATAACCGTCCATATCGCCTGATACGCGGCGTTCGCAGCTTGGGCCTCGGGAGGCCAGGCTGACACCGTGGTGCCGTTGTCGCGCACCAACTCGACGGTGTGCGCAATCATGTTCGCCTGCTTCCAGCTCGGCGCGAGGATCAGGATACGGCGCTGCGCTTCGGCCTTTATTTGGTCGGCGGTAGCGAGGATTGCAGGCGGGGTTGCGATATCCGCCTCGACGTTCTCCTCGCTCGGCTCGCCGTTCGCTTGAATGCCAATCGTGCGACCATCAGCGGTGACAATGGTGTAGCTGGCGATTTCGTGCGCAATGACTGTGCCCAAGCTGCAAGCGTAGGGCTCAATGGGTGTGCTCATGGTTTTATGCGTTACCGACGCGATGGCCGGTGATGGTGTGAACGAGTTGATCGGTGCCGTTGCTGTTTGCCCAGAGGTCAACAGTGGCGTTGAAACGGGTGGCAAGGGTCACGTCGTTGAGTCCGGCGGCGGCGGTGATGCCGGAGGCGTATTGCGTGCCCGCGCTCGCATTGCCCAGGCTGACGGTTTTTGACGTGCCAAGATTGTTGATCACCCAGCTGTCGATGCGGTGGCGGTTGGTCTCAATGAACACGCTCCCGCCGAGCAGCTGCTGATTGCCGCTCGTCGCTGTCGATGTGACGATGCGCCAGTCGCGCTTCTGAGTGGTCGGCGTCATGCCGACCAATCGGGCGCAGTTGCCGCCGATGGTTGTCCAGTCGTCGATGACGGGGATTGGTTGAACACCGGGAAGGGAAATAGCGCCGACCCGATTGGCTTTCACATTCTTAAAATAGGCTTTGTCGCCGGTGCCCAATGTGCCGCCCGAGTTTGGGGCGACCGATAGGCGGAATTGTAGCCCGCCACCGATCCATGGAATCGTCAGGTCGTAGGAAGTCCACGTGTCGGCGACAGGCTGAACCGCAAACCCAGTGAGCGCCGAATTATCGTTTCGGATACCAATATATACGCCCGTCGTGTTGGCCGAAGGCCGATAAACATCAAACCGGAGTCGAATGTATGCGCCGTATTGAATGGATGAAGCGAATCCCCTGTTTGCGGCGGCGGAAGTTCCGCCACCGGTATTGAGCTCAAGGACGTTATCCACCCCACCGATACTATCGACGTTACCAACGACGGCACCGTTCGACGCGCTCCACGAATCAACTCCAGCCGAGAAGTCGGAATTAATTTCAAGGACTTGGCTACCGCCGAACGCTACCCACGCCGGAGGCTTGCCCGTGGTCCGCCAGGCAGTTCGTTCGGCATCCGTGAGCGAAGCATTGATCCAACATCCGACGGGCGCGGGGCCAGCGGGCCAATTTAGGCCGATCACGTAGGTTGTGCAATTCAGGCTAGAGTCCAGCCAGTTGGGTGGGGTTCCAGTAACGGTCGGACCGGAAATTAATGTGGAAATATCTACATCATTAAAATACGCGGACGGGTTAGTTGTGCCGGTTGCAAACTTGAGCTCCAAGAAACCGCCGTTGGTCAGATAGCCGGATCGGAACCCGCTGATACTTACCGAGCGTCGATCTCCATTAACCGCGCCGACCGCTTCGATGCTCAAAAGCCCAGAGGTATTGATATAGACTTCCAAGCGGTGCGCAATTCCGTTGCCTCCGTCGCTACTGATTATCGCCAACCAGCAAGTCGCCGCTGGATTGGTTGCCATGGGAGGCACCCAAAGCCGGAGTGCTGCAACAGCTGCCCCAGCGACATTGCCGCGAGCGCCCGGTGTTTGCCGGATGGAACGGTTGCTCGTCGCTCCATCGGAGATGATCTGGTCGGAGCCAAGGCGCTGAGCGAAGATCGGTTCGGCATAAGCCTTTAGCGTGGTGGTGGTAACCCTACCCGTCGGGGCAATCGGCAGCATTCCTGTCAGCGTCGCGATATTCTGGCCGATGGATGTGACGTCGTCGATGTATGTGCTCTGAACACTCGGCAGGGAGAGGGCGCCACCCGAGAAAAGTTCGACGTCGTCGAGGTCGATTGAGTCCCCAATTGATCCGCCTGCGCCCGCCCAAGAAAACGTGAGCCAGCTACCGGAGGCGGCGGTAAGCTCGAACGTCAGTATGTATTGAACCCACGACCCAGTTGGGACGATGGTCTGTCCAGCGCTGGCTGCGCCAGCGCCGAATGGCTTGTTAAACGCGACAACGATCCCCGGTCCGGCGATGCCAGTTGTTGAGCGAATCCAAAACCTAACTTGCACCTTGCCGCCGATGAAATTGATAGTCGGATTTGCCATGCCTGTGAGGCTGCCATTGCGTCCGGCCGTCGTTGCGGATTGAGCGATTCGGATGAAAAAACTACCGGCACCCCCATCACGGGCTCCCGCCTCCGAAGTCACGGTAGCGGATGAGCCTTGGGTGTCTGTCGTGACATTAGCGTCGGTGCTACCCAACGAGAATGCGCGGGCTGACGGCACCCCGGTTACGGTACTACCTCCGAATGAAACCCACGCGGGCGGCGTTCCGGTCGTGTCCCAATAGGTGCGTTCTGCATCACTCAAAGCGCCAAGAATCCAGCAACCGAGCGGGGCCGGGCCAGCGGGCCAGTTGTAGCCAGTCGTATGATACGTCGAAACAAGGGCAGTATCTAGCCAAGCTGGCGGTGTGCCGTTGGTGCTGGCGGCAAAACCCGCGCTGATATCCACGCCATTCCATCGCACAACAGGGTTGGTTGTGCCTTGGACCAAATACACCTCAAGGGTCCCGGTTTGGCCGGAGTAAATCGTCCGAAACGTGCTATGGTTAAACAGCCGGAGGTCTGTCGCCACACTTGCCCCGTCTGCACGGATAGTAAGCGCATTGCCGCCAAATCGAATGTCGATGTGGTGCGCAAGAATCCCAGGCTCGGAGCCCGACGCACTCGCCAATCCCGCCACATACGCCGTGCCGGATGGGGCACTTGACGGCACCGTGATCCGCCCGCGCCACGTCGCCGCCGCCGCGCCCGCGAGCCAGCCACGCGTCCCCGAGAAGAACGGTCCTTGTATCTGTGCCCGGTTGGCCGTCGTGCCGTCACTGTAGATATAACCCGTGTCGCGCACCCACGCGTTGAAGCGGTCGTCAATGAGCGTTTGATGTCCAGAGTAGTATCCCGGGAGCTGTGTCCACGAGCCGGAAACGCCGTTGTAGATCGCGGCGTCGCCGATTGCCCAGGTCTTGGACTGGGACGTGCCGGCGGACGTGATGCGGTAGTGATCGCCCGTCGCCGTCGAGGTCGCAGGCACCGATGCGCCGGCGAGACCACCCTTGAATGCCTGCGCGATCGCGTTGAGCGCGGTCGCCGCAGACGCCGCAGCTTCATTCGCTTTGGTGGTTGCAGTCGCAGCTTGTGCGGTCGCGGTAGTCGCTTGAGTCGTGGCAGTCGTGGCAGATCCAGCCGCAGCCGTCGCCGACGCCGAAGCAGCGCTTGCTTGAGTTGTGGCGGTGGTGGCGGATGTTGCAGCAGAGGTCGCGCTGGTTGCAGCCGCCGTTTCGCTCGTCGCCGCGGCAGTGGCTGACGTGGCAGCCGCAGTGGCCTGAGTGGTCGCCGTTGTGGCGCTGGTTGCAGCAGCCGTAGCTGAGGTCGCAGCATTACTCGCTGAAGTTGCAGCTGCCGTCGCCGAACCGGCCGCAGCCGTGGCACTGCCCGCAGCTGCCGTTGCTGATGTTGCGGCAGCGGTAGCGCTGGCAGCTACGGCGGCTGTCAAATCAGTTTGGATTTGAGCGATAGCACTTGCCTTGAGGAGTTCTACGGTGGTGGACATGGCTTAATTTGGGAAAGTGATGATCGAGGAAGGGTAGGGGCCGGAACCGTCTTCCACGGTGATGTTGTCGCCGGCGGCAAGGGTCGCGCTGGTGTCGTTTTGGCCAACCAGCACCATGATGTTTCCAGTCGCGGCGACGGCGGTGGCAGCAGCGGTTTCAGCAGCGGTCTTTGATGCAAGAGATGAAGCGGCACTGCTTGCCGAATCGGTTGCACTGGCATCCGAGGCGGTTGCCGATGTTGCGGCAGCTGATGCAGACGCCGCAGCAGCACTGGCAGACCCCGCCGCCGCAGTTGCCGACGTGGCCGCGGCAGCGGCTGACGTAGCCGCAGCCGTGGCGCTCGTTGCTGCAGCCGTAGCAGCCGATTCAGCCGCTGTCTTCGCTGTAATGATAGCCGCCAGCGCACTATCAGGTGAAATAGGCTCGGTGGTGTGAATCGGCACCGACGCACCCGATTCACGAGTGATGTCCCGCTTCAGGATCATCTTTCCAAAAGCAAGCGTCTTACGTGCGCCCGTAGCCGAATTCACTGCCTGGATGTCGCAGACTATCGTTCCGGCCCGGGCCGACAACGTATCGTCGGGCACAACCGCGATGTTCGCGTAATACTTTCCGCCAGACTCCTCGGTCGTGATGCCTGCACCGGTGGTCTTCTGGAAGATCGAATCCACATCGGCATCCTCAGCGTCAGCCTTCGCGGTGAACGTCAGGACGTGTCCGGAGGGGTTGAAAGCTACGCCTGCGATTGCTAGTGCAACCCTGTGCGTGGCGCTATCACCGATGAATTGTTCGAGATGCATGCTGGCTCGTCCGTCATGTCGGAACGGCCAGCGGTGCTGTCAATTTTCAGGCACAAAAAAGGCGTCACCCCGTGTGAGGCGACGCCGTGGGCGAGGTGAAATCAGAACTCCAAGCCACTATAAAACGGGTTGCCTGTGAGGATAGAGAAAGCGGTGAGTTTGAGCCAAACGTCGTGGCGATGGTTCCAGTTATCAATCATCATCCACCTCATAACTTCATCACTTGTAGCATCATGTGAAATATTAATGATTGTTGTTTTCTCGTCGAGCTTGGCCTTGAGTATATCCATTGTATCCAGAGCGCAAGCACAGCGCATCCAGATGAGATAACGGTGATGCTCGCACGGGGCCGACGCGTTTTCGTTAAGCATCGCGTCTATGATGTCGGAACACTCGTTTCGGCACCGATTCTCCAGCAATTTTAGGCCGACGTATAGGTCGTGGGCGTTGCGTCCACGCCATTCAGCCGCCGGCACGAGGCCCAGCTCTTGCATGCGGTCTTGAATGCCGACGATGAGGCTGAAGGCAACTTTTAGCTTTTCTTCCATGGTGCTCACGTCACCGGCGATTCGTCCGTCGGCATCGGCACAAAGAGGCCCTCGAATACATGCGTCAGGGGACGGCCCTTGGTGTTGTCATCGACGATGCGATTCAGATGTCCGCCGGTCAGTGGGATCGCGTATTTCACGGTGCCACCGCCTTGTAGTGGGATCTCACATTCAGCCATCACGAAGGGCTGGTGCGCCTCAGTCGGCCCATCGGTTAATTTCAATGTCGCAGAGACAGCGACAGGAAAGCCGTTGTGAATGAAGGATACCGCGATGGCTTTAGAAGCAAGGGCTCGAATCTTTTCGTGTGGCATATCAGCCACTTAGCCAACGGCACCGCGCTCTTTCAAGCGAATTGCCCGTCAGTTGAAAGCCGCATCGTCGCCCGGCGTGTTGGGCATCGTCCGAGGCATGACCGACAGGTCCACTTTGGCGCCAAAATCCATGTAGAGGTTCCAAGCACGCCGCCCGTGCGGCTTGATGCATGCTCCGTCCGCATCATGAGGTTCTCTGCCAGGGCGGGCATTCTCCGCATCGACGATCTGCTTCACGAAATCAGGGTTATCCGGGAACTGGCGGCGTGTGATGCCCTCGTAGTCGCAGGCCCCGATGTGTTTCATGAGCGCGTCCTTCAACTCGATAGGGCCCACCGCTTCGTCAGTCCATGGGATCGCCACAAGGTCGAGGTCAGACGTAACCGTGCCGTGCATGGCGAGCGCGTAACCGTGTTTGCGGGCGACGACGCAAAGTCCGTGGTAGAGGCAGGCGTAGAAGGGAGCGCGTGTCGGGTCTTTCACTCAACGTCCTCCGGTGGGTGCATCGGGCCGGTGTCTTTCCAAACGATCACAAGCACTGCAATTATGGCGATGATAGCGACAGTCTTCATTTCGTTTCGGGTATCTGCCCCCACGAATGACGCAGCGTCGATGTCGTCAAACTCTACGCATGAAAAAGGTGAGAGCGGGAGGATTTGAACCTCCGAAGGCTGTAGTCCGATTCCCATTCTGGAATCATTCTCCTTTGCGTGAGCGGCGGGACGCTTTTACCACGCAAATTAGCGGAGAATTTTGGCCAGCCCTATGACCCGCATCCTGCTATTATCTGGTCACTGCATTCGACCTATACGTTTCGTTGCCTACCGCGTATGCCTGTGCCACGCTCTCAGGAATTGGGTGGAGCAAATTGACGGATTGGTCAATTACACACCAAGAAAAAGGCCTCCGCAGAACGTAGGCCCAGCTCATCCCGCCATGGGTGGGTGAAAAACAAAAACCCGAGATTCATCATCAGCAGTGCATGAGCACCACCAACGCTAGGAATGGCCCCGGGACAGTGCTTCAAACATGGTTATGCATGATACTAGGTCAACCATTACATGCGTCACTCTTCGCCGACGAACTTCTCCGGCACGATACAGCCTGTATGTGATGGGTGGAAACGCAGCTTATCCACGTCATAGACCGGCACATTCTTGATGTTGCACGTCGATTCCCCGCGATACTGCGGTGACCGGGCCTCGCGTGCCTGGCAGCCAATGACGCTTACCGTCAGCACCGTCGACGACTCGACGAGCGCCTGCTTCGTGCCTTCGTCCACCGCGTTTCCGATCTCCGTGCGTGCGATCGTCGGGATGCGTGCGGCTTCAATCTCCGGGATCTTCTCACGAATCGTGCGCACCGCCTCGGCGACGGTCTGCTTTTCCTCCAGCGCCTGCTCGAGCACGTTGGCAAGCTGGGTGCGCGTCGTGTCGTTGATGCTGGTGACCTCGCGGGCAAGGTTCTGGGACCGGCGAAGGATCGAAACGGACCGATCCGGGGCCAACTCCTCACCGATGAAAAGTGATGTGCGCTCATAGGCACGGGCTGCGATGCTTTGGACGATTGGCGTGTAAGCCGCGATGAGTTCGGCATCGGCCGCTGCACCAAACGCTTCAATGAGCGCCGTGCGCCACACCTGTTCGGTCGCGTTGAGCGTCACCGTTTCCTCGAAATCTTTCGTCTGCCATGCCGATGCCGACCGCGTGAGCGAGACCGACACACGCACCTGTGCCATGACTGAGTCGCAAAACTTGTTTATGCGGGCGTCGAAGAACTCCGAAAGGAACGCGGCCAGACGACGCTGGCCATCGACCATCAGCAGGCGGCGCGTGCGCACCATGTCGCGGTGGATCTTGGCGATTTGGGCCGTTGCCGCCTTGCCGCCGGCGCCGGTCGCGACATGCGACGTCCGGTAGCAGGCGAGCATCTTCGTCGCAGACTTTGGCCGGTAGCAGCCGCAATCAGGCTCATCGAATACGAGAGCCATGGCGATCAGGCCGCCTCCGGCTCTTCCTTCGGCTTGCGCTCAGGCACGGAGTCATCCGTCGGCACTTCAGCCAGGCCGGCCATCTCCAGCGGGATGTAATCCTTCTTGATCATGTATTGATCGAGCATCGGGTTGTTCTCGCGGGCGAGGCCACCGAGTTCGCGCAGCTGATTGCCGGTCAGGCCGCCGCGGTCGAACAGCGGACCGTAGTCCTTCATGACCTGCTCGACATCGATCAGGCCGGTGAGGGGGAAGTCCAGCTTCAGGTTCTCGTGGAACGCAGGGATCAGGCCATGCGGCGAATTGAGCTTGTCGGTTATGAGATTCACCATCGGCAGGCACTTATGCTTGCGGTGATTCATTTCCTCGACACGGGCCGTTGCAAAGTTCGCGGATCCGAAGCCGGCGACGGATAGCGGCACGCCGTGGTTCAGGAAAATGTGCTCGATGTTCACCTTCTCCTTTTCCATCTCCTGCATTTCGGCCGCAGTGATACCCATCTGGAGCAGCGACCACTTACCGTTCATCCATGCGATCTTGCCGGCGTTTTTCACGCCGCCGTAGTTCTGCTGGAACGCAGCCTTTGTCTTCTGCCAATCCTCATCGGAGCCATCCCACTCCTCGCGAACAAGGATACCCGACGGAACAGCGCCGTTTGCCATGAAGCGCGTCTTGTAGAGCGACCGGTTGATGAAGTCCTCGTAGAGGGACTCGCCTTGCTCGATGGAGCCTAGGCCCCAGAGCGGGTTATTGGCGTGCGGGCGCTTGAAGTGGATGATCTCGTCTGGCGTGAAATTGATTTCGGTTCCGTTCACCGAGTAGGTGTATTTCGCCACCTTGGCATTGCGATCTGGCGTGATCTGCATGCACCGCGGATTCAACCAGTAGATATTGTTCGGCTGACCCAAGCCGTTCATCTCGTCCTTAAACCAGAATCCGCTGCCAGTGAACTCCAAGTGGGCCACGAGCAGATACAGCATCTCCGAAATGGTATCGTGGGGGTTAGGATTGGCCAGCAGGCGCACGAGCTCGGGATCTGCCTTGATCGCCTTCTTCTTCTTTTTGGCCTCGGCGTCACGGTGGGCCAGCTTCATGTCGGTCGAGATGACGACATTGGCCGTGATGTCCACGGCGCGAGCCGCTGCCCAGACGCGCTTGGTTCCAGCATCCAAGAAAGAGGAGTATCCAGAAAACTGATGCGTGCGGATGCCAGGCACGACGTCGGCGAAGCCGCCACCGCTGAACAGGTCTATACCGTCTTCATCAGCATTGATGCCGGAGAGGCGCTTCTGGTCGTTGCTACGCAGGGCCAGAGTGAGGTCGCTTCGGCTCTTGATGACCGCGGCGGCCTTGGCTGTGGGTGTTCCGTAGATGCGTGGCGTCATGTGGTCCGATAGTTTTACCAATGGAGACGAAGGGCTACTCGTCCAGAAATGGGTGTGAAAAAGTTGCGCATGGTCATGCGAGGAGCAGGCGATGCTGGCCTGCGAGCATTTCCCAGAGCACAGTCACAGCGTCGATTTGGTCGTCATGTGCGCCGTCCGGGAACTGCTCAAGCTCATCAAGGAAGTCTTGATTCCACTCACCTTCGACCATGAAGAATTTACCGCCGTCGATCTTGGCTATCCACGGCAGCGCACGGACGAGCTTGTCCGATGTCGGCGTGTAGCTGGTGACAATGACGCGGCCCTTGTAGTGCGTTCGGATGTCCGTTGCTGCCACTTCCCAGGCACCGACGGCCTCGATACCTACTCGTTTACCGATCGCCTCGCGCTCGATGTATTTGAAGAGCGTCGCCTTTTGCTCAGGCCACAAGCGCCTCGCTCGGTCCATGTGCACGAGGTAAAAGTTTCCATCCTTGTCCATGCACCCGTAGGCACCGGCTGAGTAGTCGCTCAGGTTCGTCTTGGATACAGCCAAGTCCCAGCCGCGCACCATCTCGCGTCCGGTCGGCACCTTTGAGCGAGGTATTGTGACGATCTTCTTGATGTCGGTGATCGCGCCGCCCGGCGGGTTGGGCCTCTGCTGGTAGAGCGCGTTCCACTCGTAGCTTCCGATCTGTATTTTTTGAGCACCGAGCCACTTTTCATCGCGAACCTCGGGCCAGAGGGCTTGGCCTATCTTGCGCCCCATCTCGTCCGTGTCTGGGTTCTCGCACAACGCTTCGAGGCTGAGCACCTCGAAGTTCACGTCATCGAAACCGGCCTCCTTTAACGCGGCGACACGCTTGGGATCTTGGAGACGGCCAGCCAAGTCATCTTTGTGCCAGCGCGTCTGGATCACGATGACGATGCCGTCGGGAGCCAAACGGGTCATGGCGGTGGACGTGAACCACTCCCACACCTTATCGCGTTGCGTCTGTGAATTCGCCTCGGCGCGATCCTTATGCGGGTCGTCGATCAGCAGGATGTCGGCAGGCATACCTGTGCCGCCACCCACCGACGTTGCGAAGTAGTGCCCACCCAAGCGTGTCTGCCAGTAGTCCTCGCGGTTGACGCGTGGATTGATGAGCTCAGGGAAGAACTGCTTGTAGCGTTCGCTCTGGACGAGGACGCGAGCCTCACGCGAAAAGCCAGTCGAGAGCGTGGCCGTGTGCCCGGCCTGCATGATACGCAGTGTCGGGAACACCGTGAGCGCCCACGCCGCGAAAATGATCGATGCCAGGCGCGACTTACCGTGCTGCGGTGGCACGTTGATGATGAGCCGGCGAATGCCTCGACTGAGGCACTTCATTAGCTTGCGGGCGAGCAGACGGTGAAACTTCGCCGCTACCCATCCGGGATAAAACGCCTCGCCAAAGGTAGCCAGCGACTTCAAGCACGCCGCACGCGTGACCTTGGCCAGCCCCTTCAGTGGCAGCGGTTCAAGTTGGGTCCGGCGTGCTGGTAGCTTCGGCTGGACGGTCTTTGTCATTCTGCTTTTCGGCCTGTTCGTCTTCGATCATTCGCTCGTAGTGGCGTCGCAGGATCGCGTCTTGGTCTTCGTCGTTGAGCGCGATGTTTGCCGTGACGAGCGGTCCACCGTCGGCGCCGGTCAGCTCGGTCTTGGTCGGAGCAGCCAAGCCCAGCAGCTTCACACGCCGGTCATGCACATCGAGAATCTTGGCGATGAACGCCGGATCACCCGCGCTGGTTGTCTGCACCGCGGACTTGGTCTCGGTGCCGCCACCGTCCGAAGCAGCCGCGCCTTCGCCTTTCTTCGCCGCAGCCGCTTTCTTCGTGAGTGTCGTGCGCGAGGTGGCCTGCTTCGATTTGTCCCAAGCGTCCCAAGCCTCCGACTCCACCACATCGAGCTTACGCAGCTCCTTCTCTTTCTCTGCACCGACCATGGCCAATGACTCTTGGCGCCATGCCTCCTTCAGCTTCTTCAGGTCAGCACCGACCTGGGCGTGGCTGATCGTGTAGGGACGCTCTTTGGCCAGCAGTTCCGCGATCTGACGCAGCGTCTTACCCCGCAGGGCATGACGCTCAATGAAAAGCATGTCGGCCGCCTTCTGGGTGGACGTGCGCTTGTTCGCCGTGGGCGGCTTCGGTGCCGTCGGCGTGGGTGACTGTGGCGTCTCGCTCATCAGGCCTGAGCGACAGGGGCAACCTTCGGCACGAAACCAAGCTCGATGGCCTCTTCAGGCGAAAGCTTAGCGGCTACCGATTTACGCAACTCAGCTTGCTTGATGATAAGCTCAAGTTTGTCGGACAGATCTCCAGTAAAATAGATGTTCTCAATGACCATATGAGCGCACGGCCTGCGTTCTTTGGTCGGATCGGTTGCCTGCACTTCAGCATCAAACTGTTTACAGAGTTCAAACAGACGCGCTGACGCTTCGAGAATACTGGCCTTCGTTTCTTTCATATCGTTTCGGGTTCGGGTTTCGGATCAATGCTCAGAGGCAATGCTGCCGCCGCGCTTCAGACGTGTTGGTGTGGGCGCGTTCAGTATCCTGTCAAAACCTACGTGCTTTTTTGTTTTGCCCGCTGGGCATTACAGCGCCGGGGGAGGCTCACGGCGGCCCGACTTGGCTTCTGTGCCGTGGCCCAGTCTCAATAAGCTGGTCTCGACCCGCGTTTCCCGACACTTTGAGCTGCCTTATTGAGACTGACAGCTCTTTAATGCGCAGGCTTTGCGGTGGGCGCTTGACCATGTGGGGGCATGAACGCACACGTAATAGCATGAAACTCAGGACGATTGCATGGGCGGCGATGCTTGGTTGCGTCCAATGCCATGCCGCAATCACGAACCTTTTCAGCCTGGGCTTCGATAATCCGGCTGAACCATGGGCCAACTCTGGCACAGTGTCGTTCACGAACACGGTGGGTAGCCCGGCTGACGGTGTGCTGGATGGCAGTAGCTACGCCTATGGCACCGACTTTGAAGGGACGCTGAGTGGCAACTATGGCGTGCAGCTGTGGATCAAGAACCCGGGACTGGTGGGTGAGGGGGAAGACGTCGTGGTGATCTCGATTGGGAATCCTGACACGGATGGCATCTCGCTACGATACAACCCCGCAGAGGGCGGATACTTTTCGGCTGTTGGCAATGGCATGGGCGGCGGCGGCGTCTTCAGTGCCGAGCATAGCTTGAGCGAGTGGACGCACGTCGGGCTGGTCTATGCTGGCAGCTTCTTCATCTACATCGACGGCGTGCTGGCCGGGACGGTATCCGCTCCGGTGATTGATCCGACGTCGGAATGGTATCTGTTCACGAGCGGCGCGACGGCTACCAAGCTGTCAGGCACTGTGGCCGGGATTAATGCCTTCGTCTTTGAGCAGGATGGCTTCGTGGCTGAGGAGGATCTGGCAATCTTCGCGATACCTGAGCCAGCGTCATGGGCTGGGCTGGCGGGCTTCGCCGTGCTTGGCGTGGCTGTGTGGCGTCGGCGGCGCTGAGGGCGCTGGCTCGGCGCCGGTAAGTGCTGCTTGCCGATATGGTCGCGCCGTGCGAATAGTGTCCGGTGAAGGTCACAGCCATTTACCGCCACCATCCCACGGCCTCGCTTTCTGTGCCGCTGGCTGGTTCTTGCGTGGCCGCCGGCTTCCCAAGCCCAGCTGACGACTACGCGGAGCAGCCACTAGACCTGTCGGCTTACCTAGTGAAAAATCCCGCGGCCACGATGCTGGTGCGGGCGAGGGGAGCGTCGATGCGAGACGCCGGTATAAATGACGGGGATCTGCTCGTTGTTGATCGGTCCGTTGAAGCCACAGATGGTCGCGTCGTCATTGCTGTGGTTGACGGAGAATTCACGGTGAAGCGTCTGCGGCGGCGCGGGGGCAATGTTTGGCTCGCAGCCGCCAACGAAAAATTCAAGGACATCCCGGTATCAGGTGACGACATGATCTGGGGCGTCGTGGTGCACTCGATCCATTCTCTCTGATGTGCGGGCGTTACACCATCAAGGACGTGAAGGCCGCAGCGATCGCTTACGGCGTTGCCGCTTCGGTGCTCGAGTCTATTGGTCCGCGATTCAACGTGGCGCCGTCACAGATGTTGCCGGTCATTCGTCCAGAAGGTGACGGCGTTACCGGAGAACTCATGAAGTGGGGCCTCGTTCCTTTCTGGGACAAGTCCGAGAAGCCTAAGATCGCGCCCATCAATGCCAGGGTGGAGGATGTGTTGAGCAAGCCGGCGTTCCGCCAGTCAGTGCAGAAGCGTCGGTGTTTGGTGGTAGCCGATGGGTTTTTTGAGTGGCAGAAGCTGGATGAGCACACAAAGGTTCCATTCCATATCCAACTGCGCGGCGGTCACCCGTTTTCATTCGCTGGGATCTATGAGGCTGCGACGGACCTTCGACCGGCCTCCTTCGCCATCCTAACCACCGGGCCGAATTCTCTTACGGCTCGGATTCACAATCGGATGCCCTTGATTCTCTCTCCGACGGCCGAAAAGCGTTGGCTTGCTCCGGGATCTATCAGCGCGTCTGACATCGACGCATTCGCCACTCCACTGCCGTCAGAGGAGATGGAAGCATTCCCAGTCTCTCGCCTCGTGAACAACACCCGCAACGATGCGCCCGGGTGTGTCGAGCTAGTTCCCATTGAGCAGGCTGGGGAAGACGGTGGGCAAAACAGCAGATGAGCCATGTTCGCCCTTATCGACTGCAACAACTTCTACGCATCGTGTGAGCGGGTTTTTCGGCCGTCGCTGAACGGGAAGCCAGTCGTCGTCCTGAGCAACAACGATGGATGTGTGATCGCCCGGAGCAACGAGGCGAAAGCCCTCGGGATCGAGATGGGCGATGCATGGCACCTGAACCGAGCGAAGTTCGAGGCGTGGGGCGTAGCCGTTTTCTCTTCCAACTATGCGCTCTACGGTGACATGTCCCGGCGCGTGAAGGCGACCCTTGGACTGTTCGCTCAGGAGCTTGAGGCATATTCGATCGACGAATGCTTTCTTCGCTTCGGTCGCGGCGGCGACTGGGTGGACTTGGGGCAACAGATAAAGAAGACGGTGCGCCAGCACACCGGCATTCCTGTGAGCTGCGGCTTTGCTCCTACAAAGGTGCTGGCGAAATTGGCCAACCGCACCGCCAAGAAACGCCCTGAGCACGGCGGCGTGTTTGTGGCTCCGGATGTCGGTGCTGAGCGTGATCAGTGGCTTGCCAGCTTCGAGGTTCGGGACGTGTGGGGTGTTGGTCGCCAGCTGTCGGGCCGACTTTTGGCGGCCGGCGTGCGGACGGCATTGGACCTCTCACGCATGGCTGATGACGTTGCCAGGCGGATGATGAGCGTGGTCGGGGCCCGCATCGTTGCTGAGCTACGAGGGGATTCCTGTCTGGCGATCGAGGAAGTGGCACCACCAAAGAAGGGTATGTGCAGCGCGAAAAGCTTCGGCGTGGCACTGACCGAGTTGGAGGAGTTGCGCGAGCCTGTCGCCGCTTACGTGTCTCGATTGGCCGAAAAGCTGCGCGGAGAGGGTAGCGTGTGCGGTCACCTGCGAGTCTTCCTTGAGACGAACCCGTTTTCGCCCGGCGATCCTCAATATTACCCGTCGGCTGGCCGTGACCTGCTCACAGCCACCAACTTCACACCTACGCTTTGTGAGGTGGCCGGCAGCCTGCTCGAACGAATCTACCGCCCCGGGTATCGCTACAAGAAGGTGGGCGTGATGGCGCTGGAAATAGGGCCCGCCGGTGAGGCGCAGCTCGGATTTGATGCTCCATCACCGGATGAATTGGATCGTCGGAGTCGCCTGATGGCGGCGATGGATCGGGTAAACAGGCAGTTTGGCCGAGGTTCCGTGTCAGTCGGATCTGCAGGCGGACGAGCACCAAGCTGGCGGATGCGGCAGGCGTTATGCAGTCCGGCTTACACGACAAGGTGGGCGGATCTGCCCGTTGTGGAAATGTAGGGTTAATCAGCCGATATTGTTCCGCCCACCATATCAGCTGCACTGATTCGGCCGGCTTCACACCGCTCATTGAGTTGGCCCTGAGTGATAGTCGCAGCCACGAGATTGGATGCTTCTGTCGTTGCACCCGGACCTGGTGGTGGAGGGACGATTCCAGCGACTATGCCTTCTGCCATCTTTGTGACGTCATTCATGCTCTGGCATCCTTGGGTAGGAGTGGTTTGCCAGTGCGCTTTTCGTATTCCTGTGATCATGGCGTGGGTGGATTGCGCGTTGCAGCTGGCGTGGCATTGGTGGCGGCATCGGTGGCAGACGTGGCGGCTGGGGTAGCCGACTGAGCCGCTGGAGTATTGTCTGAGCTGAGCAATTCGACTCGGGCCATAGCCCATGAACGCGCCTTGTGATCGACACCGAGAAATCCAGTGCGATATAACCAACGACGAATGGGACGTTTTTTGTAAAATTCGTCTATGGCTGCCCACATTCTTTCACCAAAAAAGATAGCATCACTCATGTCGCTAGATTCGATACGTGCAGTTGTGATTGAGCGGTCCTGAATAATCCCAGTCGTGATTTGGGTATTTGGTATCTTTGCTGATTGGTGCTTCATGACTTTGGTGGCTCTTGGTCGAGCCGGCGAATCTCGTGCTTGTCGCAGGTGTCCTTGAACTTTTGAGCTGCTGCGCCTACCGCTGAGATGGATTGGGCCATCGTCTCAAAGTGCATCCGCAGTCTGAGTGACATGCACAGCAGTCGCGTGTTCACGCGGCGCAGCGCTCGCTCTTCTTCCGGTGAGTGGTATTCAGGCATGACTTAAATTATCCATAGGAGGCTTATCGTTCGGGGTTTCTATTTCATCCCACTCGGCCAGTTCGCTGCTGCAGTTTTCATCGAATACAAGCGGATGGCCCCGATGCTCGAAGAGGAATGCGTTCAGCGCCTCCATCGTGTGCGGCTGGCCATAGTATAATGTCGTGCTTTCATGTCCGCTCGCATTGCTGGCTTGTGCTATCCAGAGGTGCTTACGGCACTGCCGGCATCCGATTGAGTATGTTCGGCTCATTTGGGCTAAGATAGGAGCGCACGAATTTTGGCCAATCGTTCTTTTCCGAACGTCGCGCCTTTGGATGTTTCCCACCATCCATTATCGGCACTCGCTTCCTCCTTATCTATGCCTTCGAGAATAGCTTCGATTCGCTCAAGCGCTTCTTTCTTTGGGATCATATCTCCGGTTTTCAATTTGGGATTTTCACCCGGCAACGGTGGCAACTCCTGCCACGCGATCACCTCAAGGTTCTCCAAGTTTCCGGTATCGTATCGGTATTCCTGTTTCTGCCAGTATTCGCTTTCGACCTCTGAAGTAGCACCCCAGCCCGGGACGTATTCCGTTTCGATGCAGTAACGCTTAATAACCCACTGCGGCTTAGCGGGCCTATCCTTTTCGTAGCCCGCCCATTCATAGACGCAGGCAAGATAAAGACCGGGTTTTTTCGGGTTTTTCATTCTGGTGCTAGTTACTGGTTGACGGTAAATTCCGCCGCGCAGGTAGGTGTGTAGCGAATTCAGTTCCACTTATCGAGGTGATCGTAATTCGGCATCGGCAGCCATCCTATCGGAGTCATCCAGTCTATCTGCTCCTGAGTGACTGAGTGCCGGTATGACCACCAGCCAACTGCCTCCGGATCATTACTCCCACTGTTATGTTCCTCACCCCCATTGTTCCACCAACAAAGACGAACAACCGGAACCGAGGCCGAGTCAAAAAGCACGAGTATGTAACCATCACTGTGCTTTGGCGCGGTTTCTATAGGGTGCCATTTTGCAATATCTGGAGAGAGATATGTCGGGTCAGACGATGCCATGAGTTTATCCTTTGAGACGATAGTTTGCACCGCACAGGTAGTCCAGACGGCGTTCAGAGACGATGAATCGACGGTCGAGGCGTAGGGCTGCCTCAGCTACTTTTCCGCTGCCGCCAAAGAAATCAGCCACCAGGTCGTCGGGTTCAGTGGTCAGGCTGATAAAGAACTCGGCGAGCTTGATCGGCATCATCGCCGGGTGCGCCTCCATCCGGTTGGCCGCGCAGAACGCCCGGTAGCCTGCGTCACGGTCGGGCGTCAGCGTGTGGACGTTCGATGGTATGGCGCCGCCGGCGTCACGGGTGAACCGCTGGCCGCGGGTTTTGATCTTCGATGGCGTGTGCGTCTCGACGAACTGGCCGCCGCCGGTGATAAGGGAGCGGTGCCGCGGCGTGTATGGATTGAGCACGCGCAGGTTGCTGCACTTCGTCTTGCCGGTCGCGCTCAGCAGATACACCTGCTCGATCGCATTGAAGCAGTGGGTGCGCGACTGGGTGACGTGCGACGACGTGCGCGGCTTGGTCGGTGACACCCAGATGTGTTCGTCAACGAGGTGCCAGCCAAGCCGGTCCGTAAGCGCGGTGAGCAGGCGATGCTGATACGGGTTCCGGCACGGCTGACCCGGGAGAAATGCCGGACCGAGGTTCAGGACGAATGTGCCGTCGGCCGTCAGCTTGGGGCGGATTGCCTGGATGTGGTCGATCAGCGTGTTCAGGTAGTTCGCAGGTCCCCATTCCGGCATGCCCTTATCGTAGTCGCGTTCACGGACCAGCGGGTAGGGCGGCGACGTGATCACGCTCGTGACCGTGCCATCCTCGATGTAATTGAGGGCACTCTTCGCCTCCGACCACAGCAGGCAACCCTCCGGTGACGCATACACGGTGATGACGACGCCGGCCTTCGCTACGAGGTCAGTCTTCGATCCGTCCTCGGTGAGCTTCCACAGACCGCGCACGTCCGGGGAGATGAGCTCGGCGAGGACAGCGTTCTGGCGGGTCCAGCGGACGCGGCGGTCGAACAGGTTGACTCGCTGCCCGTCGGCCATGGTCGCAGTGGCGCCGCGGGTCTCCCGTGGCAGGCCGATGCAATCGGCGACGGCTTCGCAGGCGTCCTTGGCGGTCATCGGGCCCGCCGTCCGCAGCAGGTTGATGAGCGGCAGCAGGAGTTGGCCTTGGGTGGGGAGGGTCATAATAACCTCTAGTGCTATCCCCAATACGCGCAGGGGTTTTCAAAGTCGGGGTAGTTGCTTCTCAAGTAGTCGAAACACGCCCGGCGGGCTTCATCTTGTTTTTCTTGGCGCCGCCCAGCCTCCGTCCTGTCGCCACCCCAGTCTGGGCACTCCAAGCCGCTGACCTTGAAGTCGACTTCGCCACACTCGTCTTTAACACTGAACGTTTGAAGCGGTTCCGCGTAGTCGTTCGTCACGCTAAAGCGTGGCGTGAGATAAGCGTGAGCGCGACGGTCGTAGAAGGCAGCCTTGTAGAAGATAATGCCTCGCACCCGGCCTTTATCGTCCACGATTTCGCTCCCCATGCTGTGGTCGGTAGGACGCTTCTTCCACCCGGTCGGGAATTTGGCCTCCACGAAGATTTCATCGACGATCTTTCCAAATTGGAAGCCGAGCCCTTCCCACGGCTTCCTAACATCCTCGATGCTGGTGTTGCGTCGCTGGCCGAGTTCGAGCGGCAGCGTTTCGCGCTCTGCCTGTTCAAGCTGACCGGCTTTCTCTTGGGCTTCGATTCCTCCAGGCGTGATCGCCGCCATGAAGTTTTTGATGTTGCCGTCTTGCGCGGCTCGCAGGGCGGCCGGTGTCATTATGCGTTCGTTGTCTTGGATGATTCTCATCGGGAAAATTGGATGCTATCAAGCAGGTGAGTTTTCATTGGACGGTCTTTTTATCGGCCCCGTTGAACAGCCCGAGGCAGATGGCGCCGGCCTGGGTCAGCACCATGATCACGACGAGGAGCCACACGTGCTTCGCTCGCGGTTTCAAATCGAGGTAGTCAAATTTGTGCCAGCCGACCGGCTTGTAGTGTGCACGAACGATGCGATCGATGTCTGACAGAATGGCGTCCGTGACTGGCTTGGTTATCAGCAGCGTCTCAAGTTCACGCTTCACCCGGGCCTGCTCGGTCCACCCGAAAACGTAGCTCCAGCCGTCGCCATAAGTCAGGACGAGGTCGTTTTTCTTTCCACCTACCCACTTCGCCTCAAGCTTTCGCGCCTCTGCCGGAGACGGCATCCGGGCGATGATCAGGTTAACCATTTTATGGGGTCCAAGCCGACCCATCATCTGATCCCATTTGTAGGTATCGATGGGCGAGGCAAACACCCGGTTGCTGCGCCATGAGTCTGCCGCGCCGGGATAATCAGGAAGCCGATTCGCTTCCTCCGGAGTCAGCGGAGCGTAGCTGAACACGGACGGAGAGGCTTTGACTCGGTTCTCGAACGCAACGCCCTTGATGACCGGCTCGACGTAACGGGATGTGTTCTGCACGAAGTAGTCGTTGGGATCGCCGCCCACATGCGTGGAGCCCGTCTTCATCGTGGAGCGATCGCCACGCCTCGACTGAACCTGAGCGCCAAGCTTTCTGACGAGCTCGTCGTATTTGGCGCGGCTGATCGACAGCGAGAGGTCGATGTTCGAGAATGCCGTCCAGCGGTCCGGGTGTGTGGCGTGGCGCGTCTCGTAGTGACTGAACACGCGGCGTGTGTGGGTCCGTCGGTTCTTGCCGACGCCCGTTCTGTAGGTCTCGGTGCGATAGATCGCCTCCTTGTAGCGCTCGCGCCATTCGGGCCGATACTCCACGCGAGTGATCTCTCCGCTCCACACCTCCTCATCGGCGGTCATGCCGGCCGCTACGGACCAGTGCATAATTCCGGCCACGATGAAGGCGACGGCTGAATTGAGGGCCCACTCCCAAACCGTATAGCGGCGGTCGAACCACCAGAGCAGTCCGCCGACAACCAGCGGAATCAGGGCCAAGAAATAGAAGGCGGCAAAGGTCATTTCTTTGGGAATAGGTCGAGGGCTTCGTCGCGGCCGGTTTCAAACGCCCGGGCAGTATCGGCGGTGGTGATGACGATGGGCTTTATCCGCTCGAAGTTGCCGAATACCTTCAGCACGAGCCCGGACGGTTGGGTATCGAGGTTGGTGTTGTAGGCGCGGGAGATGTCCACGAGTTCCTTTTGCCGCTCGGTCCAGCTATCACGGGTGGCGGAGATGATATTCTGCAGGTTCTTGAACGTGGTCTGGTCAACGTTCGGGATGGACTCCTGAACCCATCGCATGATGGCACCGTTGCTTTCCGGCGTGCGGGCCGCGGCATAGCCATTGAAGAGCTGCGCCAGGCTCTCCATCTGCGCGGTGCTGACGCGGGCAGCTTCGGGCAGTTTGGACTTCAGGTTGCTCAGGTCAGCGCGGTTGGCTTCCACCTTGGAGGAATACAAATTCCAGAGGCGTTGTTGCGTGTTATAGGTGCTGAGGCAGTAAACGCCAGAAACGACCGCGAAGATCGTGACGATGGAGACAAGGGCGACAGCGCCGCCGATGATTAGTTTGGTTTGGTTTTTCATGGGTGAAAATTCGGTTGTGTGAGCAGTGGTCTGTTCAGTCCTCGATGGGCAGACCCTTGACGATGCGATCCCAGGCAGCTTCGGCGGATTCCAGAAGCCCGCACCGGAGCTCCAGCCGCACGACGTCAAACTCGGCGTCGGTCGTCCCGATCACGAATTTAGGGAACGTCTTGAACGGCGTCTCGATGAGGTAGCGGAAGCGGTCACCGGCACGCTCGAGTCGAACCACGCGCTTGATGTCATCCTCCTGCTCCATCTTGGCGCGGAGCTCGGCCATGATCAGGTCACAGTCGAGATATGCATTCAGCAGCTTAGCGTCGTAGAAGATCAAACAATCCTCTTTCTGGCCCTCTTTGACGAAGAACTTGAAGCCCATGAATTCATGTTCGCCAGGCTTCGGCTTGGTCTGACGCTTGATCTCATCCAGAAGCACCTGTGACTTCACGGTGATGCCGGCGACCACAGGTTGCTTCAAATCCTCCATGATCCGAAGCAGCTTCTCAGAGTCGAAGTTGGACGAATCTTCCGGCAGGCTTGGCGTGTTCGTCGCCATTCCATTAATCACGAATTTAGCCATGGTCAGGCTGTCGATATGGTCGCGAAGTCGAAGGCTAAGATCCTTGGAGACCTCGGGGTCAACCGATCCTTCGTCGGCAATGACGGAGAAACTTTTCTTGAGTGTTATCGGGTTCATTTCGTTTCGGGTTTCGGGTGTCTATCGCAGGTTTTCAGGTCTGAAGCCGCCTGCCGGTCTTCGGTCCTCAGCCCAGTTGTAGAGCTTGTAACCGATGTGCCAAAGCAAGCGCATCCATGCGCAATAGAGGTGAGGGAGGTGACGTTTCATCGCCTTTATCCCGTCACAAGCATGGCCGGATTAAGCACGCCTCCGGAATCGTTGGCCCGTTTGCCCTCGTCGCCAATCTGGGTATGGAGGTTGTGCCAGAGCCGTAAGGCTTCACCGTGAATCCAGACTGCCGCCAGAATGCTCACCGCGCAGCCATACATGAAGCCGGTTATCCCCTCCTCGTCGGCGAGGTGAGAGCATTCTTCGGCAATGTCGGCAATCCGTTCGCCCTTGGCCATTCGGGATTCCATCATTCTGGCCCAGCGTTCGGCGTAGGTAATCACCGCGCCGCCGTAGCCATCGCGGTTCGCATCACACGACTTCTTCCAGCCCTCGGCATCGCGCAGCGTCATTTGGGTCGGAGCACCCGCAAGGATCGCATCAACCTTCGCCTTGCGCTCGCGCTCTTTCCGCTCGGACTCTTCCTGGCGTGCCTTGTATTCGGGCGAGGCGATATATGCCTCATGACGGCGAGTGGATTCGTCGGAGTAGTATTTTACGAGAGCGGCGGGAACGGAGTCCGGAGTTGCGGTCAGCACTATCCCGTTAAAGTCGAACTCGACCTTGCATTTCCCCTTAATCGCGATCGCGACCGCCTCTTTGCAGGCATCGGAGATGTGAGTGCCTGGCATGGATTCGTATTGTTCTGTTTTCATAGGTAAAAATTTCAGGTCTCCAAATCCGCATCGGGATACGCACCCTCGATGAGCCAGCCGGCGAACTCGCCGAAGCGGAAGATCTCCACGGCGCAACGGGGCAGCTCGCTCGGGGCGATGGGACGCTGCGCACCGGCCAGCGAAAGCTCCTTGGCTATGATCTCCCGCGAGTCCACGCCGGCGGACACCTTGCCAGCCAACGTCAGCCGCTGCATCGCTACCGCGGCATACCCGGCGACAGGCTGGCACTTGTCGAACACCACGATGGCGCCGCCGGGCTTCAGCTTTGAGCGCAGCTTCCGCAGCAGATCCCGGCGCAGGTCAGGTGCGAGGAACATCAGCACGAGGAAGCACACGCCGAAGTCGAACGGCTTGTAGTTGTAGCCGCACGCATCAGTGACAGAGAGCTTGCCCGGGCCGGAATACTTCGCGGCCATTTCCTTCGATGGCTCGATGCCGACGAACAGGGCCTTACGTGAGGCGAGCGTGTCGGCGATCGCCCGGCCCACGTTGCCGGTGGACGCGCCGATGTCATAGACGAGTCCGCCCTGCGGGATGTAGTGGCGGGCGAAATGTGCGACGACGCCGGTGGCTAGGTCATACCATGGCAGCTGCTCGCGGACGTGACGATCAAAGGCCTCGGCTATGGCGAGGTTTTTAAAGGTCCAGTCGCGAGGGATAGCCAGAGGCGCGTGAGGTCGGTGTTCGGGTTCAGTTCCTGACATGGGAGTGAAGGGATGTTGAATTTGGCATACATCGTCCGCGTGCGCGGATTCGATTCGATGCCGAGGAAGGGTGTGGGAGCGCCGAAGCCTTCGCCGTCGGTGCTGAACTCGGGCAGCAAGTGCTCACGCAGGATCCGCTGCTTGGCCATTGGCGGCGGTTCGCCGTGGGTGTTTCCGTAATATCGTTCAGCGGCCCAGCCGGTAGCCTTGCGAATGGCGATCTCCGACGCCTCGTGATAAAGCGATGGGCGAGCGGTGAGGATGAAGACGCGGTAGGGCTTCACTAAATCAACAAGCCACTGCCGGTAGGTGTGGAGCTTGATGCGTTCACTGAACGGCGTCTTAGGGAAGTCGTCGCAGTTCTCGACCAACGTGTAGTTGAGATCGAGCAATATGATGGGCCGTTCATTCATTTCGGATTCGTTTCGGGTGTCTAACAGTGGGCGAGCGTGTCGCCTGAATTTTAAAAGTAAAGAGGATTAAACCTCAGTGAGCGAAATTTTCAGCCGCTTTTCAAATGCAGCGATCGCCTGCTCAGATCGGCCCATCGTCGTATTGTCTGGATACGGCAACTCAAACTCGAACTCCAGCGCCTCGCGCAGCCGCTTCTTGTTGAGCACAGGCCCACGGCAGATGGCAGCGATGCAGTCGTCGTGTTCGGTCGCCTCGACAGCCTCGAAGACCGGCTTGAAGATGTCGTAAAACTCCTCGGGCGTGTGATACTTTTGAACCTTCGGCTTCTCTTGGAAGTCACCGAGCACAGTGCCAGGCTCGTAGTTGAGCTGGAACGTGCATGCGGCCGACGACCGGTGATCGAGATACTTCGCCTTCGATCCGATGAACGATGAGTGGTTACGGCCGCTGGCCCACGCATAGAGGATCGTGCGCGGCCCGGCCAACGCCGAACATATGGTCGCGATCTTCTTCCGGTCATCCATGAACGGCACCGAGTTCAGCACGGACGAGATGAAGATACTGGAGTAGGGCACACCGGCGGCGACGTCGCGAAGGAACGCGTCCACCACCCGGAGCGACTCTGCCTTGTCGATCTCTTCGCCTGCACCGCAGCGATACGGCTCAAAGGCGGACACGCGCACGCCCATTGAGCGCAGGATATTCGTCTCGTGCATGTGGCCTGCGCCGAAGTCCACGATGGATCCGCCAAACTTCTTAATCCACGCCTGCGAGTGTGGTTTGTAATCGGGGCTAAATTCCTTGGTGCCGCCGAGGCCCAGCGCGAAGATGAAGCCGCGCCCGAGGTCACGACGCACACGCCGACTCCGGCGAAACGAGTTGTGGCGAAGGAGAGTCGCATACTTGTCGTGGATGGAAAAGTCCATCGACAGAAGGTTGAGACAGGCAGAGGCGAGCGCGGCCTCCTCGGCGGTGACGTGGACGAACAGAGCGGTCTCGATCTTCTTTTCTGCGAGCAGTTGAAGCCGGCCGATGCCGTTGATGACCTTCATGTCCGGCCCGACGACGATGGGCATGATGATTCCGTAGCCGTAAAGAGAGCCGGCGACATTGCGGGCGTATTCGATCCACCGGCCTTCGTTGGCGACCAGGTAAGGTGCGATCGCTTCCATCTTGGCTTCGAGGCACGGATAGTGGTTCGTGCGGTCCGGCATGTTCTCGGCGAGCTTCTTGGGGTTCGCCTTCATCAGCTCTGCTTTCAGGTCCGACGTGACCGAGTCGATGTCCATGTCATTCGTCGACCGGTTGAACAGGATGTTGATGGCCTTGCGGGTGCCGTCGTCCATGTTCGCCGTGCGCACACACGGGACATGGGTGTAGCCAATACCGCGGGCTACGTGGGTTCGTTGGTGGCCCGAGAGTAGTTCGCCGGCTTCGGTGCCGAACACCGGCAGCAACCAGCCGAGCTTGCGGATGCTCAGCTGCACGAGCTCCAGTCGCTCTGGATCGACCTTGCGAGGATTGTAGGACGCCGGGATGAGGAGTTCGATGGATTCCAATTTCATAGGCCGAGGCGGCGCTTCACGTCCGCAAAGATGAGGTTTTCGTCGTTGTTGAACTTGGCGTAGATTTCCGCCTGCCACTCGTTCGCCCGGGGCGCCGGGACATCCAGCTTGTATTTACCAAGGACGAGGCGCTCGACGGTCACGTCCGTGGATCCGTCATCCTCGTTGTTCACGGCTTCCTGAGCCACGGTGCCTGGATTGGCTTCGTTGACCTTCTTGCGGAGGTCCTGAAAAGCGGCCTCCGTGAAACCCATAGAGTTGATCTCGACGCCGGCCTTCGTCGCCTGATCGAGCAGCGTGTTGAGCGCGGCGATGTCGATCTCAGCCATGTCCGCGATGACGTTGTCTGCGATCATGTCGGACCACTCTTCAGCCTCCGATGCGTAGTCCTGATACTCAACCGGGACCTCGATCAATGCCAGGCGCTTGGCTGCCTCATAGCGGCCATGGCCCTTGACGATGAATCCTGATTGGTTGCTGACGACGATGGGGCTGCGCCAGCCATTGGCCTCGATCACCCGGGCAAGCAGCTCGATCTGGTCGAGTGGGTGTCGGTTCGGGTTGCGCGGGTTCTCGATCAGCTCGGAGACCGGAACGAGTTTGGAATGCACGCAGAAAATGGGAATGGTGCTCATAGACGGATACCAAGACGGCGGGCAATTTCGTTTGAGATATTGGTTTTGTTGAAGCCGACGGCCTTGCGGATGTCTTCCTGCCAGCTGAGGTAGGCTTCACGAGGCACGGGGAAACGGATGTTCCCGAATTTGAACGTCGTGTCGGCGAGCTTATCGACCGTTGCCGCGCCCTGAGAGTTGACACCATCAGTCACCTGTCCGGCGGCAGCGATGTCTATCGCCATTTGGTCAGCCCGCTCGACCGTGAAGCCAGCGAGCATAGTATCAAAGCCAGGGTCGGTGCGAAGCTCTTCCAGTAGGCCACTCATGGCGAACTGGTCAGCCTCGGAGAGTTCGGCAATGCGGTTGTCCGCCACAAGGTCGGCGATCTCCGCTTCCGTGCTGGCGTAGTCCTGCAGGTCGATGGGGACTTCTGTGAGGCCAGCGAAGGCTGCGGCGGCGAGACGTCCGTGTCCCTTGATGACGAAGCCAGAGAGCTTGGAAACCACGATGGGGTTACGCCAGCCAGCCTCGGTGATGATCTTGGCGAGGAGGGCAATCTGCGCCTCCGGGTGTCGGTTTGGATTCTGTGGATGAGGCTGGACGCGCTCAATCGGCCATACCTCCGTGTGGAGGCACTTAATGGGTGCTTTCATTTCGTGTTCAGATTCGGGTTCGAGTTTCGGACAATGCGGCTTTTAGTCCGCACTGGGAGAGACGACTTTACAGAAGAAACCTGTCAAGATTGCTCACGCGATATACGAACGCGTGTTGGCACAATCACTTGTTGGGCCGAAGAGAAACAGGGTAGCCGTGGCCTTTTCCGCATTTACGGCAGACGCCGAAAACTGTCCCGCTTCCGCAGTCTATCGGCAGCGAGTCCCGATGAGCGATCAGCCAGTCGTAGTGTGGTGGCAGCTCGTCGTGCGGGATGGCGGCTTCCATGCGGTCGATGAGGTGCTGAGCCATTTCGCGTGTGTTGATTTTGTTTCGCGCCTCTGAGGTGGCAACGAAGTCGAAAACCACGGAGCCCAACAAATCGCTACTGACAAGACGCCTATTGTCCGGCGTCGGGAATTGGTTGGTGTTCATTTATTGAGTGGGTTTCGTGGGTTGGTTCTCGGCGTCTGTCAGACCTTGGGCGTTCTAGCTTGCTACCGCAGACTAGGTGTTCGACCTCGGAATTTCGCGAGCCATGTCCGCGGCGGCTTTCGACGCGCCAGTGATCCAGTCTCTCGCGACTTCCGGCCTAGTGTGCTTTGCGAGCTCGCAGAGCGGGCAGTAGTCGCCCGTGAGCAAGTAGAGGCCGCCACATTGAATGGCGCGTCCGGTGATCATGTTGTGAGCCGCCATGAGCGGATCGTAGCGTTCGAGGGTTTTCTCGACACCTTTCAGTTCGTCCACGACTTGGCTCATCGCCTCTTCGCCGGACGTGGCCACGAGATCCCAAACGCCGTGCGACTTTATCGCTTGGCGTAGTTCATTCCAGTGAGGTTGACAGAATTTCATGCGTTAAGGTCGAACCAGTTTTCACACGAGCTTTAGGTTTGCCGCCCGCCAGATGACCACATCCACCGTAGCGATGCGGTCGCCAGTAGCCTGGGCGAGTCGGGCACAGAGGGCGTGAGTGCCTTCAGTGCCGGCGATGCGCACTAGATGACGGTCTGGTTTGGCACAGTCGTGGCCGTAGTTTTTCGCGAGGTGATACTTCGTGATTCCGCCAATCCATGGGAGAGTCTGAATCCACGTCAGCTTGTCCGCAGCCGCATGGTATTCCTTCAGCAACCGCCCGCGATTCGCCCACACGTAATCGATGGCGGCAGCCTTTCCCTCGTGGCCGAACACGTCGGAGGCGCTGCCGCCGTTGAGGACAGCGGGGCGGACCCAGCCCCAGATTCCGCGGGCGATCTGCTCCTTCATACCGGAGTTCAGGACGACCCACGCGAACTCAGCCCAGAAGTCCACCGAGCACACAACCGGCTTGATGGACTCCGACCACGCGATCTCGTGATCGTAGCCGTTGGCGGCAAGGAACGCCCGCAACTCAAGGTAGTGGGTAGTTGTCACGACTTTGGTCTCCGGTTGGCGGGTAGTGACTCATTCCAGAATAACAGCGGTGAACCAAATGCCGTGACGACCTCGGCGACGCAGGTGCTGCCATTGAAGTAGCGCCTCGTCCATTCGTCGTGGTAGATTTGAACGACAGCAGGAAATCGTCGCTTGATCATAAAATCAGGATCGCCGCAGGTCTCGCCACCTACCAGCAGCCAAACGCGAGGGATTTTCATCGCGTTTTTGCGAAGCTTGCCCTGAAGGCGCAACGTGATGCGACTGTCATAACCTTTCACGCGGAGAGTCGTGCGATCGACCAGTTCAGCGGTGCGCTTCAGAAGCCTGATGAGCCACTGGCACAGGGCATGGAGCAATGAGAGCGTTCTCATAGGGCCTGGGTCCGGACGTGCTCGATTGGCTGGTCTTCAGCTTGCGTGCGCCAGTCAGGCCACTGGCGGGTCTGGTTGCGGGCGAATTTCTCGCCGAGGGTCTTGGCCACCACCTCGGGTGTGCCGCCGTTACGCATGGCGCCGTCGAAGGCCAGCAGCACGACGTCGATCCACTCCACGAGGTCGCTTGGGTTTGCCTCGATCTCGGCGAGCTCCTTTCGGATGTGCGCCAACACGCCGGCGGTATTCTGACCCGGGCCGAACGTTGCCAGAGAGAACTCACGCTGAGCGGTGAGGTGGGCGATCAGATCGAAGAAAGGGGCAATGGCCTTATTCCCTCCGTAGGTTGCGAGATCATGCCCCAGTTGGTGGGCCTCGGCATCGCTGAGACGAGAGCCGGGCTTGCCGTTCGCCTGGTCAATAATGTCGAGCGTGTTCAGGTAGGCCATACGCACGATGAAGCGCAGGCGGGCGAGCTCCTTGAACTGATCCATGACATGTATCACCGCCGGCTCATTCTTGTCCCGATCGGCGACCAACTTCATGGCGGCCTCGGCCGGACCGGAGTTGACGCCCTGCTTGGCGGCGTCCCATGCGTTGCAAGCCGCCTGACCTTCGGCGGTGATGTCGGCACACTCGCGCAACGCATCCCCAGCCGAGAAAAGGGCGGCGATGTGGGCCTTGGCAAGTTGCTCCCGAGAGTAGGTCACGAGGCCCGGGTCTTCCATCGCCAAGGCACCCGCGAGTGCACGCTCGGCATCTGCCATAGCTTTACTGAAATGAGGCTTTGCCTCCGCCTGCACGCCCGATTGAGCACGGGCGACGTCGTAGCGGGCGATAGCTGCTTGGGTGTCGTCCTTGCTCAAGATTAAGCCGTGCGCATAGACCGACAATTGATCCCGCATCGCGTCCGCCGCCTCCTGCAACGTGCGCAGGCAGGCCTTGTCCATTTCGCGCATCTTGCGTTCGGCTTCAATTGCAGCACGGGCAGCGTCGTTGAAGCTCTGGAACTTCACAGACTCGGCCTCGGCCGTCGCGAGCTGGGCGCGGAGGGCGTCGCGTTCATTTTCGACTCCTTTGTAGAGGCCCGGCCACGAGGCAAGTTCAGCCCGCAGCCGTTTCAGCTCAGCGTCTTTGGCCACCGCACTTGCCCGTTCTTCCATGATGATGCGGTCACAGGACTTTCGGCCTTCAATCGCTGCCTTAAGTTCATCCTCCAAGTCTGAGATGCGTCTCAACTGAGCGTTGTAGCGTGAGAGCGAATCAACGTCGATGTGTGCCGCGAACGATTCGAGGTAGGCGAGACGTTCGAGCTTGGCCTTCAAGTCTTCGCCCAAACCGGCGGGCGTCTTGGCGAGGGCTTCAACCATACGCTCTTGGAGCGTGTTTAAATTCAGGTTGTCCGTTTCACGCTTGGTTGAATCCAGCACGAACTGCAGCGCCTTGTCCTTCTCCGTAACCAGCGCCAATCCGACATTCCGCTCATCGAGCACGCGCTTCACCGCGTCGGACAGGCTCTCGTGGATCGTCTTGCCGAGCGGCAGAGCAGCAATCTTCTGGGCTTCCTCGTTGCACCGAACGGCAAACTGGATTTCGCCGCGCTCCACACGGGTAGCGAAGGCCACGGCCCTTCTCTCACTTTCGAGTAGGCGATCAAACTCCTTGGTGATGCGATCCGGAATCGCGGCGAGGGTCTCTCCGATGCGGCGGTCAACCTCACGGTCGGGCTCGCTTAACTCTTCCCATGGTTTCAACCACGAGGGCTTCGGGTTGGGCTGTTCCTTCGCCCATCCAATCCACACAGCACGGACAAGCTTTCCGAGTTCTTCACGGTTGGGTGAACGCGGGGCCACGAAATCGAACAACCTAGGCGGAAAGACCGGCGGCATCGCTACATTGCAATGCGTGCGATGCGTGGGCCATTCCTCCACCGGCTTCAGCCGCATATCAGACCCCTTATCGTTCCAGTTTTTGCGCCAGCGAATGTGGCCACCGGCGTGAAGGGAGTAGGTGATCAGGCCAATCAGGCAGATGATAACAAGAGCCAGCGCCCATGCGCCGGCGGGTGTGATGAGTGCGATGTTCATTTCAGGTATTCGAGTTCGGGTTGGTTGACGGAAAGTAATTGGATGTCGGCGGCGATTCTCCCGCAGCGCTGGCATGGATCAGTGGTCTCGGCACATCCGTTGTGCCCGCACGGTTCGCCAGGCTTCAGGAAGCGGCGGACCGGCGCAGTTGCCACACGATGCCGAGCCCCGACCAGCGCCTCGCGCCAGTCGGCATCGGTGATCGTGCGGAACTCGCCTCGCTTCATCATGGGCGTGGAACTGGATAGAACCGAACCAACGGAGTGTTGGCCGCGACATAGAGCGGGTGGCGCGGGCTGCCGTCGCCGTTTGTGCCGAGGCAGAAAAGCGGGATGCCATCGAGCAGTTTAACCACATCCCAATACCGGTCTCTGTGGTAGCCATCAGCACCCCACGCGCAGATTACGAGAGAGCTGATCTTCGCGAGCGTCTGCAGCACCTCGTCGTTCTCCGGTCCGACGGGATCTGGCACCGCCATCATGTTCTTCGGCTGAGTATCACGCCACGCGAACAGGTTGGTCATGGCGAACGAGTGGCCGTCCTCCCGCCGGGTGAACACACGGATGCGGCGCAGCGTGGGATCGAGCTGGTTCTCGTCTGCCGTGCTGGGGTTGAGCCCAATCCACATGATGAACTTCGATCCGATCTGGATCTCGTCCACCTGATGGATGAGCGAGTAACGATACTGCCTGCACGGGGAGAATTTGCACTTGTTCATGATGGATTGCCGGGACCGTCGGCAGGTTCGATCGCTGCGAGTTCTGTGTTCACCTTGGCGAGGGCGGCCTCGAGCTTGACCTTGCGGCACTCAAGCGTGCGGCGACGGTCTGAAGGGTGATGGCGGAAGCAGTAGCCATCGCGCCGCGGTTTGAATGGGCACGGGTGATCCGTGGTCCCAGGAAATTGCCGCTCGTGAAACCACTTGTTCTGAATGCGGGCCTTGCAGCCACCTCCGGTGATTGGGTAGTCGCGTCTCATTTTTTGGAAATCACCTTCACCTCAACAGTGAGCAGTCCGGCCTTCAGCGGACCGAGCCGCCGGAACGCCGTCTTGCTGAGATCGACCACGCGGTTCAGATCGTTGCGCGGTCCGCGATCTGTCACAGTCACCACCACTTCACGGATGCCATGACGAATACGCAGCTTTGTGCCGAGCGGCCAACGGTTGCTGGCACAGGTCAAGGCCGACTGGGTGAAGCGCTCACCGTTGGCCATCACGCGGCCCTCGTGGCGATCGTGGTAGAACGAGGCGATCCCCACCACCGGCCGAGCCCGCAGGCTGACCGAGGTGAGGAGCAAGAGAACTGCGAGGATTAGGATGTATTTCATTTCGGGTATCTAGCCGGGGTTGGGTTCAGTCGTATGACTCTCGGTCACGCAGCCACGAATCGATGTCGTGGGCGCGGCCTTCGTATTGAAACACGCCATCCTTAAAGATGCGCTTGCAGCCGAATTGGCCGGGCTCGGTCGTGAAGCCGAGGGCGGCGAGCTTTTGATTCGTCGTCAGATCAGCGGCTTCGACGGCAAGCTGATCAACCGGTGACTCGTAAATAATGATAGTCCCAAGGCCTTCTCGGGAGTAGTGATCAGCCAGCACGCCGGCGGATAGATCGCCGGAGGACTCGCGAGCGCGTAGAGCTGCGAGGCTCAATCTGCGGCCTCCAGCTTGGCCTGCTCTTTGGCCATGAACTCCTGTGCCTCCGCGAGCTTCTGCTTGGCCAACTCGATTCCGGTGAGCGGGCGCTTGGCGATGTGTTTTGCGACGGCTTCGGCGGGCGTTGGCGCGTAAACGGAAACGTAATCACTACCAAACGTTTCGTAGGTGGTGAATTTTCGCCCTTCAGAGTGGGCGAGCATGCCCATATTGAAACCGGCAATTTTGGAAAGCTCGGCAAAGTATGCGGTCACCTGTTCGTGGGTGATGCCGGCGATAACGTCAGGGATGACGGGAATATTTGTGCTCATGATCGGATTCGTTTCGGGTTCGGGTATCTGACAGCTAACGACTACAAAGAAGGCATATCGCTTAATAAAAGTAAAGAGGTTATTTCAGGCTAGAACAATTTTCTCCGGCTCTTTCGTAGGGATCGCGATCTTTCGAGACTTCAAGTAATCAATCGCCAGCTGCTTCACGCGCTGCGGGTCGGTCTCCACGATGTCAGGATTCGATTCAACGCCTTCGTCCACGATGCCGACTGCCTGGGCGCTCTTGAGCCCGAGCACACTCGACATAGTCGGATCACTGCCGATGGGGGCCACAGGGAAGAACACCTGCACCGATGCCTTCTGGCCGTCGCGAGCTAGACGCCCCACGAGCTGGTGGTGAATAGCTGGGCTCCAATCGAGTTCACCGAACACGAGCACTGAGCACACGTCCTGCAGGCCGTTCATACCATCGCCGGACCGCAGGCTGATGACCATGAGATCCGTCCGGCCATCGATGAAGTCGCGCTTCGCCTTTTCCTTCTGCGTAGGGGATTCGTGGCCCGTGAAGAAGACGGGCTTCAGATCACGCAAACGATCCGCCCACACGTCATAGACGGCGCGGTGCCACCCGGCCAGCAGCACCTTCTCACCGGAGTCGATGAGCATGCGGACGAGTTCGGCAACGAACGGAGCTTTTGCCAGGCCGGTGGTCTGACGCATCTCCAAGTCGAACTTGCGGGCCGCTTGGCCGCGTTGCTCGAAGGTGCCGGTGAGGATCAGCCGTGCCAACTCATCGGCGGCGGACAGCCCTTTCTCGAACACGTTGCGGTCAAACTCCACGTCTTGAACGTAGCGGAGGATTGGCGGCAACTCGCGGCCCACGTCCTTGCGAGTCCGTCGAAGCATGAGCTTCTCGTTGCGCAGGAAGGCTCCGAGGGCCTCGGGCTGCTTTACTGTGAGCTTCCCGTAAATGTATTCGCCCCACTCGCGGGTGAACTCCTCTTTCGAGCCGAGGGCGTCCGGCGCGAGCAGGTTCATCACGTTCCAGACTTCGCCGCCGTAGTTGCACACCGGCGTTGCCGAGAGACCGAGCCGGAACGGCACCGTGCCATTGAGCATCTTCGCGGCTTTGTATTTCTGCGATTCCTCAATGCGCAACTCTTGGATCTCGTCGTAGATCACGGAGCCGATCTTGCCGGCGAAGTAGCCCCACCACGCGTCGAGCTTCGAATACGAAATAACGTAAACGTCGGCGATGGGCAGCTTGTAGGGCTTCCGGCTCTTTATGATGTGGACCCACGCGCCCGGGATAAAGCGTTTGATCTCGTCCTCCCACTGCTTCGGCAGATGCGCCTTCACGACGATCAGCGCCGGGAGCGTGCGCTTATCCGTCAACGTGGCGATCGCCGAGACGGTCTTTCCGAGGCCGACCTCGTCGGCAAGCAGCAGGTGACCCTGCTTGAGGTAGAGTGAAGCCGCCAATGCCTGATACTCGCGGGGTGGGAATGCCAGGCTGAAGGAACTTGGCGAGCCCGGTGCCGACATGATGGCGTCGAGTTCCGTCTGCTTCTGGCGATGGCCCGCCGCCGCAGTCGCGAGGTGTCGTGCGTCCACCGGCTCCAGTGTCATCGGGAATCGCACCAGCATCCATTCGAGGTCGTTGGCCACCTCGGGAGTGGCTACGATGCGCATCTCCGTCGCCACCTTCTGGTCGATGCGCGGGAAGATCCGCTTTAGGCGCATCGTGACGTCCGGCGTGGTGGTGATGACCCAGTGGCGCCGGACGGTGTCGAAACTGACTTTACCGTAGTTGCGCATGTTATCAGGCCGCCGGCGCGGAGAGCATTGGGAGCGAGTGGAGGCCAAGCTTGAGCGCGGTCCCGAAGTAGGCCGCAGCTTTCTTTTCGCCGAGTTCCTCAGCAGCTTCTTTTCCTGACTTGATCCACCCACGCATGCGGCCGACTTCGACGTTGAGCGCGAGCGCGAAATCTTGGTTTAACCGGATGTGTAGATTCCCATTCTGGAATGCTCGAACATCGAAGATGACCTTGGGCAATCCCTGTATGGTGCACATGAACTCGTGCCTTTCACCCGGGGACCAACAATTCTGTCGCCCTTGGTAGGTGAGGCGGTCGTCAGCGGTGTCGCAGTTGAAACCAAGGCAATGCGCGACGGTCAGGATGTCGCCAAGGAAGTCGGCTGCGGACTCAACGAGTTCGTGCCCACTAGAAAATTTGAGGCGGATGCCACCAACACGTGCGAGCACGATTCGATATTCGAGCGCGATATGCGACGGCGTCTCTTCATTGTAACGCCACCGGTCGTAGGTGAAAACCCGGGCGTTGGACTTGTAGTTACGGACGTTGGCCTTATCGACCATCGTGTCGAAGGTTTCGAGGATCTGCTCGTCCAAGTAGGTGTTGGCGTTCTTAAGCACCCAGACGAGGATGGCCGCGATGTTGTCCACGGTGAAATCCACGTGGGCGCTTTTATTGAGGCGGTTCAGGATGGCGTTGCGCTTCTTCGTGGTCAGCCGGTTCGTGATACTCTTCATGTGCCAGAAGAGCTCCTGCCAATAGGTGTTGCGCAGGCCGGCGAGACGGGACTTCAGGCATGCCGCGATCCGAACGGGAGAGACGTCGAATTCCTTCAGGAGTTGGACGTCGAGTTGTTTCACCACGTCGTAGTTACGGCGGATGTTATCAAGCTCCTGATCGTAGAGGTTCACGAGTCGTTGGGGAAGGTCAGCACCCACCACTAGGCTCGTGAACTTGGCGGCTCGCTGCTCGGCATCACGTTCCGCTGCGGCCTCGGGAGATTCAGTGTCACCCCGCCACTTCGCCTTCAGTTCGGCAAACTCCTGCTCAAAGAAGCGATCGAAGGCATCGTCCGTCTCATCGGACATTTCGATTCGGATCAGGTGAACCTTGGCGCGGGCGGCCCGGTCCTCCGCATCGTAGAAATCAAATCGTCCGATGATCTCAAAAGCCGCCTCGCGGAACTTCAACGAGTCGGCGAGCTCCACCGATTTTTCCCAACGCTCCGGGATGACCAAGTAAACAAGCCGAGAGGATGATTCACGGATGATCTTCCGTGCCCAGGCCTCAAACTCGGAGTAGGGCGGGTTGCAGAACGTGACTTCGACCTTCTTGTTCACTAAGCTCTGCTCGTGGAAGTCCGTGCCGACGATGAAAACGTCGTCCGGCAAACAGTCGCGCAGTATCGGGCTCTTTTCGATGGCGTAGAACTCGGAGAACTTCGCCTCCTTAAAGGCCTCCAAGACCTTCCCAGCGCCGGAGCCGATGTCCAAGACGGAGCCCAGATCGTGATACAATCGCCACTTCAACGTGCGCAGGTGGCTGATGTCGGCCATCATCTTCTCAATGATCTGCCGAGTGGTCGGGTAAAACTCAAAGTCCTGGCCGGACTCTTTCAGGTCGTTCAGTAGCGTAAGATTCATTTCGGGTTCGGATTCGGGTGTCTGACAAAAAACTAAATTTACTTATCTGGTTTATCTGGTCCGTCAGTTTTCCACCAATCAGCGTCGTTAGATCTTAAATGCTTTTTGATAGCATCGCCGATCTTCACAAAGAATCGGCCAATCTCGATGAACGCGTAGGCTATCGATAATAACGCGATCACCAGTGCGATGACTTTGATCTGGTCAAGATTCACAGCACGAGCCTCCACAGCTCGATCACGAAGACCGGCTTCTCGCGGAATGTCGCCGGTATCTGTCCATCACAGCGCATCGCGACGATGACTGCGCAGGCGGTGTCCGGGTGATCAAGGTAGCGCCCGCACTGCTGGAGCACAGCGATTCCGGCCGCGCCCTTCTTGGCTTCGATGAAGATGCCAGGCGTCACCAAGAAATCCAAACGATCGCGCTCGTTGAGGCGGTGCTCATGTTTGAACTCGCGCTTCATGGCCATGAGCGCCTCGGCGATGGCGATATGAATGCCGGACTCGGTCTGGACCGCACTGCGCTGACTGCGCAGCACGGCACCCAAAGCCGACTTCAACTCGGCCACGAACTTAGTGTATTGCTGAGCCATGGTCAGCGGCGAAGCCAAGAAATCAGCAGGACCACAAAGGCACCCAGAAGCGAACCGAGCACAATCTGGCCGAAAACTCTGCGGTCGCCAGCCTGCGTCTCCGGCTTCGTCTTTGGAAAAGGCGACTCAGCCATCAGGGCTACGGGCGGGTGACCGTTCATCATCAGATAAAGCCAAAGTCGGCCGGTGAATAAAAACCGAAGGCGATCGCGAAAGGGGAATTCCCAGCACGATACGGTGTGTGTGCTACAACGGAAGCACGGCAAGTCTCGGCATTGCTCTTCCGTGAGGTTTTCAGGCCGCTTGTAGGTGAAGTTTTTTTCAGGAAACACCACCGCTTTGGCATCCAGCTTCTTCGGGACAAGGGCCGCTATCAATTTTTTGATCAGTTTCATTTCAGGTTCGGGTTTCGGGTCTCTGACGGATGGGAGAATCTCCCTAGGTTGATTAAAGTAAAGAGGAATCGAATTACGAAAGGGCACAAAAAAAGCGCCTGCCGAAGCAGACGCTTAGAGTAATGGGCTGTTAAGACTTACTCTTTTTTCGAGAGCACAACACGAATCAACCGGCCATGGTTTTTGCCGATGCCATCGAACAAATTTTTGATGGATCCGATCACGATACCGTCTTCGCCATAGTCAAAACGGCTCGGAGCACCTGTGATCTTATCTAAATTGTCCTCGTTCACGCGAACCTCGAAAATCGTCGTGTTTCCGATGTCGGTGCGGATGACCTTTGCGGAGTCAGGGCGATCCATGAACATCTCCACGGTCTTTTTCAGGAGGGCTTCGACCGGGGCCATATCCTTCGGCTGACTGAAAGACAGCGCCTTGGCGCCGCCAGTGACGTTCCGCGGGCCGCTCTCGTCTATACTGATATGGCTCTCTCGGTTGATCTGTTTCGCCAGGTTGCCAATGATCGCTTCCAGCGCCCGGAAATGCTTACCTTTGGCACCGATCACACGAGGAATGTCGTCCGGTGCGGTCTTTATGATAAAAGCCACGAGCGGGCCATGGACAGATTGTGTGATTGAGACCTCCTTTGGTTTAACGACAACGCCCCGAACAAGGGAGAGGAGCATGTCGTTCAAATATGCAATAAGGTGATCGGTTTCGTGTATCGCGTTCATTTCGGTTTCGCTTTCAGTTAAAACGGTCTGACGACAAATCGCTAAACTGCTTGCGAATGCATGTCAAACCATAGGCTTTCCCGTAGTTTTCATACGGGAAAGCACGGTGATTTTAACCGCTCTTGAGGTTGAATGTAACCTGACGCAAATCTTCCTGCGTCTCGGCGCTCTCGGAGTATTTACGAGCGAAACCCATTTTCACTTTCGTGCTCATGAGGTTCAGGTTCGTGTGGTCGATTTCCACTTTGAAGGAGATACCGACCTTCGCAGCCTTCTCGCCGTCGGTGCCACCAGCGGCCTCGGCCGTGCGGCAGATTTCCTTCCAGCGGTTGGCCAGCTGCAAGGCGACTTGGGAAACCACGAAGTCGGTGGTCGCGAGAAAGTTTTTCAACTCGGTCTCGGAGCATCCGGTGATCGTGGAAGCGACGGAGTCGACGCACTGCTGCACTTCACCATTGAGGCGAGGCGGCGCGACCGGTTCGTTGCTCGATTCTTGTTCACCGGCTGGCTGCTCGCCAGCGGGAAACTGTTCAACGACGGCGCCCGTGGGTTGGCCTTCGTGCTGCTGTTCGGTGCCGTGGTCTTCCGCCGCGGCAGCTGACGTTCTCTTTTTCATATTCGGATTCGTTTCGGGTTATCAGTTCGGGTTTCTAACGGGTAAGGAACTTCCTCACCAAATTCTGCAGGAGCGCGGACTTTGTCACTTCCTCGCCATCGGTTGTCGAGCTTACGATCTTTGCTTTTTCGGACACGATCGCCCAGAGGTCGTCGTCGATTGTGCCAGGTGCGAGAAAGTAGTAAGCGTTGACGCAATCCTTCTGGCCGATGCGGTGCAGTCGGTCGATGGCCTGCTGGTGTTTCGTGTGGGTCCACATGAGTTCGGCGATGCCGATGTGCGAGCAGACACCTTGTAGACCATTGATGCCGAAACCGGCCGCGATGATCGAGCCTATGAACACGCGGCAGCGCTCATCCTTCGCGAACTTCTGGACCTCAGCGCCAACGTCTTTGCAGCCACCGAGCACGACGGCAGGACTCCATTTCTGCAGGCCCTTCACCAGAGCGGCCTGCACCTCCGGGTGATAGGCGTAGATGACAAACTTCTCGCCGGATTCGAGGAACGTGTCGATCCACTCGATGATCCACTCGACCTTGCCGCGACCGGCGGCGGCCCGGAGCATTCCAATCTTGATCATCGCCATAGCCGAGGCCTGCCCATCTGTGAGCAGCGTGCCTTGATTCTGCATTACGACTGCTTTCGCGTCCTGCTCGATGCGGTCATACTCACCGCGATTGGTGAGTTCGCATTCGTAGATGGATTCGATCTTGTCCGGAAGCTCCTTGAGCACGTCCATCTTCTTACGACGGATGTAGCAAAGCTGGGTCAGTCGGCCATGCAGCTCCTTCGTGTTCGTGGCGCCGGTCATCTTCATGCCGAACTGGCCGCGCACGTATCCGCAGTAACGCACCATGAATTTATATTCGTTCTCGAAGTGGTGCATCAGGCCGAAGAAATTCAATGGTGCCAGCCACTCGGACGGATCATTCTCCACCGGGGTGCCGGACATGATGAAGCGCACCTTTGGATCACACAGTTGAGCGATCGCCGTTGCGGCCATCGACCGACGTGACTCTCTGCGCTTGATGAAGTGGCCTTCGTCGCAGGCGATACCGACCACCTTATTGAAGGTGGGGAAAAAGTATTTCTTCGTGTCCGCCGCAGCCTCCTTGCGCTCCTTGGCCTTCGGTGAGGCGAGCATGAAGTTCACGTAGTTGTGCACCTCGGAGTAGCCCATGATCGTGATCTCGGCCAAGTCATTGGCTCGGACACTGGCCTTCCGGTGCGGAAGCCATTTGCGGCACTCAACCAGCCAGTTCTGCTTGAGCTTCACCGGGCACAGGATCAGCGCCGGGAATGCCTGGGACATCTCAAGCGCGGCCAGCGTTTGGAGTGACTTACCAAGGCCCATGTCGTCGCCATTGTAGGCCCGCAGCTTATCGACCATGAAGCGGACGCCGACCTTCTGGTAATTCTTGAGCGCCTGCACCAGATGAGGGGCCGAGGGGATCTCGATTTCAACCTGCTCCTCGCTGGACGCCTGATCCTTCGCCGCGGCAGCCGCGATGCGCTTCATGTCCTCGCTCAACCGGGTGCGAGCGTCCTTGGTCGGGGTAATGCCCCAGCCGACGAGCTTGGTCAGGCACTTCGCCGCATCGTCGCCAGGCTGGATGTTCCACGAGTATCGGCGGGCGTCGTAAGACTTCTGGCTGAGCTTCTTCACGAGCTCCACGCACATCAGGTATTCCTGACGTTCCTTCTGCATGTAACCGGCGTCGAAAGTCAGCGTGAACTCGCCGCCGACGAAGAAGAGAACACCCTTGCGGATGTTTTGTGAGACTTCGGCAGTCAGGCTCATCCGGATACCTCCGATGACAGGATCTCTTGGCGAAACCACTTGCCTTGCTCTTTCCACACGAGGCGGAACTTGGCCCAATCGTGCTGACTGGCGGCGATCTTCAGGAACTCAAAACCACCCCGGAACGAGTGCGGACCCTTCACTTCAACGAACAGATTCAAGTGAGGTATGTAAAAGTCTGGTTTATACCAGTCCCCATTTGAGATCCAAAGGCGGACCTTCTGCGCGATCACGACCTTGCCGGCAAACTCGACGCGCAGCATGTCCTGATACGCCAGCTCCAGCTTGTTCATCTTTTGCCGGGACTGGCGCACGCGGCGCTCGCTCGGCTTGGCCTCCACCTCTTTCGGGAGCATTGACGTGAGCGCCCGTGGTGCCCGCTGGGCAGCCAGCTGGGCCTGCACCTGCGGCATATACCTCGGGTGGATCTTGGAAAGGATGTCGTCTCGACGTGGCATGGTCAGCCGAAGAGACGGGTTTGAACTTCGACCGGAGCCGCCTTGATGCGCTTCTCGCGCTCTTGGAACGACTGGCTCTTCATGTTGAGCAGTTCGGTGAGGTGGCGGACCTGCTCCTTGAGCTGAACATTCTCCTCTGTCAGCGTCTTGAGCAATGCCCGGCGCGGGGCAGCATTGTTGGCCTCTGCCTCGGTGCAGATCGGGCGGGAGTTGGTCGCCTCGTAGAAGATTGTCGACCGGCGCGTGACCGGGCACGCCTGCTGGCCGATGCTCCGGATCAGGCCCATGCGTTCAAGCGTGGCGAAGCGCGGGCTGATCGAATACTTTTCGAGGCCGACGATGCCGGTTTTTCGGACGATTGCCTGGTGAGCCATCGTCTGGTTCATCGGGCCGGACTCGAGCACGACCTCCAACACCTCTTCGACGCGCCTGGAGATCAGGCCGTTTTCAACGCAGTAGGTGTAGGCCTCGCGGGATGTTTGGAATTTTTCTGAGTTCATTTCGGGTTCGGGTGTCTTTCTAAAATTGGGTTATCGCTTCCGCAGCGGACGGCCCCGCCGCCAGTGCTCGCGCTGGGGTTCATACTTCACCGGCATCATGACTTTCGGCGGCTCGTAGTTGGTCGCGGCTTGAAGAATCATGGTTTCAATCGGGGGTTTTGGCGCCTCGGGGTCATCCATGATTACGACGTCAGCCTTCAGTCCTTTGATGGCCTTTAGATCCTCGTGACGTTCGCCCTTTGTCTCGATTTTGATCACTTCATGACCGGCCGCGAGACAGGCGACAGCGAGACGATGGGCAATCAAACTGCCGCCGATAATGCCGACCATCAGGTGTGTCTTTCTGTTCATTCAGCGGCGCGGAGTGCGCGGACTTCTTCGGTTGAGACGTCGATGATCCAGCCGTTGGCGCGAGCCCAAGACATGTGCTCTTTGATGTAGTTGTGGTGATTCCGGCACAGGCTTGAGAAATACTTTTTGCAGTAGAGCAGGGGGCCGTTCCGTCCGGCCTTGTGGTGAAGATCAATCACATCGCCGCGAAGGATGCTGCGAGAGCACCTAGGCATTTCGCACCGTGGGTGCTCTCGCTGGTATTCCGCCTTCGCGACACGGTAGCGGGCATCGTCGTCGGCTTTCTTCGGACTGCGTGATTTGATTGGCTTGCCCGCCCTTTTCAGGGGAGTGCGCCGGAGCGGGGTTCGCTTCACGAGAGACGAATCGGCATGATGACCGACAGAAGGTCTCCAATGATGAGGACCATCGGTGAGATGGTGTCAGTGATCTTAAGCGTGACGTGCTCGTCGTTGGTGGCCTGCAACGCTTCGATCACGAAATACGGGTTGATCGCGAGTTCCGACTCGACGTTCTTCATGTTCTCGCACGCTACGTCTTCGTTCGCATCACCATACTCGGGTGAAGACGCCGACAACGTGAGCGTCGTTCCTTTCAGAGCGAGCTTCACTGACTTGTTCTTGTCGGACAGCGAGAGTGACACGCGGCGGAATGCCTGGGCGAGATCATCACGCTTCAGCTTGATCGTGTTGTCCGCATAGCCAGCTGGGATAACCTGCTTGTAGTTCGGGTAGGCACCATCGACCACTTTGGAATACATCGTGATGTCGCCTTCTTCGCGATCGATCTCAAAGCTGACACAGCGACCAGCCAACGTGAGCGCGACGTTTTTACCGGAGCCGAGCAGCGGCTCCAGTTTCGCTACGGAGCTGGCCGGCAAGATCAGGCTGGCCGTTGACTCGGACTCAGCCTTGACCGAGTTGAGATGCAACCGGCGACCGTCCGTGGCCACGAAGTTCATGGCATTCTTCTGCTGGGAAATAAACATGCCGTTCAGTATGTAGCGGGAAGCATCGTCCGACTGAGCGGGGCTGACCGACTGGATGCGAGAAAGCAGCGATTCCTGCGAGAACTCGATGCGCTTCACTTCGCCACTGATCTCCGGTGCCGGCGGGAACTCACTCGCGGCGATCGCATGCAGCGAAAACTTGCTGGAGCCAGACTCGATCTTGATCTGGTTTTTGATCTTGGTGAGCGTGACATTTTCGCTGGGCAGGGCGCGAATGATCGAGGTGAAGATTGAGCTGCTCACGCACAGCTCGCCCGACTCTTCAACGGGCGCAGCCATCGAGGTTTCGATGCGCACATCGAGGTTGGTGCAGGCCATGCTCACGCGCTGGCGTTCCTTTGAGAAACTCAGCATGACGCAGGAGAGCACGGGAATGGTGGCCTTGCCGCCAGGGCCGGCACGAGTGACAATGGCAAGAGCGCTGGAAAACGCTCTGATGTTCAGGGATGCTTTCATTTCAGGTATTATTTCGGGTTCGAGTATCTAACGAAAACGTGGGCCTACTCCTTTGGGAATAGGCGCTTCTTTAGGTGATATAGTAGGACTTGGTCGGCACGGCGGATGTGCTTACATTTCGCCTGGGCGCTGTGCGGCTTGATGACGCGCCGGGCGAGCAACGGCTGAATGCGCATCTGGAAGTGCGGACAACTACACTCGCCGGAGAACTGCCATGATGTGAGGTCAACCGTGTGGTAAATGTTCGGGCCTTCGGAGCTTTGGAAGTGCCAGCGCGTCCAGTCATCGGAGATGACTTTGAGAATTCCGCATGCGGCTGCAGCACGCTCGTTCTCTGAGATTTCAGGCATAAATTCATTTCGGATTCGGGTTCGGGTGTCTGACGTGGTTTAGAGACCACGAAGAATTATTAATGTAAAGAGTTTATTTTCAGAAAGGCGCGTCTTCATCGATCGGTTCTTCGGTAGCGACGAGTTCTGGCGCCTCCGGGATTGGCTCTCCGGCAATAAACGAGTGTCCTCTCAGGCGATGATGACCGAAATACTGCTTCGATTCCTTGATATACCAGAGGTCGATTGTCGGTTCATCACCATCGTCGTTCTTCTGCTTTCCGATAATCAGCTGGGTGTCGGGTTTCGCCCGGCGCTTGGCAGCGATCTTGGACTCCTCGTCCTTCATTTTGATCATCTGCTCGATCTCCTTTTCCTTTTTCTTGTTTCGGTAAACGAGCATGACGTTGTGCGCCTGGTCCGTGATTTCTCCAGACCCCTTTACGTCCATTTTATTCACGACCTCGTCTTCGCTCTTCAGCTTGCGCGGGTGTGCGATCAGAAAAACGTGAACGTCGCAGTCGCGGACAAAATCCGAGATCGCGTTGAGCACGAGGCCCTGCGCATCAAAGTCGTCACCAGCGATGCCGAGCTTCATGAAGGAATCGATCACGAAGAATCGCACGCCATGCCGCCGGTAGGCATAGCGGAATGTCGCGAGCACGTCCCGCCAATCGACCTTGCCGACCTTGTCGTAGAACCAAAATCCGCCGGCGAACCAGTCCTTCGCCGATTCAACGACGTGCCTCTCTGGCGTATTGGTGCCCAGTGCCTGGCGCACCATGAATTGGAGTGTCTGCGTTGTCGGCACCTCGAATGAGCCGATGCAGCTCGGGTATCCAAGCTTCCGCAGATGAATCAAGATGAACTCGATCAGCGTCGTCTTGCCGCTGGAGTTTATTCCCGTCACGAGCGTCCACTCGTTCCAACGGAGGTGGAACGGGTAATTTCCGAAGGGTAGGGGTATGCCTTTTTTAGCATTGGCATCCTGCGTGAACATGCGATCGACGACTGCTTGCCAGAAGTCGCCAGCGTTACGAAGCGCCTCCGGGTCCATGGTCTTGGCCTCGTTGAAAGCCTTCACCAACTCCGCACCGCGGCCTGCCTGCTGAAGGGCGTTCGCGTCCTTCTCCGGCAGGTTGACGACGAAGCACACCTCGCGGCCCAGACGTTTGATGATAGACGCACACGCCTTCCGGCCCGCTTCGTCCATATCGAAGCTCAGATAGACGCGCTCGAACCGCTGCAGGAACTCCCAGTCCAAATCAATCCACTCGTCATTCGGGTCGCGTCCATCCTTGCCTTCCCACTTGGCGCCGAACGGCACCGATGTGCAGCACAGGCCGGGGATGCGCATCGACTTCCAGCTCATGGCGTCGATCTCGCCCTCCGAGATGAGCAGGTAGCGATCTGTAGGCTGCACCGTGTGTTTGCCGAACAAAACCTTGGGCGTGTCCTTCGATGTCCACGGAATCTTCTTCCCGTTCTCGTCGCGCTCTAGCTTCAGATATTTGATCATCTGAGCCGCGTGCTCGGGACCGTGCTCGGAGAGGAACGGGAACACGATCGCTTCGACGTCGGCCAACATCGAGATGCGGTAGAGTTCGAGGATTTCCCTCGGGATGCAGCGCTCGGCCGTCAGGTAGAACTCCACCTTGTTTGCGAGCCAGGTGATCCCCTTTTTAGAAGGCTTCGAGTAGGTCTTCTCGCGGGCGGCGCGGATCGAAGTCGAGTTGGTCACGCCTTGGCCTTCGAGCCACTGACGCGCCTCAGCCAAGGCCATCTGGAAGGGCAGGCTCTTAGCCTGCACCCAGAGTTCGAGGAGGTTGGATCCGCCGATGTCGCCAGAGAAGTCGCGCCAGATACCGGCCTTGTCGCCGCGGAGGACGACCTTCAGTGATTGACCAGCGCCTCCGCCGATGTCGCCGCACACCCATTCGCCGCCGGATATTTTTCCGCCAGGCAGCAGCAATGAGCACACATTTTCGGCGCGATCGGCCAAGGCCTTCTTCAGTTGTTGGAGTTCCATTTCAGTTCGGGTTCGTTTCGGGTTTGGGTGTCTGATCAGCAGAGCGAGCGTATGCGGCCTATCTCTATCGCCGCGGCAAGAGGTAGGCCGGGCTTTCCTTTCGAGTTGAAGGTGGTCGCGGCGCCTATGCCGACGAGACCGCAACGCCGGGCGTGCCGATAGGAGAAGCGTGAGAGGAACACGTGCAGATGCACGCGGATGATCATGAGTTGTTTTTTCATTTCTGGTTGGTTTTTGGGTTCAGGTCTCTGGCAAATAGAGGTGGGCTGCTTCTGCTACCAATCTATGTCGATGGTGTATTCTCCCGCATCGAGCAGGCCCTTCGCGTGCAGGTCGTTCGCCACCATTTGCACGTCGGGGTAGAAGTTACGGTCCCACCACAGCGACAGACAGTAGTCTTCCTGCCGTCCGGGCAGCTTTTGCTTTGGGTCTCTCGCGAGCCATGCCGCAAAGCTCACGCCGCGTTCGGAATGGTTCACGACTTCGGGCACGGACCCGCGCTCGTAGTCATCAGCCGGAGCAGGCACACGCAGGCGGAAGACTCCGCGAGGCTTGCACCCGTCCTGCTGCTGAAATGAGTATTCTCGCCCATAGGTTTTCTTCTCGAGCGCATCCCATTCGGATACGTCGATCACTTGTTCTGTTCGTATTTTCATTGGTGATTAGGAGGTTGGATCAACCTTTGTAGTCGATGACCACGGGCATGCCGTTTGGGTGGGTGTCGCAGACCTTGTAGCGCGGCTCGCCCTCGTAGATCTCGGCGAGGTTCACCTCGAACGGCGTCGAGCCCCCCGGGGCCATTACCTTCGTCATCTTCGGCGCTGTAGCCTTGGCTTGAACTTCCAGCACGAACGCCATCGCATCGGTGGAGTAGCCGCCATCCATGATCACGTCAGCGCGGCACTCGTTCTTCGCATTGCGGCCAAAAATCCAGCCCCACGAGTAGGGCTTGCCGTCCTGACCCTTGTGACCATTGCGGGCCATCAAGTAGTCGGAGGCGCGGACCTTTTGGGCCAGCAGCTCGAAGCAGCCGACCGTCTTGTTGTGCTTCCGCCAAAAGTTCTTCATCGCCACGTCGCGCCTGTCCCCCTTCGTGGGCATCTTCACCTCCGGCACGATCCGCGCCAGTGCGCCCATCACCTGCCGCCATGGAAAGTCTTTCCCCTTCGGGTCATCTTCTGACACGAGCGCGAGGTCGGCGGGGGGAACCCTGCTGGCGGTCTCTGACGCACGCGCCTGTCGTTCCTCTTCCATCGCCGCAAGGTCGCCAGCATCAATGCCAGTCTCCTCACCATCACAAACGCCGACGGCTTCAGCCGGCGGGTTTAATCCTTTAGGATTAAACGTAGTATCTGCCTCTGCTTCTGCCTCTGCTTGTGTTGACGTAGTTGACAGATTCGTAGTTGTAGCCGGAAGCAACGCATTGGACTTCGTAAGTTGATCAATCAATGCGAGGACTTCGGGTGTCTTCCTGAACCAGTCTCCCTGTATGCGATGAACCGAAATGCATTCCTTTACAGCGACTACCTTACTTTCATTCCCTTCTATTATGGCCAGAATCTCAGCGTTCGCGTGTGCTTTCTTCGTTTCACTTAGGCGAGCCCAAGGATTAACACTGAAGCCAATTTTTACGCATCCGTTCGCAGCTACGAAAAACAAGTAGCCGTCTCGTAGTTTTGTCGTAGTTGGCTTCGTAGCTACGCTCGTAGCGACCTTGGCGCGGTGCTCAGCCTGCTTCACGCGGAGGTATTCACGCCGAGCCTCGGTGTCCTGCTTGTCTCGATATTTCGCGTAATTGGTCAGCGCCCAGCCCCCGTCGATTTTGTATATGCGTCGGCCATCGTTCTCCGGTGACCTGGAGAACTGATCGGGCGATTCGAGGGTGGCGATCGCATCAATCGTTTCCTGCATGCTCAGGCGGGCACGGTCGGCCAGGCCCGGGATTGATGCCTCGATGACGCCGTCTTTGTCCGCCATCGCCAGCAGGGTGATGAACAGGATGCGCGTGGGGTTCGCCTCGCGCCAGATCGTCGAGTCGAGGATGCTGGAATGCAGCTTGGTGAATCCGCTCACAGGGATGCCTCCAGCTTCGGGATTAAATCTTTCACATCTTCGATGTGTTGAGCCGTAAGCCTGAACCACTCGCCACGGACACGTAGGTCTGCAAAGTGCAGGTGAAGCATTTCTTCAACACGCGAGTCTGTTTTCTGCACGAAAATCAATTCGATCTCAGGCTCCTCTGATTGAAGCGTTTTCTCGCGAAACTCTGGATGGTCCGAGATGCCGATTTTCACGTAACCATTACGAGCGTTACGCATCATGTATAATTTGGTGCGACGAAAGTTAGGAGCTTTTGTCGGAATAACGGAACTGACGCTTACCATTTCCGATTCCTGCTCCAGCCGGTTGTTCTGGTTGTAGCTTAATACGGCATCATCGCTCAAAGAGAGTGTGTTTTTAGCTGCCTGAAGGAACGTCTCTACGATTTCCCGTGACGGGACGTAGTAGAGGCCGTCAAACAGGAAGAAATTCCCATTATCGTCTTTTTCAGCGCGGAGAAAAACGGGACGTGGTTTTCTGTGAATTGTAATTCCAACTGTGCTTTTGTCGCTCATTTCGGGTTCGGGTATCGGGTTTATCGGATCTCTTGCACGTGGTCTTCGGTGACGAAGGCCTGAACGGCGCGACCGCTCGCGCCGATGATGGTCACTTTGTATTCGGGGATGAGTCCCCGCTTAGTGAAGCCCAACCACTGCTGGTCGATGACCTCGCCGCGCTCTGTGGTCACCTTGCCGCCTTTTCGGCGCAGGTCGAAGGTGACGAACATGCCGACAAACTTGAAAGGGTAGGGCTCTTTGCCGGGCACAATCTGAGAAGGTTCCGCCGTCCCAGTTGGCTGCGTCATTTCGTTTCGGGTGTTCATTTCGGGTTCGTTTCGGGTAGGACAAGACTTCGGATTCGGTTCGGTTCATTTCATTTCGGGTTCGGGTGCCGGAACGGCGGAAGGGGGTGGCAGACGTAGCAACGCCTGCGCAAATGCGATCCAAAGACGAACCATGCCTGTTCACCGGGCTATGTTTGAGACCGCTAGGGTCCACCAATTTGGACAAGAAAAGCCTCGGTTTAACCACCGGGGCTTTTTTGTGCCCATCGCCTAGGCAGGGTGGGTAGCAGCCGAGGTAACGAGGCTGTGGAAGTTCTTATGCCTCAA